GGGGGAGCTGCCGCGGCGGCGCCATCCGCAGGCGGGGTAGGCGGAGGCGGAGCATCGGCGGGGGGAACCGGCGCCGGGGTGGGCGGCGGAGGGGGCGCAGCAGCCTCGGGCGGGGGGGCCTGGGACGGCTGGGGGGGAGCGGCGGTGGTGGCAGCCTCCTCGCCGGGGGTGTTGTCCACCGCGTACTTCCAGTTGGCATCGTTGAAGGGGATGCGGGTCCGGATGTAGTTGTTGGTCCCGTCCTTGCTGACGGTGAGGTAGGCGATGTACTTACGCCCGACCAGGACCTCGTTGTCCGCCGCAGAGCCAGCCTCAGCCAGCTGGGTCAGGTAGTCACGGCAGGCTTCCTCACCGCCCAGGCACGCCTCCCAGATCTGCTTGTAGGCGGCCTTGTCTCGGGCCATGCGCTCCTTCTGCTTGGGGGTGGCCTTGTCCAGGGTAGCCAGGTCACCGTTGCCGATCATGTCGGAGAACGGACGGTCCTCGCGACTGGTGTCGGCGCCGGGGCCCATCTGGATCTCGGTGGCGAAGCGGGTGTAGGAGCCGGGACCATTCTTGTAGCCCCCACCCCCGATCTCAGTGACCTTCAGCAGGTAGAAGCCCTCGGGGTGGGCAACGAAACCAGCGGACGAAGTGCCCAGGAATTCGTTGATGTCAAACGGCAGTGCATTCTTGTTCATGGTGGTGTCCTCCTTGTCGACAGTTGGACGGTTTAAAAAGAAGCTATCCTACCCGTTGAGCGACGGGATAGGCAGCGCGATGTGCTCATAGATGCGGTTGTAGACTGCCCGGAAGGTCGGGGTTGTTCCCAGCTCCGGATCTGTGAGCTTGCCTTCCGGGAAGGCAAAAGCGAATCGATGTCCGACGGAACCGACGGAGTACTTGTCGGGCATCGTATAGAAGACGCGAGAGGTTTCCATGCGTTTGTCAGCAGAGCTGGCATCAGTACTGGTCTGGTACACCGGGGTAGCCTGGATGACAAGATCGGCCGCCGCGGGGGTGGCCCAAACACTCTGGCCATCAAGAGCCAGCTTCACCTTGTCCAAAAGTAGATTGCCGCGGCCATCCTCTTTGAGGATCTGCTTCTCGTGGCCGATGATGATCCGGTTGACAGGAAAAGAGTTCATCTTCTCCATCAGCGCCTGATGAAAATTCTTGAGGAGGCCATAGTCCTGCTTCTGGAACAGCACACCACCCTGGTCTCTCATCTGCTCGGCCCATCGCTCTCCGGGGCTCTTGCCGTCGCCTCCTCCAGAGGACTTGAGGAGTTTCTTGAGGTCGGCAGGTACAGCAACCTTGTCCTGGACCAGGGCCAGCCGGTAGGCCTGCAGATCGGTATACCAAAGCCTCTCGAGAAAGCCGATGGAGTCGAGGACCACGGTGGCTACACCCCATGCCCGCCAGTTCTTCTCGATCATGTCGAGGGCATCCTGCAGGCAGTGATGAGGCTCGTACTTGGAGATGTTGGCCGAGTCGTTGCTGTGCCCCGAGAAGTAGATGTCGAAGCGGGGGGGAGCCTCCTGGTTGAACACCGGCGGAATCGACAGGTCCTTGCACCGACTAATCAGGTGAGCAGCCACCTGAGGGTAGGTATCCAGGGCGGCATTACCCCCCTCGGCCACGATGTTCAGGAAGATAGGCGCCGGCCACATACAGGCCCATGTACTCTTGCCCGACTTCGGGGCACCAAACACCAACGTCGAGGTCTTTTTGGTCACTTCGTTCCCTACGCCGACGGTCCGCTGCGGCGCTCGGGCCGAGTAGCTAATGACGGCTGGCTGTTCCTGGTCACTCATGAGAGTCTCCTTGATGCAAAGTCGGACCGCTTCAGGATGTTGAGCAGATCGGTGAGCTGCTTGTGCTCCCGGCCGATCAGGTCGCCAGCGATGGCTTCCTCAGGCCCAACCCCGAGGACATCCTCAGAGTCCCGCTCTTTGGCCTGGATGCGCTCCAGGATCCGCTCGTCGACGGGATTGTTCTGGAGGAAGAGGTAGATGGCCTCTTTCTCCTTGACGAAGTCCCCCTCGGCCAGCATACGTCCCTCGACCTGAAGGTTCGGGTCGGGGTTCCAGTCGGGGGTGACGATGAGGCAGCCTGTAGCGACCTGTAGGGAGTGGTTGGACACCCCGATGCTGGCCCTGGTTGCGACGAGGACAGCCCTGCGGGACTTGTATGTGCCCAGCTCTTCGCACAGTGCCCAGCGTCGGGCTACAGGCATGGCACCGGTGACTGGCCCTATAACAGGCATCCCTGGACGGAGCCGCTGCAGCTCCTTACAGATGAGGGCTGCTGATGGACGCCGCTCGGTGAACACGACGAAGGTCTTGTGTGTTTTGAGAGCTTGCAGGGTAGCCTCAGCTGCATGCTGGACCTTGATCTCAGCCATCGCAGAGAGTGTATGGGTCAGGGCCACCAACTTGGCCGGATAGGTTCGGGCGGCGCGCTTCTGATCGGCGGTGCCGTCGAACTTGATCCGAGGGCCACCGGGTATCTGGAGCCACAGAGCCTTGGGCTGTTTCGCCTTACGGGCTTTGGCTGCCTTACGGCCGGCGGACAGAATAGCATCCTGCAGGGCGCCTCGCTCTGGGCCAGTCAGTTGAACCCAGTGTCCTGACCTCTGGACCCGGGTGCCCCCGTGGCTGGCCGCGGTCCCCCGACTCACCTTGAGGACGAAGGGGTCGAGTCGGTGACGTAACTCAGAGGACTTCTGAGGCTTGCCCATGGTCCAGTAGACCTGACCGCCGCGGGTCTTTTGTTGCTCCATCCCACAGTAGCGGGGGCCGAACATGTCTCCGATCCAGTCGCCCCACTGCCCGGGCTGCATGATGTCGAGCTGCATCCACAGGTTGTGTCGGCCGGACCGGATGGGAGTGGCTGTCAAGAGCAGGCGCCGGGTCACTGAGGCCATTCCAGATAGGGCGCGCGTGGCCCCCGACCGGACGGCGGCCGGATTGGCGCAGGCATGAGATTCATCGATGATCAGGTTGACGGGACAGCCTCGACCCTGCCTGCGGATGAGAGGACCGACCTGCTCCAGGATATCGTAGTGGGCAAACCTGATGAGCTCATCCTTTTTGATGTCACCCTCTGAGACGTGTGCAACCTTCAGGCCGAAGTACCGGGCAGGGTCCCCCTTGGGCGAGCACCAGGTCTCGGCCGCTTGTAGGGGGCCCAAGATCAGGGTGGGCTCATCGAGGGCACCCATACGATGGTATGCCTGTAAGGAGACGGGGGTCTTCCCCAGGCCAGGGGCCGCGGCGTACAGACAGCCGTTGGCATCGAAGCCATAGTTGGCCAAACCGAAGCTAGAGAGAGCACGACGGATGAAGGTGACAGCTCGCCGTTGGTAGGACCTGAACTCGAGGCAGCCGCGGGGTGTTGTAGGAGAAGCATCCTCAGGATACTGTAGGATCTTGTCCGCGCCGGCTGCCCCATCTTGGCTCTGAGGGAGCTGGAGAGCCAGATCGGAGAGGAGGAGCTTGTCGGCCTCTCCTCCATTGTGCGATGCAGCAAGCCGCCAGGGCCCTGCGATGTTGACTGTGTTTTGCACTGACGGACAAGGTGTCATACGGCAAACCACCTGTCAACACCCTTTCTGAGAAAAGTCTCCGCTAACTGTCCGGAATTGTAGGTCCGCTCAGGGGGTACTGGAAATTCCCTTGACTTTCTGGGCGTTTGTTCTAACCTATGAATCTCAGTAGTGACCGGGAGGTAATGTAACAAATGCCAAGGAAAATTGCAGACTTAGAGGTCTATTCAACTATCGAAGCAGTGCAAGCCGAAGAGCCCCCCGAGGGGAGGTGGATAGCCAAGCCCATCATCCCTACTGTAGGGAAGTTCCTCGTCTATGGGGACCCCAACGATTACAAGACGTTCACCATGTTTGACTTCCTGTTGGCCTACGCCAGCAACGGGACCTACTTTGGGGGGCTCCCCGTCGAGAAGGCAGGGACAGCTCTGTTTATCACGGCCGAAGGGGATATCTACGACACAGGTGCTCGGCTCCGGATGCTCATGCGGGGCCACAAGGACAAGGACCCCAACAACGTCGACCTCTACATGATCCATGATTCCATCCACCTCAACACCCCGCGGGGCCTGCAGCAATTCAACGATCTGCTCGTGGAGCTGGAGCCTGGTCTGGTCTTGTTCGACCCACTCCGGCATTTCATCCCCGGGGTCGACGAAAATGATGCCACTCAGATGGGGCTCTTTTGCGAGAACATGAACGGCTTCATTCGCAGCTATCGCTTCAGCCTGGGGTTCATCCACCATGCCAGTAAGAAAGGGAAGCCCCGCGGTTCCTCCGTCCTCGAGGGGTGGGTCGACTCCATGCTGCAGTTCGTCTGTGAGCGGGGTATTGAGCTCCATGATACAGAGCAGCTGTTCGACGTGATCACTGTGCGGCAGAAGAAAGCTCGTAATGCCAAATACTCTCCTGACACCCTGCTGGTACCCGTCTTCGATAACTCCGATGAGCCTACCGAGACCGTCTACTACGCCATGCTTGAGGGGATGAGGGAAGGTGACAGCCCCGCCACTGTAGAGGCCGCACAGCGGGTCTTGGCCTGGCACAAACGCCGCGGCCTGGCTGAGATGGATATGCCCTTTTCAGTTAACCAGGCCGTCCAATCCATCAAAGGGGGTCGCCCCAACAAGATCAAGGCTGCCTTGACTTTCCTCCACGAGCGCGGTCTTGCCGAAAAGGCCGATGCACTGGTTTCTACTGGTCAAGGAAGAACACGATCAACCCCGGGCTGGCGCCTGCTCACCTCGACAATTGACAACATCCAAGCTATGCTTTCCCTCATGAAGAAGTATTCCGAGGTGCCGTACAGCAGCGACCCATTTCAGGCCCTCGAGGACGATTTTGGTTATCGTCCTGATGATGTCGAACCCCCAGATCCAGAAGAGTAGCCCCAACCTATGGCCCTTACAGACAAAAGCGAAGTGGATGCAGCCCTGGCCCTGCTCAAGGTCGAGCCTGCCCTGCGCCAGAAGTTCGACAAGATCATCATCGCCCTCGAGCGGAGGGGGTTAGCCCCCGCGGTCCCTTGTCCCGTCCTCGCTGACTGGCTCGCCTACAAGCCGGACCCGAATGCCCCTTGTCTAGCCAACACCCTCATCGACATCAAGGTCCGCCAGAGCCCCCCCAGCTGGGCCGAGCGAATCAGGACCCTCCACCCCGGCCGCTAGCTAATGCGGCAGTAATGCGTCCAGCCAAAGACGAATTCACCGGCCCGCTCGCCCTTGATTTTGTGGTCGCCGGCAACTGGTCTAAGAACCTTCCTGCACTTGATACATCGAGGCCACATCTCCCTGGGGTAGTCCTCCAGGTAGATGTCTATTGGCCCACGCCGGGTCCAATGATCTGTCCAGTGGCTCATGGTTTGCCGTCTCCTGTTGCTTTCGACATAGCCTGGCGCAAGTCGGCCTCTGTCGTTCCAGGGGGCACCATGACCGCTGGTCTGCCGCAAAAGAGGCAGGCATCGCCGCAGTCACGTTTTAGGATTCGCCGCGAGATGTGCGCCGCTGGACAACCCCAGGTCGGGTAGTCGTACCAGCGGTCTGGGATGCCTAAAAACACTGCAGATCCCTCGGCCTCTGCTTGCGCTGATTCCATATCCCTCCAGATGACAAGCTGCTGGATGTCCGCCGCATCAAACGAAGTCATGGCGTGTCGCTCTTGGTCGCTTTCGACTCATGGACCCGGCCCCATTTCCGTGATGCTCTGTATTCATCCATGGCGGAGGGCTGCAGGCGGGCAATTTGCTCTGGCGTATACCCGTTTTCGTGTGCCACAAGAGCGAGCTGCTCGTGGAAAAACTGCAGCGTCATCTCGGGACTATTGACGCCCCACGACACGCCTTTGGATGGTGCAGCCTCGTCCACCTCTCGTTTGTAATTCTCGATAATGTCACGTTTAAAACCACCCGCAAGCCGGGCCACTGCCGCCGCGAGTTGGCGCAGATCGTAGACCATTTGGGGCTCAAGCCCGTGGCTCCAGTGGTCGAGACGCCACTGTGCAAGATGACACTTCTTCAGGATTACTGCTGCCGCCTGAATTCCTTCATCCATCGACCTGCCCCTTGTCTCGGAGTGTCGATTCCAGCACAGCCTCACGCCAATCAACAGGGACCTGGTGGCCCTGGCCGGCGTCGTCTATCAGCTGGACCAGCTTGGTCAGGGCTAGGCGGAAGCCCCCCTCAATCAGCTTGCTGATCCGGAGCCCAGCCTCCATCCGGAGGATATCAAGCTGAAGTGCCCTGGTGGATGAATAGATCCGAACGTCCTCGCAGACCAGCCTCTCTTTCTTGGGGCCGCCCCAGATCGTCAGGTCCTTATGAGACACTTTTCCGCTCCGGGATGGTGCGATTAAGCAAAAAAGGGAGCCCTCCGTGAGACACTTCTTAGGGTCTGAGCGTGCCATCATGTCACTCCTTTTGTGCCAACCTGGCACAGTAGTCTACTGCGATTCCCCCAGGTGCTTCTTATGGGGGGAGGGGGTTTCTGTAAATGTAACCTTTGTCCACAGGTTTCTCTTAACAATATCATGGGGTTCTTATATTACAGAAAAGTGAGGTACACCTGTGGCACACGATCTGGAACCCCCCGTGATTATTCATCAAAGGTTACATTTCGGAGAAAACGCCAAAATGGACTGTCCGGATCAAGGTAACCCGGCTTGGTTCTGGTAACGAACAGGCGGTCCTGGGCGCGGGTGACTGAGACATATAGGAGCCGGGTCTCTTCCTGAGACAGTTCGGGGTCCATCTTGGACTTGGCGCCGGGGAACCTGCCGTGCACCACATCAGCCAGGATGACGTTCCGGGCCTCCTTGCCTTTGAAGCCGTGGATGGTGCTCAGGGTGAGCACGTCCCCCTGCGACGGCCCTGCCTGGCCCTGGGCCTGCCTGTGCATCTCATGCATGCGCCGCAGCAGGTCAACCTGAGCCAGCAGCTCCCCTACGGTGTCGAATTCGGAGGCAAATTCCATGAGCTCTTCGAGCACAATGAACGCCCCCTCGGAGCCCTCGGCCTTGGTCAGCCCGAACTTCTCGGCTAGGTACTCCACGTAGCCGATCTCATCGATGACGAACTTCATCATCTCGGCGGGCCCGCGGCCCTCCCGGCCCATGATCCTCAGCCTGATGATCAGCTCCTTCAAGCTCCTGAGAGCCAGCCTCTGTGGCTTGATGAGCCTGGCCTTGTCTAGGATCTTGTCGATGAGGTCTGTCTCCTCAGAGCCCTCTGCCGCTGCGTACTGGGGCCTGCCTACGAACCTCTTGGGGACGTTCATGACAGCCCGCAGGGCGGTCCCGTCAACATCCAGGCCGGCGCCCACCCGCAAGTAGTTGAGCAGGTCCCGGGCCTCACGCCCATCCAGGATGAAGCCCCCGCACAGCTTGATGTACGGCACCTCGTTCTTGGTACACCAGATGGAGATCCAGTGCAGTACGGCCGCGGTCCTGGCCAGCACCGTGGTCTCCCCCAAGCCCAGCTCCTGAGCCTTATCCACGATCCATTTGACCTCGTCCATCCGGCTCTCGAAGGTCTTGAACTCAATGGGCTCACCACCCTCTGCCCGCCGCGGCCGAATCTGACCTGCCAGGTGCCAGGGCCTACCCTTCACAACAGCCGAGCCCAGGGTGCAGATCTTGTCGGTGGACCGGTAGTTGTTCGGGAGCTTGAACAGCTTGGCCTTGTCCCTGTCGATGAACTGCAGGATAACCCCAGGTTCCGCAGTGCGCCAGGAATACACACTGTTGTGGACAGCGATACCGTTGGCGAAGTAGTTGGTCGTTCCATCGATATCCAGGTCCCTCAATTCGAGAGGTTCTTCCGATCGGTAACCTGTCTTGGCTACAACCTCGTCGGGTGCTCCGTCGTCCCCCCAGATCCAGGTACCTGGAACGAGATTGGCCAGTGGCATAGCTGTCATTTTCTCCCCGCAGGGTCCTTTGGCACTGCTCAAGCTGACCCTAAGGACGGCACGAATTTTAGTTGCACCAGCAACTATGTCCCCAATCTGCTCGGCAGCAGCATGTGCTTCCGCACCGGATGGGTATCTCCGACGAATCCTGGCTGTCCCGCGACGTCCGTCTCGGACAGAGATACCTGTACAGGCTGTTATCGCCTCACGAATCTTTTGGGGCGCCAGTTCCTGTGATTCGCAGGTCAGCTCAGCCGGCCGATTGTTTTTAACACCCAATGTCAATGTAATAATGATGCGCTTACCGACCTGACTTTGGGGTAAGTACGTGGGCCAGGCAAAGAGCATATGAAACAACTTGAGGATCTTTGGCCCCCCCTTGCATCCGAATTCCTTGAATATGGCTGCAGCTCCGGCTTCCGACAGGCGTAGCTTCCGACCCACTGTCTTGAACGGGAGTGTAGGGACCTTGTAGCGTAAAGACAGCTGCAGCTCTTGCAGAGCAGCATCAGCTGCCGTCTCATGACAATCGAGCAGCCACAGGGCATCAGCTCCTTCGTGCAATGCCCGAACGGATACAGAGTGACGGGCTGCGTTTTTTGCACCTTGGGTAAGTCCTATCCGAAACCCCATGTCTTTGCGCCACATGAGGTAGGTGTAGAAGCGGACATTGGAGTGGGGCATGCAGGCAAAGACCAGGTGGTCGGAAGAGCCCTCTAGAATTCTCCCAGATGCTGTCTTGATCTTCGTTATCTCGGTCTTGTCTGTCGCTCCGGCATGTTGGACTGTTCTAAACACCTGTTTGCCACCCTGGCATGAACCGACAGAGTCCCCGGCTTCGATATCCCGGAGTAGCACCCTGCCCCGGGTTTTTGTCTGAATCATTGTCGTGTGGGGGTTCAGGCACTGGCTCAAGTCTCCGGCCAGCATCAAGTTCTGATCCCGGTCGGACCCACCCACCGTCGGGTAGATTCGGCTGGGCAGCCCCGCGGCCAGGCGCATCAGATCATGCTGGATGCCACTGCAGTCCTGAGCCTCATCCACGATGACCACGGACCACTGGGACCTCCACCAGGCCAGCAGGTCAGGACTCCCGATGAGCAGGTGCCAGACGAAGGACTGCACATCGTCGTAGCTGTACTTGGCCATGTCCCAGCGCAGCGCCTCGATCTCCTGATACATGGTCAAGGCCTGCTGAGAATCGATGGGCATCTTGTCGGCCAACCACGACTCAGCTATCCGCCGTACCAGCTCCCGGCCGTTGTCATTCAGACCAAACCAGTCCTTACGCCAGGGGACAGGCCCTGTGTTCTTGCACCGAGACATGAAGGTGGACAGCACCTCGTGGTCTACGATCATCTCAGGGATCACCTTCATCTTCTTGAGACGGTCGACCTGGGCACGCTGGGCGGCCGGCAAAGCACCGTCCTCGTCGTGCGACATGGCATCGAAGAGCCAGGGCGCCATCTTCGGCCCCCTGTCGTAGCAAAGCCCGTGGATGGTTCTGACCTCACATCCCTCGATACCCATCCCCGAGAGCCGCTCGATCATCTCCCCACAGGCTGCCCGGGTGAATGTGACCAGCAGTATCCGCCACGAATCCACCCCGGCCTCGACCAGGTCCCTCACCCGCTCCAGCAGGCACCGAGTTTTGCCACTGTTATGGACCAGGAACCCGGAGGCTTCGAAGTTATGATGTGGCCCCTTCATCTTGATGTCGTATGTACGCTGCGGCCCAGCCGGGGAGACCGACTTAACGATTCCGACCCGGGTATATTTGATGCCAAAGTTTTCATCTTTGCCATGAAGTCTGGCATGGGCCTTTTTCGACAGCAGCTGTAGATTCTCAGGGACATCATTGAGGGAGTCCTCATCCTTATGGTGGACCTCCAACTTAGGGTCCAGATAAGAGAAGATGGAGGGCAAGTCTCCCCGAGTTTTCAAGATTGCAACATAGTCGGAATAAGGAATCCCATTGATGGAGGCTTCCAGGACCAAACGAGCCCGCGGCACTTCCCAGTATCTGTACTTCTCCTCACGAATACGGAGGGTCCCGGCGGGATGATGGACATGGAGGGTAACAACCCGACGTTTAGCATATCGGGTTCTCCCTTCCCCCTTCTTAGGGAGCATATTCCCGAGGAGAAGGACCTCATCGCCGGCGGACAGTTGCCCGGCCGGCTTTCCATCAATAAGGTCCGAAGGAGTCAGGAAGGGATGGTCCCGGGTACATGTTAATTCCAGGCCGCATCGGGTCGTAACGATGAGACAGTCCTGAACTCCGGAATCCACGATGGCCTCGATCTCGCGGTAGGCCACAACCCCCCCAGGCTCAATCGACTTGATCCTAGATGTCATGGACAGGTCCCGACCTATCGACCTCCTGCACGGGAGACCATTGAATTTCCGGTAGGCCTCCTCGATTGTGTAGGGCCGAGATCCGGGTCGTTGTCCCCTGCTAATACCCACGATAGCGTCGGCTGCGAGGCAACCTGGGTTGCCGGCCACCACCGAGGGGCCCAGGCGATGCACCGCTACTTGCTGCTGATCTTCATCCAGATTAATCATTGACGTCTTGTCCTTTTACCTATAAGATATAGGTAAGGAGAGGTCTATTCACAGGTCTCTTTTAAAGCTTTTCTCAACCCTCGTCGTGGCATTCATGGGCCATGTCGAGTCCATCGATCGGGACCAGAGGATCAACCTCCCGCAGCTCACCGAGCAGCCGCTTCTCGATGTCCTCATCTGTATCCATGACCGAACGCTTCTTCTCGACGGCCTGGAACACCCGCATGATCACCGCGGCATAGTCCTCGATGAGGATCCCATACCCCCGCCGCAGGTACTTGCGCACCCGGAGCAACGACCCCCCAGCATCCTCCTCCCTGTCCGGCCGGGTGTAGACCAGGCGCTTGGCAGCCACATCCTCATAGAAGCGGTCAGAGCACAAACTCTTCCAGCACTGCCCCCCTGTGCCCTGGGGGTTGTTATCCCACCACACAGCAGCCTGGACTATGGTGAAGTCGAAGCTCTCCACCAACGACTCAGCATCCGTGTACAGCCACCTGAAGATGTATTGGACGGCCAGCCGGCCCAGGGACAGGACGGTATAGGCGTTCTGGGTAGCATGGAACTTACCCTCCCGTCCCTTGGTCAACAGCCGGGCCTGTTCCCCCAGGACCAACTGGTTCCCCCCGAAGACGTCAATGTCCCCGGGGGTATCACCAGCGACCAGCGCCCGGATGAACCCCCCTCCGACGAACAACCCCCGTCCGACGAACAACCCCCGTCCTCTCATCTGAGCCGCCAGGTCCCGGGGAATGTGAGTGACCACCCTGGCCAGGTCTTGTTTATTAAGCTCCCTCATCTCAGTCCTCCTCCTTTGTCCCGGCCAGCAGCCTGGCGATCATCTCGGCGACGATCATCTTGCGGGGGATGGCGTACCACTTGGCGCCCTTGAGCAGCTTGGCCTTGGTGGGGCCCCTGTCGGGCTCAGGCTCCGATTCCCCGGCCAGTGGGCTCTTACCGTCACCAGGCAACAACCAGCTCACGCAGATCTCTCCAGTGGCCTCCTTGGCGCACAACAGGGGATCATCCTTGGAGCCTCGGCTGACCCGGTCGACCAGGGACTTGAGCAGTCCATCGCAGGCCTTCTTGATCTGCTTGTCGTCGAGGCCATCAGGGGTATCCCCGAACAGTTGGCCCAACCAATGCTTGTCGGTGTCGTCGACCCAGTCATGTAGCTGGTCGGGCTCAAGCGCCCCAATGCTCTCAACGCACTCATACTGGTACTTGAAGTACGGAATGATCTGGTCAGCGATACCCGCAGCCCCGCCCTCCTTGACATCCCGAGTGCTGGACAAGCCCTCGGCAACAGGCTTGGCCGACGGCGCCGAGTACCCGGCGGGGGGCTTTTCGAAGTAGGGCCCTCCACGCTGTAGCACATCGATGACCCGCTCATCGGACTGCACAAACTTGTGATCCATCCCGGTCAGCCCGCACAAGCCCATCGAGCACATCTCGAAGAAGTCGCAACGCCCCCACCGGCCGACACAGTTGACCGTGCACTTGGGGAACCAGTTGTCCACGGTCAAGCCCCTCTTCTTCACCTCCTTTTCCTTGCCCCACAGGACAAGGTGCTGGGCCAGGTCGGTAGCCGCGGGGATCATCTCATGTTCCCAACACCGCTCGATGTCCGCAGCCTTGCAGTCAGTAGCCACCCGCACCACATCGTCAGGGGCGATAGCCTGCACACCACCCTCTTCCCGTGGCTTTACCATGATGGTGACCTGGGTCTGGGCCAGCGGCCCCCACCCATCCGTCTTCTCGTAGTTCCCGTACCGAACCAGGGCGCCGTACCCCGTCAGCTGGAAGTCCAACCCGAAGGCCTGGTAGAGCTCCAGGGTGAGCATGGAGGCTGTCTTCTCGTCGTGTACCACCACCCCAGCTCGGCCGTCCACGTCCCGAGCGCCCCGGGACACATCATCCAGGCGCCCCACAAACCGCAACCGCCGACGACCCAGTCCAGTGATCGATACAGGCTCTTCGCACACCGCCTCCAGCCGACACTCAACAGCCAGGATGCGACCCCCGTCCTCGACCGACTTGTCCAGGTGCCCGAACTTGGACAACCTCGTCCGCAGGCATGCCCGGGCGATGGCCAGCTCCTCCCCCAGCACCCCAGCACCAGCCTTGTTCTCGACGAACCGCAGCGGATCCTCCCACCGGTCGAGGCCATAAGACTTGGCGAACTGCAGGCTCGCATGTACCAGCGTCCCGATCTGGAACTGTTGCTGCGGCAACCTGTGCTTCAGCCCCAACACATGGGCCAGGAACACCCGCCGCTTGCACTGCTGCCAGTCGATCAGGATGTGGATGTTGAATCCCCAGTCCAAAGACGACCCACCCGAGTATCCCTTCAGGCCGCCCAACAGCACCCCCACATCAGGCTTACCCAGGGCCAGCCCGATCTCCTCCTCCCTCAGGATAGAGTCGATCAGCGAGATAGACTCACCACCACCCTCAGGCAGCTCGGGGAGGGGTGCGGACGACGACCCCTCAGGCACCTCAACCTCAGCTCCCAGGCCCTCACCCAGGTCCTTGCTCTCCTCTTCAGGAACCTCGACCTTCTTGCTCTCCCAGGCCGGCGCCTCCTCCCCTCGAAGAACGAATACATGCTCCAGCTTCACCCAGCCTGGTTCATCTGTGTATGACCCTTCGAGCTTTGCCCGACAGTAGACCTTGTCACCTGACACCTGCTGGAGCAGGGCGCAATCGAAGGACATGTTGTCAGCGACAGGGCCGAAGCCCGTCTCCACGTCCCCCTGCCTGATAGCAACTGCCCCCTCATACCCCACGGCGTCAACAGGGAACGGGACCCACTTGTCCTGGAACTCCAGCTCCTTGTGGCCCAGGTCAACGCCACACCCATCACACTGGTCCCTCTCGTGCATCTCGTAGGAGAGGCGAGCCTGGCACTTGGGGCACTTGCCCCGCGGGTCATCCTTTTCCTTCTCGAGCATCGGGTTGCTCTTGACCTTCTTCTTTCTCTTCGTCACAGGCACCCGGATCATCGAGGTAGGCGTCCAGGTCCCGGGGTCATCATCGGTCTTGCATAACAACAGGAACTCCTGGCCGTCCTCTTCCCGACGGTAGTAGTCCCGCAGCTCCCCCAGCTCAGGGTAGCCGCCCGACACCCGCAGCAGGCCCTGCATCCCGACCTCCCGCTCACTGGCCGGCAGCCACTCGATCTCCTCAGGCCCAGGCCCCTCGTAAGGCCCCCGCTCTGCCTCATCCTTGGCCAGGTCCAGGCGTGCCTTCGCAGCATCCGACTCAGCTCGAATCTCCTCGACCGCCTTGGGGCAGATGCGATCCGCCTCGTAGTACTTGTCGCAGTAGGCATGGACATCCGGGGTCCGCATCCCGATCTCCCCACCCCAGCAACCCCGCGGCATGGGCCCCGTCGTTACTCCAGCCTCGGCATCGATAGCCACCACCTGCCCACATCGGCACATCACTGCACTGTTACTCTCCGGCTTACCCATCAGTTTTGTCTCCTTATCGAGTTATCTATCCGACCCGGTGGAACAACCGGATCTGGTCAGCTTGTTCAGGTGTCAGCAGTAGGACAGTACGGCCCCCTGTCTCCATAGACTTTCCCCGTCCAGGTTCAGGGAGCACACACTCCCGCTCCATCTCCAGGATCTTCTGGCGGCTCACCCCCAATTCCTCGCCCAGTTGCACCCTGGTAATCCGCTCGCCCTTGGCGCCCCGCATCCACTTGATCTTCAGGCGGTAGCATTGCTGGTGCAGGGCCTTCTTCGTCACCCCCAACCGACGAGCACCCACCTCCATGGAAACCTTCCCAGCCAGGTGCAGCAGTCCCTCTCGGCGGGTCATCCTCTCCCCCCCGATCCGAACACCCTCATTCCAGATTCCTCTCTTGCCAGCCATCAGTCTCTCCTCACAACCAGAGCCACATACCAAGAAGCGTCAGCCCCGCCCCAACGGCAACCCCGAACAATACTCCCCAGACGGGACCAGGCACCCAGCTCTCCTGTATAGGTTCTCTCGGCGCCACCTTCTCGACGGTATCAGCGAGGCTCAATCCCCCTCCCTGAATTCCCTTATGCAGCTCTCTCTTGAAGTCCTCCACCATGGGGCCAATGATCCTTTTCACTTGTTCTCTTTGTTCAGGACTCGGTGGGAGTATCACCAGCTGGGTGTTATCAGGTGGGGGGATAACTCCCTTCCCCCCTTCGTAGCCTGCAGCAGCCAAAGCATCCAACTGCCTCTGCCTGTGCGGCCCATCCCCCACGAAGATACGGAAGTCAGGCCCTCCACCGATGCGGCTTCCCCTGCCCCCGGCCTGGATTACAGTATCTGGCGCCCCCACCCCAGGATCCAGGGCCACCCACTGAACGTTCGGGATGTCAATCCCTGTCCCCCACACTCGAGTCGCTACGGCTACCCAGGCATCCCCGTCATCCAGACGCTGCCGCATCCCCTCTCGCAGCACCTTGCTCTTGACCCGGGCATCACTCACTTCGATGACCCGGTCCCCCCGGAACCCCTCGATCCCGAGCAGCCCCAACCGTATCTTCAGCCACTGGGCTATCAGGTCCCCTGTCGGCAGGTCCCCCACCAACACCAAACCTGGCCAGCTCCCCTCGCTCAAAGCCACCAGCACATCCTTCAGGATGCCCTCCCAGGCGACATCCAGCCGGCCCTGCTCCCCCCACAGGCTCGACCCACTCGCCCCCTTCTCACCACCGGGCTCAATCCCACCGTCGTGCCAGTTAACAACAGCTCCACCACCCGCCAGCTGGATCTCCCTGTCCCGGGGGTTACCTTTGCACGGACCCATCAGATTCCCAGCTTTCCTGTAATGTAACCTTCTCCCAACAATATCGTCACCTTACACGCCATCTTATACTCCCTTGCCCGAAAATCCCCAAATATAACAGCTATCCGATATCATTGTGGAAAACCTGTGGACAAAGGTTACATTTACAGAAACCCACGTCACACCTTATGCGCATGTGCGCGATCCCCGGGACTACTACCTGCGGTAGCAGCCCCAGTAGTAGTACCAGTACTACTCATCGGAGGAATCCTCTTTGCGCTCAGCCGGGACCCAGAGGTGGAATGTCATGTAGCTCGGGAGGCATCCTCCATTACTGATGGCCCTGGCTGCCTTTTCGATAGGTGTTGTGTCTTTGTCGGACGGGGACTGGCGGAGCAACACAGTGGCTTTTCCTTCCTCGCTCAGCCCCAGTCGGTCTTCAACAAAGGTCTGCTCAAGCAGGTTCTCGCACTCCAAGCACAGGCCATCTTCATCAAAGGTAACTTTCATGTCCTCACAACCTCCCCGCGGGCTAGGTACCCACCCCGCTCCAAGTCAGCAATCTCGGCCACCCGTACAATAGGCCCCAGCGCGCACAGCATCAGGCAGTTCCGACCGTCTTGTCTCCCATCAGGAGTAGCTGTCAGGCCAATACGGCAGCGGGCCCTGAGGCGCCCCAGGACGGGCAAACGTGTATTACTCATGGCTGCATGGCAGTTATGGACTACAAATCCGTTAGCGGTGTAGGTGTGCAGCCCCTCAACCTCGAGATTGTAGACAAGACCGTCTGGGCACACCCTCTCGTATTCTTCAAAACTTCCTTGTTGGAAAACCTGAATACGATCCACCCGAGTCCAGCGAGGAACTTGTCTTTCTTCCGGTCCTGACCTCGCCTCTCTGAACTGTTGTGACTCTGGCCGTCTACCTCGATGGCTACCATCAGATCCGGTTGGGCAATGTCGATCTTGTAATGGGTGGGATATCCCCTGGATTTCGGGCCCACCCCTTCTGGAAGGCCTAGTCTCGTCGGGACAATGTGCTCCATTCCCCAACCGAGTAAACCTGCCAGCATTCGTTGGGGGACTGTAGGTTCTCGTCCGTTGCCCCCCCTCTCGACCCCTTCCGGCCAGCCCCTCTCCCTCACCTTGGCGGTCACCAGGGCGCGAACCTTGGGATCCTTCATCGGGTTGTTCTTCCGCATTCGCTCGGATGACTTCTTTGACCACTCCTCGCGATGCTCCTCCCGGGTTCTGGCCCACACCTTCACTCGGTATTCCTTGACACATTGAACCGAGCAGTAACCCCCCTTTCCTCGGGAAAGTTGGTAGAGGGCAGACGGGCCCCGACTCCCCTGACAGATAATCCCCTTCCCGCAGTTTATGCAGTTCGTCTTGACTCTCTTCCTTCGTTCTTCCCTCCTCGTCAATTTGCATGTTTGGCAGAACAGGGATGCTCCGTTGTGATGTCTTTTCTTCCCTGTCTCCTGTCCGCATCTGTCGCAGGTGCCGTCTATCGATCTCTTCTGATGACCTTTTACTGTTTGATTCTCCATGCTTTCTGTACCCCTCTGGTTTGTGGTAGGGTACAGTGTATAGCACTCTGTCGTTGCGAGCAATCGTCTTGGCTGGTATCCAGCCTCGTTGGGTGAAAACGGGGTGTTCCTCGGTGCAGATGAATGAACCATCCTGCGTGGTAATCTGGATCAGAGATGATGGGGCTTTTCTCACGAAAGTTCCTGTGACGGTCCTCCTCTCAAGATTCCCAGATGTCTCATTGTAGGCACTGACTTGGTCCCCGATCTCAATGTCCTCAATGGGCTTTCCGTCAACCAAGGTCCCTGCTGGGAAGCACTCATCAATCACAACGCCGTCCAGGGCCCCCACAGCCTCCCCAGCAGTCCCTACGGACATGCACTGAGGCACCCCCTGCCCAACATCCCCACCAACCACATCCCTCATCTCAGGGATCACCCTGTCAAACACCTTCTGGGTCTGCCGAGCCAGCTCCTGGTTCACCACCAGGTACCCGACCTTCTCTAGTCCAAGCAGCTCCTGCATGCACATAAGCAGCCCCGCGGCCATCACAGTTTTGCCACTGCCGGTCGCAGCTTGGATCACACACCTCCCCCACGGTGCACACAACCCCTCCACGATCCCCTCAGCTTGGTAATCACGCAGCGGCATCAGCAGCCCTTCATCCCGCAACGTCAGGACAGCTGACTCAATCCGCAGCTGAATCAGCTCGGGCAACCAGGGATTAACAACAGCCCCCCCAACACCCCGGAGCCGGAGCAGCATAGGCTCAGTCTCATGCACTATATGCAGCCAGCTCATCATGCCCACGGGTACCTGCCCACTCGACAGAGAGCCCGCCCTCAGCACCTCAAGGGCCCCCTGGACTTCCATAACCAATTCTTCAGTACTGACGCGCCCATCCCGCATCTCCCGGGACCGATACCCCAAGGTCGTTCGCTCGTAGGCCGCCAACATGCTGACGAGGTTTGCCCTCCTACATCCCCCATGCCCCCAGGTATCCCCCATCCCGTCGACCAGAACGATCATTCTGAGTCCTTAGTGATGGGATCAGGTTCAACGAACAGCATGCATCCGCAGTAACTCTTGCGAATCTTTTGCGGGTGATACCCCGTCCCTTTGTCCTTCTTAGCGGGTGCAGCACCGGAGATGCACATCCCTTTGGGAAGTGTTGTCCAACCTCGATCACTCTGCGGCGGCTCGCCCTTGCGAGAAGGCTGGTCCAGGTGGCTATCCCGAGGATGCCCACAGCGAGCACAGATATTTTCGGGAGTTCGGTACTTATCTGACCAATGCGGCATCACTCCCACCTCCTCTTGGCGTCCCGCTTGTTAAAGCGTTTATCGAACCAGTCTATTTTGCGCCAACTCATGATTGCTCCTTAGCGGTGCCTTTTGCTTTATCCATCTCTTGCCGCGCCCACCTGGCCCCGTCGAATTGGCCGTTGAATTTCCCAATGCAGTATCCGGCCCAGTAGCCCAGTCCGCCCACCGCAAAAAGGCTGATCAAAATAATCTCGCCCATGGCTACTCCTCCTGCTCCTTTGGGGTGGTTACCATTCCGAGGATCACCCTCAGAGCCTTCAGTCGGGCCTGTGGCCCACCGCGCTTCATGTGGCTATTCCAAGGTGACCGGAGGAACTTTTCGGTATCCTCGATCTCCTCGAGCAACCATTCGATGGCCTCGGGTTCCGTCACTGGCTCGGCTCTTTTTGGGTCGTTTGTGCATCCATCAAGCCCAGCCGGTTAGCCGCCTCCCGCACCTGGTCCATGTCCTTGCCGTACCCCCACGGATCGCCGTTGCTGTACCAGAGGGGGAAGGGGCCAAGGTGGCTTGCGGTGAACGTCGCGCCGTCTGCGACATACCTGGTGAGGTAACGACAGAGCGCCAGGAGGGTGCCGCCCTCAGAGAATCCACGGGGGGACCATCGCCACCAGTAGCGGGTGAAGCAGGCGATGTGCTTTTTGGTGAACTTATCCACGAACCAAACGCGGCCCCGATCATCCACGATGAAGCAGGACACTGATTGTTCATGGTGAAAGAACCGGCGGCCGCAGTTGGCGATAATGCGGATGAACTCATTCGCAATGATCGCCCTCGACTCCCTGCCTTCAATCTTTTTTTGACGCACTGGCCAGCTCCTTTGGGGTGGTTGGGGGCAAAGACTCTGAGGATACCCAGATGTCTCCCACCGAGCACCACCCACTGTGGTCTCCGCTCTCATCGTAGCCCCCAGCCTCGGACCACCCCCTCAGGAAGTAAGCAGGTCCCCCATCCCCTACACCAGGACACTCAGCCATGAACGATTGGAGCAGCGCCACACCCCCGATCACAGGGGAGTACACCCCTGTCTGGAGATCCACAGCGGACCCATCGGCCGGCGGATTCACATAATCAGGAGGCACCCCTTCAGGCGGTTGTACAGCAAGTTGCTCCCGATCCATCTCAGATCCCTCTTCGTCTCCATCCCCCAAAAGAGGCTCACGGAAGCCATCAGGTCCAACCAGAACGGCTTGTTTAGCTAGCCCCAGTGCCCCGACACACATATCCACAAAAGCTTCGCCACTGTCCTTAGTCAGTTCCCCTCCTGCGTCAAGCTCAGGTTGCTCAGCAGGTTTGTCGCCGGTGAAGTAGGGCACCACTCGCTCGAGCCCAGTGTAACCTCCCTTCTTCTGGCAGGTGGCCAGCTCCTCAAGAGCATCTCCCAACCCAGGCCCTGCGCCAATAAACGGGGAGGTCCTTGAGCTCTGAGCTCCCTTGGTCCCCAGGGCTCGAATGTTCCAGCACTTGTGGCCCTGCATCCAGTCTACAGAGATCGAGTCTCCACCGTTGCAGTCCACCAGATAGGCACCCACCCGGTTCAGCAGCTCCACCTCGGCCGCCCCAAGTACCAGTTCCTGCTCTTGCTGATCACTCATGATTCCGTTATCCTCCACAGGGAATACTAATTTCCACAGGTGCATTGAAATGAGTCTGTCTGGACCCGATAAACCCAACCCCCTCCTCGACCATCCCCCCCAACCCCCCCGTCAGGAACCGGATGCCCCGGTCGATCCGGTGGCCATGGAGAATTACGTCCAGGCCCTGCTCGGCCACGACGGCTCTCTCCCCTCCACCAAGGACTTCAAGGCCTGCGTTCCCACCCACAAGCGCAGGGACGCCCGCATCTCCTGGGGCACCATGTGGGAGCGTACCTTCCCGAAGATCACCAACGTCACCAAGACCATCCTCAGGACAGCTCCGCACCGCTGCACCCACAAACACTGGACCGCTGTCCTCGGTGCCGCCCTGTACCTCGATAACCAAGGCAAGCCTGTCACCACAGCCGCGGTCAACCATCACGCCCGGGAGCTGTACCCCGAGGACTGGCGCCCCCCCAGGACCAAAGCATCCTGGACCAACAAGGCAGCTCTCATCCTCGAAGAGGGTTTGTGGCATCTCGGCCTCCCACCTGTCAGGGTCATCCTTCATCAGTATCCGGCTGCCATGATCCCAGCCAACGAGATTGCCAAGAGCGCATCGAAGCTTCTCGACGACGCACTGAGGCTCACCAAGTCGACTGGCCTTGGCATACCGCCCGAACCATCCGAGCCAGGAGATGGTGCCACAAGTGGCACACAAGTCAACCATAAACTCACACAAGATACCCAAGAACTCACCCCCCCAGAGGACCCGGCGCAGGCCATCGCCCATCAAGCCCGGACCATGTCCTTGCTCCCTCGAGAACACTTTCTCAAGATGGCCACCGGCGCCGCGGCCGACTCCAAGGCCCGGCAGCTCGCCGCCTCTGAGACCACCCTCGAAATCGTCTCCAAGCTTGGGGACCTCTTGACCGGCCACCTGCTCACCATCTACCAGAAGGCCATCACGGAACCTGACTACTTTGAGGTCCCCGAGAAGATGACCACCGGGCACATGGAGAAGCTCGCCAAGACGGCTGCCGCCCTCCAGTCGGCTACTGCCAGCGCGGTCCAGACTTCCCGTCAGATTGCTGGCGAGCCTACCAAGTCCATCCTGCATGGGCTCATCTACATCGCATCCTCGATGACCCCGGCCGAGAAGGTCTACTACCGAGAGACAGGCGACCTCCCTGCCCGTCTCCTCACAGGTGGCTCTCCCGACACCCACCCCGGCGCCGAGGACTTCGACCCGGGCGTCACCCAGCTTCCCAGCGGCGCACCTACCATCGTCGACATCCCCAACACCCCATCCCCGGAGGACGACCCCAGCTTCACGGCCAGGCCCACCGACCCAGACTATGTTACCCAGCTCGCTGCCCATGCCCTCCGAACACCGGAGGACCAAGACCCAGTGCATCAGGCCGCACTGGCCGCGTCCCCCATCGTGCCCCAGACACCAGAGGAGGAAGAGATCCTGACCTCCCCGTCGGTCCTCGACCGATTCAAGAAGTAGGCCCACCATGGAAACTACTACAATCCTGGAAGCCGCCCCGGACCTCGGCACCTTCACGCCCCTACCAGATCCCAACGATATCCCTTGGTCACAGCGTGCACATGATCCTACAGCTGGCGGCCGGCTCCCCCACCCCAGTGCGGCACTCAAAGAGAGCATCGCCCAGGACCCCGACGCTGAGCTCATCCTCAAGGCAGCCCTCGACCTGCAGCACCGAATCGAGCTGGCTCGTCGCTCCCCCCTCCATCTCCTCATGCTTTGCTTCAGGCAGCCCAACGGAGCCGAGCTCTTCGTCCCCTCCTTCTATCTGGAATGGGATAAAGCCACCAGGACAGAGGGCCGCATCCTCTTTGAGGCCCCCCGTGGCGTAGGAAAGTCCGCCTTCATGATCGCCGCGGCCTTGTGGGCCATCGGTAACAATCAGAACATCCGCATCAAGTGGATCGGCCCCTCCGACGGTAACGCCCAGAAGAGGCTCGCCGTCATCCACGAGGTCTTGGATAACCCCAACCACATCTACCACCTGATCTTCCCCGGCATCGAGAAGACACCCAAGTCCTCCAAGCGGAAGAACAACCAGTCCCAGCTCAACCTGAAACGTACCCTCGACTCCCCCGACCCGACCATCGAAGCTCTCGGCGTCATGTCCTCCGGCGTCGGTGGCCGCTCCGAGATCCAGATCTGGGATGACTATGTCTCGGAATCGAACACTATCCTCAACCCAGCCATGCGCCCCAAGGTCCTGTCCAAGATGCAGAAGGACCACCTGGGTACCCTCCTCCCAAAAGGCGTCGTCTGGAACGTCTTTACGCCCTGGTCGCAGGATGACGCCAATGCCTACTTCAAGGAAAACACCTCCTGGAAGCTCCTCCGCCACCCTCACGGGATAGACGGGGACCCGTACCATTCCATCTTCCCGCAGCTCTGGCCTTCCCACAGGCTCAGGGAACGTCGTGCCGACATGGGCGAGCATGGTTATGCTGCAGCCTACCTGCTCCGTCCCAGCGCCGCGGGCGTCATTCCCATCCTCCCGCAGCACCTCCGCCTGTTCGACAGAGCCATCCTCAACCAGGCCAAGATTCTGGCCGGCGACACCCGCGTCATCATCACCATCGACCCGGCCCGTGGAGAAGAACTGGACAAGGGCGCCCTGTGCCCTGTCGGTATCAGCATCCAGATGTATGTACCGAGAACACTGCCGGGGGACTCCCCTTCGGGGAGCACCCCGCGGGTAGTAGACCCTACCTCGGACAATCCCGACAACGACGAGGAGCTTTCCTTCAAGGGACTCCCCTTCGAGATCTTCCAGATCGATGCCTTCGAGTGCTACCTGTCGACCGCCGACCAGCCGAACCTCATCTGGCACCTGGCTAACCTCTACGGCGCCCACTACATCCTGGTCGAACGGGAAGCCTTAGCCGACCTGCACACCTGGCTCGAGCAGCGGCGTCACACCCTACTCAGACAAGCAGGAATAGACCCGGCCAAGCTCCCTGTCAAGAAAGGCATCGGCGCAGAGGTCGTCCCGGTCAGCTCAGACAACCTATCCAAAGGGCAGCGGCTCCTCTCGATCACCCCATACCTCCACCTCCCTGAGGCAAGCCCAGGTGTCCCGGCCCCCCCGGTCATGTACTTCCACCCTCGGTGCATCAGGCCCCGCCCCGAGATGGAGCTCCTCCATGTCCCCAACTACAGGTCCATCGAGGTCAAACGAGATCTCCGGGAACAGACACTCTCTTTCCCCGCCAAGTACAAGGACATCATCGATGCCGTCGTCCATGGCGTACGTTGGATAGTTCGTTCCCTCGTCGGCCGAGACCCTTACGGACTGTTCGTCGAGAAGGATCAAGAGCAGGGCCCCCTCCAAGTGATTTCTTTGTCTCTTCGAGACAAAGAACGAGACGAACCAGGGTCAGGCGCCAGGGCCAAGCTCAAGCCAGGCTCGTCCGACAACCCAGACCCCGAACCCAATCCCTTCAAGAAGCGACACCGCCGCAAGGTCAAACCACCCGGCTTCCGCTAGCTCAAGTAATGGCTTGAAGCATCACCCAACATTCTTCAGCAATCGAGCAAGCTCAATGACCTCTCCATCTTGTCCGTAGGCATAGATGGTGAACGACAACACCATCTCCCCGCCGAGGAGGGCGGTGTCGTCGTTTTCATACCTCACTACCATCCATTCGGGAGGGTTACCAGGATCGGGGGGGCTACCTGATCCAAGTTTCAGTTCAGTCGGACCGTGCCCAAGAGACATCAGGTACTCGGCGCACTCCTCTGGCGTGTCGAAATGTTTCCACCCCCAGGTCTGGGCCTGATTCCGGTCGGCTTCGTCATCCCTATCCCCAATGTGGCTCCAGAGGACATAGAGCTTCGAGGCTGAAAAGTCACCCCCCTTTGGGGGTGGATCAGCCAGTCCCTCTTCGGAGATGTCTGCAAGGGCTTGCAGGCGTTCTTCCTCCAGACCTTCGTAGTAGATATGAATCAGCATGGGTACCCCTTGCTAAAGGTTGAGTGGTGGATGGTCACATCAGGCAGACCCGGCACGTTGTTTTCCCGCTACTGATCTCGGAAGTTCCATCCCAACTTATTTGATAGAAACTCCCGACGCTTGTTTTTTCCCCCAGGTGAGGCATCGGGACGCCAGCTCCCTTGTAGTTTAGCCCCCAAACCCATAGCTGCCGTTACCTCATAAAGTCCTAATTTATCCATACCGTAATGGTATTGTGATGGATGTGTCTGTTCCAGAATCTGGAAACGACCCCCGGACCCACAAGGTTTTTCGAGGTGGGCTCCGAAGCAGCACCACATGCATCCAGTTCTTCTCACCCCCATTTCCCCTTCATAGCAATCTGCTATCTGCAGCCGCTCTCGCCGAATATAATTCCAGATGTCTTGTTCAGTCCAGAAGGATAGAGGTCGGCCGACGGGGCCACCACGAACTGTCCCTTCATACATGTTGCAACCAAAACGAACCATCGAAGATCGTCGGGCTCGGGAATCTCCAACCATTGTCCCGACCATGGGGCGGAGATTTCCGAGCTTCTTCTGTGCCCGTTGCATAGGTTCAACCTTGAGTATGTAGCAACACTTTTCACTAACCTTAAATGGGGCGGATGCCAATCCCCAGAACTTGCGAGGGACACCGTATTGTTTGGCTCTCCCCTCGGCCAGGGGTTTGCCACCATTGAGAATTACTTTCGCCCGTTCGGTTCGTCCAGCAATCCAGTGTCTACTGGCATAACGGATCTTCTCGGCATGTTGTTTACTCACAACAGGATACCCTTCATCAATGAGAACACGACGGAATGGTTTCGAGGGACGAACGGTAAAGATGTTGTCAGTCTGCTCGACTTGTCTCACCACCTCAGGGAACTCAACTCCGGTATCCCCGAAGATGCCCAACACACTCGGGTACGTCTTTCGGACAATATCCAGCAAAACCGTGGAGTCTTTTCCCCCACTGTACGAAACGCAGATTTTGTCCCCCCAATGCCTATGCCACAACCAGATTCGTTCCATGGTGGCTGCAACCTTTTGTGACAAAGGGAGATCAATCATCTCTTTGAGCAGCCACCGACGATCATCCTCGCGACTCATCTACTTAGACCTACCAACAGGCTGCAGCGCAACCACCCGGCCCTGACTCATCGATACCTCCACCCGATTCAAAGCCCCAAACATAGGTCCATCAGGATCCACGGGCTGGTAGGACAAGAACTCCAAGGCCCGATTCAGGACGGCTTCAACAGCATCCATGTCGGCACCCTCCGGCACAGACACCTCCAAGTTGATCGTCGCCAGGTACTCATCTCGAAGTTCCATCAGCTACTCCTCCTCGAATCCAATCAACAAGATAGACAACACGCTCCGCCCCATCGCGGACAAGGTATCCCCGTCGAGTAACCCCATGTGCAGGAGCTTCGTCTGGGTCCCTATAGAAGGCTGGCTTAGGTGTGTCGGCCGATGCCACCACAGCACAGCCTTACGCTGAGCATCCGTCAGATTCCAGGCTACCCGACCCTCTTTGTTGTAGTTCAAGAGCCAGCACCCCTCCCCAGCTCTACTAACCTGAATCCCAATAGTCTCCAGCTGCCGAAGCATGTCAGGCAACTTCATCTTTACCTGGACATCCTCTCTGAACCGGGGATGTAGCTCGAGGATAGGTTGGTTGCCCCCCTTCATAGGATTACCCCGGACAACAAACACCCCCGAGTCAGCAAGCCCCAACTTCTTCAGGATGAACCGTAGCTTCCCAGCAGTAAGTTCTTTCATCAGCGCATCAACCTATACGTCCGGATCTTGTCGGTCAGTTCCCCAAGAGGGACATCCGGAGCCTGCCCAACGGAGCCGGCCGCGGCAGCCACAAATAATGCTGTCTCGATCATAGTAGCAATCAACAATCTCCATACATACACCAGGTCCTTGACCCGATCGATCTCTGCGACCTTCAACCTAAAATCTCTATCCACGATTCAGTTTCTCCAAGAACTCCAACCCGCAGGCTGCAGTGGCTTCAGTGATTCCTACCCTTGTGGTAGCCAAATGGAGTCCATCAGGAAACTCTGGACATACAGGTACCGAGATTTCGCACCTCCAGGTCTTGTCTTCTCCATCAGCAGACCCCCCGAGGATCCTCACACACCCCCCATACTGAATCCGGATCTGATTCAGAACATCTTCCCCCACGGGCATGACTGTATCTACTTCTCTAGGGATAGGTGGTCTTTCCCTAACCATCCTGGTTCTCTCTTTCCAGGAGTCTCAGACCTGCAGCTGTAGGCCTAAACAGGCGGCCATCTGGAGTGCCACGTTCCAGATTCCCTGCAGCTTCGGCGGCCATTGCCTCCTCAAAGAGCCATGCAGCATCACAGATGATTCCTCTCAGGCAGTGACGCACAATGCCCGAGTAGTCTCGATCCCTCTTTCGGGGGTGGTCGAAACAGATGTAAGAACCGTTGGCACGTTGGCGCATGTAACCTTGAATAGCCTCGTTGTGATACCTCTCCCCACAGATATCACAATCTTCGCGGCGACTGTTGCTATCGTCGAGGTCCATTATTTGCTACCGTCGTCCGTGGCCACCCTCCAGGTCTTGAAGCCGGCCTTAACCATCCGGCGGGCAAGTTCATCCCCACCAGCACCACGCCCGATCAGGTCGACGAACTGCTTCGGGCTGACCGTCAGGATGGTCGAAGGCGCTTCGGCCTCTCGGCCAGCGATGACCTGGATGTCAGGCCGATCAGCATCCAGCCCCACCTCGTAGGTGTCCTCATCCAGGAAGTGCTTCTGGAACCAGTCGGCCAGGTCGCCGTTCAACACCACCTTCTTCGGCTCGGCAGGACTCCCCTTGCCCTTGACTGCATTGAACAAAAAGCCCTTGTGCTCTTCGGAGTCGGACACCTGAGCCAGCAGCTTCTCATCCTTGATGGCCTTGAAGTTCCCCTCAGCCGAGTGCGCCGGCACAGTCACCGTCACCGCCCGCAACACACCCGTCTCGGCCACCCCGCCGAGCAACTTGATCTTGCTCGACTTGAACCCCAAGAAGTCGGCCAGCGTGAGATCCTTGAAGGCCCCCTGACGAACCCCGTCGAGCACCTTCCACACCCGCTCCTGCACCTGCTCCAGCTTCACCCCCTCCACCATCTGGGCCTCAGCCACTTCCCCCTCAGCCTCGATGAGGTCGTCCACCGCTGCGGCCACATCCCCATCCTTAATTGAGAGAAGTTGTTTACGCCGATCGATTAAATGCTCCATTTTTATTCCTCCTCCTTTTGCAGTTGTTTGCCAGTCTGGCCAGAAAACCTGACCGTTCCGATTAGGATAAGCTCTCCGTTCTGGACCTCCGTTGAGGAGGAGATCTTCCTGATGAGTTTTTCCATGTATGAAGTTCTCAAGAGTAGGCCTCTTCAGTCCGTGCTTCTCGCACATCTCCTGTTTGTAATCGGAAAACACCCACCAGTCTCTTCTCGGGACACTGGGGCCAAGAAGCCCTCTCTCTTGGATAGGAGCACAGCCCGCCCGGATCTCTCTGACAACACCCAAAGGTATGCCTGATTTTCTTCCCCCCCTCCCATCCTCCGCCATTTGCTTCGAGTTCGCCTGGTAGGTCCCTAAATAAAGATGGCTGGGTCGACAACACTTTCTGTTGTTGCATAAGTGACATACAAGGAATTTTGGTCTGACTGGTCCATAAGAAAGAACCCAGACCATTCGGGATGCAGCAGTGGCTAGACTCTGAGATTTTCCAGCTTGGCTCCCGGGATAACGGACACCTACTGTAAAGCTCCCATACCCTTGCCTCTGGATAAGACTTCCCGTCCATTCCCAGCAAGAGGTGTCTATCCGTTCTGAGTGGGGCTCTCGCTCCGTACATGATACTCGACTCCAGAGGCGGTTCTCTAGCCGGTATGGGAAGAGGAGATGTTCACGAAGATTGGCTACCCCCTCTTCCGATTCCAGTACGGACTGCCGCACTTGGCGCATCGTACGGGTGTCTCCGGTTTCCGTGGGAACCATGAGTGGCCGCACCGCTCGCATGTGCATGAGGGCAGTACGATCTGCTCGCCTGGCTTCGGATTCTGATGGGATGACTTTTTGGACTTGTCCGCTTTCATCTTTGATTTTCTCCATGCACCCTACTGTGCAGTAGACTGTAACAGTTTGTCAATTCAATTTCCCTTTAGTGGCGAAGGAATGCCACCCGCAACGGTAGGTCAGTCCCCTCACTCTTGACCAAGGAATTCATATGGAAACACCTCCTGCAACCATGGCACCCCCGCTCGGGGGGGACGTTCCGTTGGTTCGGTACATGCAGGATCTGCTTGAGGCAGTTGTTCATCTCATCCCCGACACCAGGTGTCACTCCGCAGATGTCGGCGCACAGAGGCCACCCTACCTTCTCCCAAGGGTCTCCAGTCTCAGCATCAGTCGACGCCCAGATCCACAGGCCTCCGTCCCCTATCTCGACAGCCTCCACCCAGGCATCTATCCACTTCCGGCCCAGGCGCCAGGTCCTCGAGTAGGCATAGCAAACTAGGTCAACCCCAAAGTCTTCCCTTATTGCCCGAATAGCTAATGCCAAAGCGAGGAGATACTCTATACAGAAGAAATCTCCCGAGGAGTGTATTCGCACAGGTCCAGCTCCAGCCATAAGGAGCTCCCTGGTCAGACGTCGTGCCAACCCGTCAGTTCCTCCCGCATCAAGTTCTTCCTGGAGTTCCCTCAAGTTCCTGACGTGCGCTTTCCTAACGTGCTCGTAGCGAAAATTCCCTTTGCAACCATAACAAATGGATCTACAAGACTCCGTCGAGCCGGGGCAAGAAAGGATAGCAGGGAGGTTCAGGGTCCAGATCCCACCAAGTGACTTATTGATCGTAAGAAGGCTCATTATCTGGTCTTCTTCCGAACAGGCCAGCCAATTGCCCCATACCGACCTGGGTATGCACTACGGCTAGGGGGCCCACCGGCCACCAGGTCATGCTGATAGGTGTTACCCCTGATGATATTGGTGACAGACATCCTTGATGCCCCCGTCTCCTGCATGACTTGCAGAATTAATTCTAACTCTGGGCTAGATCGTAAAGGTGCTCCGGGGCCAAGGAGACCCCTTTTGTAGAGACCATCTGCTCTCTTTCGGATGTTTCGTACCTGGGCACGACTGAACAGGTACCGAGCTTCAAACATCGGGAATCTTCCGTCCCTTACTGCATGCAGATTATTCACCCTGGCGGAACCGGCATAGATGTGGCTTGGACGGACACAGGGTTTGTTGTTGCATTCATGGCAGATGAAAAGCCCTTTTGGGATGGGGCCAAAAGATAGCGCCCAAGACATCCTATGAGCCAATACAGACTTAACCTTCGTCAGTGAAAAGTGGCCGTAGCCCGTTGCCATCAGTGCACCTGTCCAATGCCAACAACCCCCTTTACTCCGCTGAGGTTGCACCCTGGCCCAGAAACGAACCTCGAGTCTGTAGGGATGGAGGAGGTGTTCTCGGATGGCATCTAACCCCTCTTCCGATTCCAGTACGGGCTTTTGCATTTTGCGCAGCGCAGAGGGACTCCCTCTTTCCTGGGGTGCCAACGGTGGCCGCACACTTTGCATGTGAACGATGGCAGCTTGATCTGCGGCTTCCGCTTCGTTTTTGGTTGGCCTGACTTCTTCGATTTGTCCGCTTCCATTTGCTTTCCTTATCATTCCTCTGGTGTACACCAGAGTGTACACTCTGTCAAGAGGTTTATGCCCCTGGTTCCCATCTGTTGCACGTCCTCCCCAAGCTCGGCAGAGTCCAGAACAATTTGCCCGGGGGTGGATTGAACCCTGAGCAGTTGAGGGTGTACGCCTCGGGATGAATAGGATGAGGGTGAGGGGGTTGGGTGGTCAAACGACAGGTCCCACAACACCGCAAGCTCTTCCACCCCTTCGGGGGGCGGTAGGGTTGATCCTGGCCCTGGCTCATAATTCACCCCCGAGGGACAGGCCCCAACACCCGCTCGAGCACAGCAAACCCGCACGCCAGAGGATCTTCCCCTCCGGTCCTCTGCATCTCAGCAACGATCATGTCCTCGAGGCACAGCTCACCCGTTCCGATCTGACCGAGCAACCGACGGTACTCAAGTCCCTGACAGGCCGCCTCAAAGGAAGCCCCCACCGTCCTCAGGTAGGTCCCTATGTCCAGTCCCCCGGTTCGTGCCACCATCGCAGTAGCAGTCCCACCAACGGTCACAGCTTCTTGCGGAGAAAGGTCAAGGGCATCCCCCCGCAACAGGTTCGTCAGCACATTGATCGCCACTCCAATTCTTTCCTCATCGGTCATCAAGACTCCATCAGCTCCTCGGCGATCACAGCGACCGCCTCCTCGGGATTCAATTCCCCCCGCCAGCTACGACAGGCATGCAGAATGTTGCACCCAACCAGCAACTGTTCGGGTCGAACAACCAACTTCACCACGATCCTCACATAGAACATTAAACATCCCCTCTCAAGGTGAGGCTGGACAATGGGATGGAACACTCCGTCCGAAGATCCTCGTTGCCTGGATTGCAAGGCAGCACGATCCCCACGGGCACACGACCCACCTCAGAACTCGGGCTCATCACCACCAACCGATCAGACATCCCCCCGGCCGGTGCCCACAATTCGAAGCCGAATGCCTCGAGTGCCAGACACACAGGTAGAGCAATCCAATTCCATCCAACCCGCAAGAAGACCTCAGTCCCCCTCAACTCCGATGCTCCTATCTCCTTGCGAAGACGGGCTGCACCTATCCCCCGACCATCGGTACCTACAACCTCGAGACTCATGGACTGACGGTCCCACCAACCAACATCATCTGCCAGGTCGTCAACCCCTTTTCTTACCTGCAGTTCACAGCTGGCTGGCCTCGGGACGTCATCCTCCCATCCCAGATCAAACAGACAGCGAGTTACCAATCCGCCGCCCACTATGACTCTCCACTGTCGTACTAACCAGCCCGACTTCGGCAACAGAGCATCGGCGAGAGTCCCGCTTGCAAACATCCCCTCCCGTTCGATGTCGCCTACCAAGCCCCCATCTTGACGTGACCAGAGCCAGTCCACAGGAGTATCGCCTTCCTCCCCAACGGACCGAGGCATTCCCGCCATCTTACAAGCCACCCCCATCAACCGGGCCATCCTCCGATGTGGCTTGTACCCCAGTAGAGTCTTGTCCTGATTGTGCACCCCGATTCCACGCAGGCTCGGATGCCACAGGGCCCACCAGTTACTTACCAGCACAGGCCATGGTGCCCACTCGCATACTCCATATCCTAACTTGGACAGCTGACCCCCAACACCACCCCCCTCCAGCAATGCCTCCGGTCGGTACACCTTGACACCCGGCCCCAAGTCTCCACGGCCGTATCCTGACCCATGAAATGGATTGATTGTAGGAGTGATTGTGGGAATGGCTTTGCCATCCCCACACGAGTTAGATTTATTCATCGTCAGAATTCTCCTTGATACGTAACCCAAGCCCCTTGGCGCTTACCGCATACCCCCCAACCGAGAAGGTGCATAATCCTGGAAGAGAGATTTGTTCAGTTCGGATTACAGAGTAAACGGGAGGTGCTGCCCGCCTTGCGAAAGGCAGCAGTCCGACCAAACGGTCCATCAGGGATCCCCCAAACTCCGCTCTGGCGTCCACCAAATGGGTGATTGATACAAGAGTGCCCTGGGCTGTTGCATAACGGTAGTGCTTCCTTGACGACGCCACGTACTCCCCGGGTCCACTACGAGGGTAGAAGCTCACCGACACAGGCATCGCGGCGCGCAAAGGCACCTCAGCCGCACAAAAGAAGCTCTTCGCAGCCCGAACGAACCCCATAGCAGCAGGGGCGGCCCCCCTCAACGCAGCAGCCATCTCCCGATCCAACCTGTTCATCTCTTCGGCCCACCCTCTTTCCCCTTAGGGACAGGCAGCAGATCAGAGTCAGGAGTTGGCAGGGGGAAAGGATACTGAGCAGTTACTTCACTTGCCGCCATCTTCCCCACCATCAGATCGATCAGCGCGCAGGTGATAGTGCCACGGACTTTCATGTCATCCAGATACTGGACCCATGGTTTGCCTTGGATCAATTTCCGCATAACATCTTGGACGTCCATCCCTACCTTGGTTATTACCCCTTCAGCAGAAGTCAATCCGATGACTGCAACGAATGCGTCCAGGCAGGCCTCGAGCACATGAATATTGTAGATCCACTTAGGATCAGTCGCTGACCACTTCCCAATCAGCTCACGAAGGCAGTTAACATTTGAATCCTGTAGTTCGTACCAACCCTTCGAGTACAAGATAATGTGCTGGGACAAAGTTCCCCTATCAGGATTACTCATCGCAGTGGTTCCCTCCGGAGATCAGGTTATGCCACGTGTGGCACACAAAGTCAAGGAGACTCAACAACCCCAATAGTCCCTCACTTGCTCATGAAGATCATACAGGGCGATGTTGAAAACATTGGGGCTCCAAAGTCCTGCCAGTCCAGCCTTCAGGTTATCCCCAAAGAACCTCCCGAAGATCCCCTCGAGTTTTCTCAAGGACGCCCAGTCAGTTTCCCCGAACGAGCGGTCCCGGAACAACCCCCCCACAGATTTATATATCGAGGACCAAGAGTCCTCGAGCATCCTACAGAACATCCCTACCTGGCTGTCCCTCCAAGCATAAGATGGCTCGAGATACTCTTTCCCTCCAGGGAAAGCAAGGCGCCCCTCCCTCGACAACCGATCACACAGCTTGGTCCCCGGGAACACACGCAGGTGCATGTCGGGATGCCGGAACACCTGTTGCAATGCCATCATTCTCCCCCAGGAAGCCCAGCGACTCCTCGAGCTCCTCCCACGTGGTGTCAGGACCAAACAAGATCCGACCGAGGTTCACCCGTATCCCTGCCCTACGCAGCCCGAGCACAGCAGTTCTCACATCCCTGGACTTCACTCCCTTCCCCAAGTACCCAAGCATCCGATCCGACCCACTCTCGGCCCCGAGGAACACGGTCTTCATCCCTGACCTATTCAGTTGCTTCAACAGGTCCATGTCCAGTTGCCCACCCCAGTTCAGGGAGTCGGCCCGAAGCTCCACCTTGTACTCGATATCCAACTCACGTTCCAGGATCTCGTGGGCAATCTCAGTGGCATGGTCCCATCCATCCATCCCCTTTGGCAGGAACAGGTCATCATTGAAGTAGAACCGACGGATCCCCCTCTGCTTAACCATCACTTCGATCTCATCGACGACATCCCCAGCATCCCGACCAATCCAAGAAGGCTGTCCACAAAGCTTGCGGACGGCCGGCGTGGTGCAGAAGCTGCAGTTGTGGGGGCACCCGCGGCTCGCCAGGATCCGGGCACACTGTTGTCCATCACCCATCTCATCGAGCACAGCTCGGTCAGGCTGCAGCCCTTTCCATACCTCCGAGTCACTCACCTTCTCAGTAGCCGGGCCTGTAAAAATGGGGGCAGGACATCCGGCCCGAGGTCGGAAACCGATACCCATGACACCAGTCATATAGGTTGTTGGGGGCTCCCCCAGTCTATTAGCCAGACAGACGGCAGAGGCAACCTCGGGGGCAGTCAGTTCCCCGTCCCCCAGTACAACCACATCACAGGCTGTTGTCTCCCAGTCCTCGAGGATCGCACGGGCGCACAGACTAGCATGGTGTCCGCCCCAACAAACCACAGGGGACTCGAGCCTCCACATAGCCCGGACATCCCGGCTGACCCGACTTACCACCTCCGCATTCGAACAGTCCACCGTGAACCCAACCATACCAGCCATAGGAATCCGGGACAGAGTTGTCACTACTTTGGCGACACCACCCATCACCCCGCTATCCAGGATCCTCACCTCATGCCCACACCCCCGCAAAGAGGCAGACACATAGGCCAGGCCCAGGTGTTCGTCGGCATGAACCCGTTGTCTAACCAGGTCGCCCCCAGCCTCGGTCAGTAATCTCACCAGATAGATCAACATCAGCCTGGCTCCCTCATGTACGTGCAGTCATCGTTGCCGCAGTGCATGCAGCCAGGCTCTCCTGTCTTGCACTGATGGAGGTCCGCCCCACACTCCGGACACTTCTCAACATCGTCGTCAGCCTCACCTTTGCTTCCGCAATGAGCGCACTCAAAATGCTCCGGGCTGGCTTTTTTCAGGTTTTCAGCCAGGCACCTGTCCCTATCGACAACGGCTGTAATATTGAAAAGCGGGTCTCCACCTTCCTCAGTCCTGCTCTCACACTCGGGATTACTGCAACGAATCAATTCCATAGTCTCCAGGGCGTACATGGCGTCACGCACCTCGACCAGCTCATGCACGGCTGTGTCCATCATTCTGGCAGCCTCCGCTGCTGCTTCGGCCACAGAGACGGCCTCGAGGCAGGCATCGCCGATCTCAATGCAGATGAATCGCGCCAGGCCATCCCCTTCAGAGTTCTCTCGGATAAGGTCCCCCCCATCTGGGTACGCCTGGCGGGCAGATGTGAGCAGCACTTCTCTGATGTCCCTTGTCATCTCTGCGACAACTCTGTCTCTAATGTTTTCCGTCTCCACGTCGACAGGTAGCACATCCCCTCGTCGGCTGGCAGTGAACATGGCCTTGGCCGTCTCGATGTGGACATCGTGGTCCTCGCTCACCCACAGTGGATCCTTGATACTCAGGGTAAGCCATGCGGTGTCAACGTCAGCCTGTACCACAGAAGGATGCACCTCGATACGAGGTACCTTCTCGCCAGGAAACGTGCTGCCGATGACGAGGCGGGCATCCCACCGAACGCGCTGCCAGAGCATCTCACGCAATGGAGTCAACTGCCCCAGACAGCCAATCAGGTCCATGCCTCCGTTGGCGTGCTCGACAACCTCGATCCCGCGGTGCTTGCACAGCCGCCGGATGATGGTTCCCCTCTTCATATTTTCATCCACCCCTCGCGGCATCAGGCGTCTTCGATGGCATCGGAGAAGTGGTCCTCGAGGACATCCACGTCATCGTTGTGCTCCAACCAGGCCCTGGCTTCCGCAGGTGTCAGGGGGGCGATACCCTCACCACTGCCACGTCCATGCTGCATATCCCCCTCACCCCAGCGGGTCATAGGCCCTCCCATTCCGTGGAGGAACCAGGTTCCCTTCTTCGTCAAGTACAGGTCTTCGGAGTACTGATCGAAGTCTCCGGCGTAGCCGCGGCTGAACGACGCCACACACTCAGCCGTGGCTGTGTTGTACCGCTTCCCATCAATGATCTTGATCATGTCCCTTCCTCCTCGTCTATCGGATAAGGCCAGTCCTCACCCGTCTGATGTTCGAAGTCCCCCTTATCCACCCACACCCAGGCTTGCACGTAGGCCCCACCCCCATCCGCTCCGACCGACACATAAGCGTCGTCATCGATCTCCAACTCACCCTCGATGTAGTGCCGACGCTTGGTATACTCCACCACAGCATCATGCTCGGCTGTGTCAGCAGATAGCTTGAGACGGGTCAGCGCAGTAACCAGCAGGTCCTTAGCCTTGGTAGACGTTGCCCACCCATGTTTGTGCAGGCACACCTTGAGCCAGTTCACGGCCTCATGGACCACGGGCGGGGCGTGCCCTGGCTCTTCGTTCTTTGTCGCGAACTCAGCCGGCCGACTCTTCACTCTGTCACTACTCACGGAAGGTAGCCCTCACAATCAGGATCTTCGACCAGGCCCAAGGCATTCTTAACTACCCTGAACCCGCTACAATCCTTTTGCAGTTTCCTCTTCAGTTCTTCGACAGGGGAGACATCAAGCCAGATATTAAAAGATGGGTAGTCTGCTGGATTGTAGGTAGCAAATAAGGTCGGACCATGGGGAGCTTTAACTATTAGGACAGCAGCACCATCATCGTTGAGCAACAAGGTATTACCTCTCTCGCAAACCCCCCCGTTGGCAAACAACTCATGTGCGTTCATCGGGACGCCCCTGCAATCTTAGCCTTCCTACATTGGCGGTCTTCAATGTTGGTCCACCATGCCTGCTCAGGGGGGCGGAGGCCAAAGCCCTTCTCGAGCATCTCAACACGGCAGGCCAGCAGCAGCCACCGGGCCTGGAGGAAATTCATGTACGCGGCGGCGCGTTCACCTCCATCATCATCCTTGAATCTTGGATCCTCTCTAAAGGTGAAGTCACCAACAGTTCCTTGGAAATCACACTCAGGGCACTCACAGTAACTTTGATTGCCCCAGATGGTATCTCCAGAAGGTGCTTCATTTCCATCATCATAGATGTCTAGTACCTCGGTGCATGTCATCTCGATCCGCAGGGAATCCTGGTGCCCACAACAGGGACAGCACATCCCCCTAAGGGCGTTGACGTTCATGTCCTCAGCCGTTAACTGTTTATGCATCAGACCGTCTCCCCATCAAACACAGGATCGTTGCCAGCTTCCCCAAGGTCAGGCTCACTCCCGCCAAGAGTCCGGCCCCCCGCGGCACCATACATCTTGAGCATCAGGTTGGACGCCGGACAATCAGGGGCACGCTCCCCATCCTGCACATCCCCAGCGTACCGACGCAGCCCGGCCAGGCAATCCCCACCCATGAAGTCCCGAGCCGACGAACCAATCCTATTCACAGGCCTATCAAGCAAGTCCTCCATCAATCTCTCATCGGCCAGGATCTCTTCGGCCCGCTTGACCCCCCGACTTACAGCCCACCCGAACCGCGGCGCCGAGTCATCATCCAGCGGCGCCCTCGTACCGTGCGTCCGCAAGGCATCAGCCAACAGAGGAAACAGTTTCCCCAGTTTCTCACCGTCGTCCAGTTCCTCATCGGCAACCATCTCGGCGTAGTAGTCTTGTTGTCCACAGTAATCCAAGGCGCTATTCCAGACAGAGGCATCAACCCCCAGTACATCAACGAGCTGCACCTCCCACACAAACTGATCCCCTCCGCCACCACGCCAGTCATCCCCGCAGGCATCTTGCATGTCCGTCACTTCAACGAACAGGTACCGATGCGCAACCTTCCCAGCCTCGCCAGTCAACGACTTGCAGTAGACCGCGTGGGTATCCTCGTACCAGACTTCCCACCCTCGGGCCTCAGCCCACTTGCCCAGCTCACTCATCAAGTTGTCTCCCCATACCAGGGCAGATAGCCGCAGGCATCAATCTCGAACGGGTCCTGTCCCTCGTCACCGTCGTAACCATTCAGCTCCAGGTTGAGATTGTCGATGTCCATGCCGTTGTCCTCATGGCTATCAGTCCAGGCCACCCCATGGCCTACGATAGGCATCACCTGGTAGTGCCCCCAACCATCCAGGTCATCGAGGGCGTCAGCCTTACCAGCCCACTGCCACCAGCCACCCTCAGTCTGTGCCCGCTCGATCTTGCATGCCAGCTGTTCGGCATACCAGTCAGCTTGCTTGAACCCCAACTCATAGCGGGCATCAGCATCCCCCTTGTCTGGGGCAATATCCATGAGGTCTACCCCCATCAAGCTCCGACCCCCAAAGGCCCGAGCACTATCAGGCATGCCAGCATATTCCTCGTCGGTCAGATCATCGTTGTCCGACAGCCACGACTCACCACCAGGCTTGTCCTCCTCGCAGGAGATCCAGGCCAGCACGAAGATGGTCCGAGCCATCGACTCGACAACCTCGGCACGCACTTCGCTCACTTCCATCTCAGTCTTCGGCATTACTATGCTCCTCCTCGCCTGAACATCTCGGTCAGGACATCAGCAATCTCGCAGGTAGCAAGGGTTCGATTAGTCGCCTGATTCAGGTCGACCTTGATCTCCTCGGCCAGCCACTGCAGGTCTTCACCCTCCACATGTAGGGCCCGCAGTGGCGCCCCCCACAGGCCCAGCCAGAACTCAACCCGATCCGATTCCGGCTCGACATCAGACAGGTGAACAAGCAGGTCCTCTCGGATCCCTTCAGCATTCGGCTTGAATGCTTTGTTGTCCTTGATCTCCTCTTGCACATAATGCACGGCATCGCACAAGGCTCCATCCCAGGTCTCATCCGGCTCAAGCGGATCAAGCAGGTGCCCACGAATGGCATCGGCGAGCTGGCCATCATCGAAGTAATCATCCTCCTCGTCAGACTTGATCTGCTCTCGCTGGATCTCCAGGTCAGCCTCGTCCTCCGAGGTCAGTGTCTCGAAGCAGTCGATGCACACAGAGCCACCATGGTACTCATCGCCGGGCTTGGGGAAACTCTGCCCGAGGTCGTATGTATCGCCGCCGCCGAACTTCCCTTCGCCAACCCCGCGCAGGAGTATGGCATCTACACACTCCGGGCACATCTCAGCGCAGTCCCGGCACAGGGCAACCTCCCCCCCGTTACCCGCGACGAAGGTGAAGGGGGGCTGCTCATCACCGGCATCATCCTGGTCCTGCGTGTAGACGCCGCGGAGAGCCCGGTCCCATTGCATGAAGTACTTGTAGTCATCGGGCGTACCCTTGCCCGTCGTCAGCCGGCGGAAGATCTCTTCACTGGCGTCGTCCCCGATCATCATCCGGCCCCCACAGGCAGCGCAGACCCACAGGATTCCCTGGTCCTCCGGCCGAGCCCAGTCAACAGGCTCAGTCGATTGGTCCTCGGTAGCATGCAGCCGCTCGAACCTGTCCGGGTCCTCGTCGTTCATCACGACCGACCGCAGGTGCGCAAGCTCGGCTTCCTCAGCATCGATCCCGTCGGGCAGTACACCCTGACAGCAAGGGCAGCCCTTGCTCGCCCGAAACAGAGTGGCCTCCCACCAGGTCATGTCCCCAGTAGCCACCCCATACCCATCCCAGGGCTCGTTGCACACTCCACATAGAATGTCTTGGCTCACGTCAATTGTCTCCCAATGAAGGCAGCAACATCTGCCGGCTCGAAGCCGTACTCCGCAAGTAGATAATCGAGTTGGCCAGCAGCCCCTGAGTTGTTGATGTTGCTTGCCTCGCAGGACTTGCATTCATGAACGAGGTCATCCAGCCATTCAGCGGCATCTTCCATGCTGCCGTACTCCTCGGCGAGAATCCTCTCGAGCTTCTGTCTATCGGTCATACCGCGTTGCCTTCTTTGTCTACCGACGTTATGTACGTAGGCCAGCCCAGGAAATTGAGTAATTGACCGCCCCCCACCTCCTTATCAGCCTGGAGTTTGAACTCATGGCTCAGATCATGTGGCCACTCAGCCGTCGTATGATCTCGATCGTTGAGCCATTGAGCGAGTGCCGGATTAAACTCGGCCTTTGGGTTGAACCAGATGCCGCACTCCGGGCAATCAACCAGACCCTCGAAGTCAGGCTTGGCTTCAAACTCAGCGCCGCACCCAATGATGTCCCCATCGGAATGCCTGCTTGTCGGACAGATGTACTTGGCCATTAGTAGGCCTCGTACATCCCGGCCTCATCTTCTCCGTCGACAGCATCGAGCAGGCCCAAGGCCATCTCCCCGGTCATGCCCGGTTCCATGGCGCACAGCAACTTGTCCAGGCTTTCGCGGCGCCCACCCATCCGGGCAGCGCAGGATGCCTCAAACTCGTCGCGCAGGGCCTGGGCCTCTCGGTGGCTCAGGCCAGAGCCAGGCGCCGCATAGTAGGTCATGCACCCCCCATCTCCGGCCTGCGATGCTTGCAACACAGGGGCATCATCAACATGCACCACACAGGTCCAGGCATACCCCTTCCCTGTGTCATGCCCCTTCAACCCACTGATCGTGATCATCCGAAGTTCAATGCTCATGATCTCTATCTCTCCATCTTCCAGAGGTTGTAGTTGCTCGGGTAGCATCTTTGCAGCATCTTCTCAGCCAGAGCCAAGTCGACCCCAGGGAATAGCTCAGGCCAGGTCAAGATGATGGCGTAGGTTGCGCAGTCCTCTTCGAACCACAGCCCAGCCCCGCCGTTGCCAGGGTTTTCCCAGTCGGTATCGCCGATGGCAGATAGAGCCGGCGGCATCGAGCCAATCAGTTGCGATGCCACGTAGACACCCCCATGCGACGGCGTCTGGTACTCAATGACCCCAGGCATCAGAACCTTGACATGGTCGGGCCTGCCCCATGGTGTGTTAGTTGGCTTCAACATGATCCCTATCCCTCCTCGCTCGCGTTCAACCAGTCGGCTACTTCGCAGGCCAAGTCAGCTCGCCAGCCACCAAAGTGCCAGTAGTCATGAGATCGATCCGTGTCGGACGTCGATCCACTGTAATGCACCTCGCCGTTCTTCTTGACCCTCACCCGTCGGCTACCTACCCCATGCCCGAGGTACTCTCGGATCTGCGCGTCGGTAACATCTGTGTACTTGATCATCAAACTACCTCCTCGGCATGTTGGCGCATGCTGATACGAAGTCACGGTATCGCTTGCTTCGCTTCTCTCTCATCGGGATGGTGTGGGCTGCCTCATGCTCGAACTCCTTGGCTATCCAACAACGGAGCTCATGGCCATCCCACCCGGCAGGCAGGTCACCTTCCTCGATGTGCCGGATGAACATGGCCTGCATGTCCTCCATGAATCGGTTGACCAGGCGCAACTTGCCCAAACGGTGGTGAATATCCTCTGTGCGTGTCTCAGACCAGTTCGGGGTCCAGTCCGCCTCAGAAGAAACAAAGTGAGACAGGGCGCCACAGTCAGGACACTCGCCGGCCGGCATCAGCTCTCCTGGCTCGACTCGGCCAAGCAAGTCAAAATACTCCACCAGGTCACCGCCATTGACATCCTTGTCCAAGTCCATGCCCCCTGCGTCTGCATCGAAGTACATGAAGTGGACCAAATCGGCGACCAATGCCTTGGCCGCCACAGCCGCACCGACCGGCGCATCTTCGCCGGGGTCATATGTTAGTATCGGCGGTCCTTGTGTCTCAGCATCGAGAGGCATCGCATCCTGCCTTTTGCTGAGCTTGAGCGCGTATGCCTCCTGCTCATGCAGATGCTTGGACAAAAAGGTGGCGAAGGCATAGCCCCAGGAGCGAGAGGCTACGTAGTCAGCCACATTCTCCCACGAAAGCTCAGGCCCCTCTTCCCAGCCCCGGCTGAGCCGCTCATCCAGGATCTCCAGTGCCTGCTCCAGGTGGCTCTGTTTGAGCACTCGACGAGATGCCACAGGCCCCTCACCGCGCAGGTGCTCGGCCACACCCCACAGGGCACGCTCAAGTAGCTCTTCCCAACGGCTGCCCCTCGGCACTTCATGTTTGTCACACAGTTTGCGGATGCTGGTCCAGGTATCCATCAGGTTACGTCCTCCTTGATCGTTTTCCACTTGTTGGTCTCGTCATCCCACTGCTGCACAGCCAGGACTTTGTCTCCATGCTCGGCCAACCACCGCACCTTCGATCGAATCCAATCCAAGCTATCAGACAGGTAGTAGGCCACACCCATCCCGCTCGGGTCGGGCCTACCAATCCAGTGTTTATAACGATACTTAATCCGGTAGTCGTGCAGGAACACGGCTCGCCCCCCAATCTCCTCCCGATGTAGGGTCATCGACTCAGAACTGGCGGCCAAACTGGACGCAGACATTCATTGGCTTGTAGTGACGGCGGGCCGTCTTCACGATCCGGCGCCATGTTGCCCCCCGCCACAGCGCAACTTACCTAGTCGGGTGTTGATCTCAGGCTGGCTCATGATTCATCCTCCTCAACGATCTGAGGTTCATCGCCAATGGCTGCGCATGCCCTCATGTATGCCTCTCCCAGGTCAACCCAGTCAGAGTCGCAATTTGGCGCACAGGTGCCATCCGCAGAGATTCGGATGCCGCCTGTCTCATTGACCGTTGTTATTAAGTCGATGAGGCATCCGATGAGCTCCTTCTCTGAATAGATATTTTTCAACTCGGAGACCTTGCCGGTCCAGTCACACTCGCAGATAACTAGGGCGTCGTTATCGACAGGAAACTCCGTGGCGGCGAGTGCCCCCGGCCCCACAGCCTGGAGCCTGCCACACCAGCGGAAAGCAGCTGGCAGCCGGACAATCAACCGATCTCCATCACAAGCCGGGCACACCTGACGTAGCCGGCTCATGTGATTACGATCCAATCGTTGCCCGCTGTCACGTAACAGGTGCCAATGTTGGAGAAGATGCACAGGTACACCCGGCGCCAGCGAGGAGAGCCGGGCAACTTGGCCATCGTCGATGTTGGGATCTTGCGGCCATAGCCAGAGGCTGTGTATTGCAGGCCAACCTTTTGCCACGGCAACAACTCAGTCTTGTGCTCCAGGTCCTCGAGGGGATACCGCGCAACAATCTTGGTCTCAGGCATCGGCTGGGCTACTCGTCGTCAGTAGCACAATCGGTGCACATGCCAGCTTCATCATCGAAACAATCGTGGCAGACCATCAGGCCACAGATGTCGCACTCTTCCGTGTCGTCCTCGTCGACATCCTGCTTGCACACTGGGCATTCAACCTCAACAGGCTCTTCGTTGAAGTCGGCCGGCTCGGTCTCACCTCGTCGCTTAACCACGATCAGGGTACCCTCGTGTAGCTCGGCGGTCTCCATGTGAGCCATGCCATCCGACGGGTGGGGCATGTGCAGCAGCAGATGACCATCAGGCGTCCGCCGCATCGTGAACACGAAACAGCCCCGAGGGTCACCTACCGACACGCAGCAGGACACCTCATCTTTGTCTGGGTCAGCTGTGATCCGAGCAGAGTTGAGCCAGGACAAACCACCTCGGCATTCACCATACCCATTCTCGGCGTCGGGATTGGAGATCCTGACCGTCAGCTCTTCTCCTGGCTCTCGCTCATCCATCAGCCCCCCGGCGTATTCCCCATCAACTTCAGGTATCAATCTCACATCGCTCATTGTCCTCCCTCCTTTAGTATCCCATCCTGGCTTCCCAGGCTTCCTCAGCAGCCCACTCAGCACGCATCCCAATCCGCTTCCTCACCCGGGCACAATTCGGATCGTCCGGTGAGGGTACAGGCTCGACACGACGGCCACCGCAGCCGTAGCACGGCACATCGTAGTCACCCCTCATGTAGCTCCGCTGAAACTCAGGGCCCAGCTCAGCCATCTCCGAACCTGTAATCCCATCGGCATCTATACCGGGATTGACATGGCTGCCTCGGCCATCACATACCGTACAAACTTCCCAGACAATGTAGACCTCAACAGACTCGGTGCAGTTGCCACAGTCGGCTCCAACACATCGAGTCGGAGCAAGATGGACCCCCTGCTCTTGTTTCTCTTGGTCTCCATAGCAAGGCCGGTCCCCAGCCTCTACTGGCAGCTCCACCCGACAGGTCATCCCCTTCTCGTCGAGGCTGTCCTTATCGTACCAGCAGGTCATGTAGCTTGCCCTGTCCCTACAATCAGAGTGGAACATCAGGCAGGCACCTCGATCTTCGCACCACCCACCTTATCAATCAGGTCTTGCAGCTCACGGCAGGCTTCCCCAACCATCTGCCCGTAGTAGCCCCCTGCCTCCTTGAACCCCTTTTCATCCTTGTAGCTGCAGGCGCCGAGGAAGGCTGAACCGTACAAGCCCTTATAGGTGGCACGTACCTCGACCTTGGCCCAGGCCCAGACATCTCCCCCCTCAAGCCGACGGATGATCTCGTCCTCGACTTCCTTGTCGTAGGCATCATCCCCGCTTGCCATAGCGTTGCCCCGAACAGGGATGTCATCCTCCGGCTGCACATGCAACGTGATCTCAGGCTGCACCTTGGCTGCCACAGGCTGAAGGTCATAGACCCGACCGGTCCAGTCGCAGTCGTTGCAAACCACGGTGGCCCCATCCTCAATCGGGAACTCAGTACCAACCAGGTGTTCATCCAGCAACGCCAGGTCCATGACCCCGTCCCACTTGAAGGTCGCAGGCAGCTGGATAACAAACCTGGGCTCGGCCTCACCGCAGTCGGGGCAGCAGACTTGCCTACTCATAAGTTATCTCCTTTGCTACCTTCAGAGCCACATCAGCCAGCAGCTCACAACCAGCCTCGCTGGCTTTCTCGAGGCGGTCATCGTCCTCGCCGGCTGCCTCGAACAGCGGCGTGACCTCCTTGTCGTAGCGTTTCTTGATCATTTTGATGGCCAGGGCCAGGGCGCCGTTGTACTCAGGCCTGTAATAATCCCACAGCAGATCACGGTCCTCTTTACTGGCCTTATCATCTTGATGCTCAGGCAAGAATTCAGAGAGACCGATCGTATCACCCTCGTCACACCAGGTATCGATGGTTCGGCGGTCAGCCCACTCATCCGGCCTGGCCCCATCATAGAACCAGTGCTCAATCTGTTCTTCAGTGAGTACAGCCTTCACATCTTCCCGTGCCCACCGTTCAGCCAGCTCTCGGGCGCCTCGATACAGAGTCATGCGCGCCGCCGATCTTGCATCCACATAGGCTCGTCGATGAAGAACATCAGCTCCCATCCCCCCCATCATCAGGGCTGGGGTCCTCAACAACTTTGTCTGGGTCGAAGAACTCGTCGCCCTCAAACTTGTCCACCACCTGGCGGCACAGCTTGATCAGCTCTGCCCTGGCGAGGGTCTCCCCCTTCTCTGGACTCAGATGCACATCGTACTCCCGCTCTCTACTCCTCCTCGGTGATCTGATCGGGGTGAGGGCCTTCCTTGGCCACCCACTTACGAAATTGCTGTGATCTCTCGTCCGATTTATAGGCGGTGATGCTCACGTCTGGCTGGACATCCCCCACATGAAACACCTCCCAATCAGGCCCATGGTTGCCACCAATGTCGACGTTGCCCCGGCTGAAGGGCTTAACACGCAGGCCAAAGCCGGCAGGGCCCTCGCCCCCGCTCACTGCAAAGCCGTAGCGTCCATCCTTGGACTTGACCCAGATCTCCCGGGCATCGTTGGGCCACAGGGAGACTCGGGCCAGCGACAGCAGGGAGTCCGGCTGCTCAACCAGGTCGACGTACTTTTCAAGGCGTTGGTCGACGTTGTCGAGCACCTCCCCCCCGATGACCTCGGTCTCGGGGCAGGCATCCGAGTACTCGAGCGACGTGCGGATGGCCTCAATGGCCGTGCTGCCGGCGATGGCGTCCGCCACGCACTGCTCAACGTCCTCGCGCTGATCGTCGAGGCACTGCACCTCGATCTCAACGAACACCCGATGGCGCACCACTTCGATCTCTTTCCACTTGAGCACCACGTAGATGTTTGGCTGCTCCTCGGGCGGCACCCAGCCGATCTCCTCGTCAACATGTTCTTCAGGCATCGGATTGCCCTTCTTGTTGACAGGCCAGAACAGTGTCGGATCAGCCTCATGCGCGCGGGTTAACTCAGCGTCCAGGGCAGCACCGATCTGCTCATTCCCAACCCCATCAGGCACACCGTCCCAGGTATGCTCGCTGCCCATCAGGTCTTCGACAGCCGCACCGGCATCACCCCAGTTCGGCGAGCAATACAACAACAGCTCACCATCCCTGTTGTGCCCATCCTGCAGATAGCAAGGGGAGCACTTATCGACGAAGTCAGCCGTCACTTCATACTTCTTGGTCATAACCACTCTCCATTGATCTTGATGGCTGTACATCCAGCATTCGGCATACCGAAGTCATCGAGGGGCTCGAAGCCGCTGTACTCCCCATAGATTATCCCTTCGTAGTGGCAGTTACCGTCGTCGTCATACAGACTGAACCTGGCTGCATTCCCCCTCACCTCGGAATTGAGGTTGGATGGTCCCTTCGTCCCTACGGCACTGTTATCCCAGTCAGACCCATCGGCCCGCTTCGCGCCGTGCTTTTTGATAGATCTCTCGAGGAGTCTATCGCGGGTGACCTCCCAGCGGTAAAAGGCCTCGCCATTAGCATCTACCTCAGGTACATTCCACAGGCCCATCAGGTATGCACACTCCAACCATCCTGCGGTGTCAAACAAACGGACAGGGTTGGTGCCCCACCATCTCCACCATTGTCATGCCGGCCATGCCAAATTAAACCGCCGGAAAACCAGTGACGATACTCTCCATCTTCCCCTCTCTGCTCCATTGCAAAGGAGAAGGACAGTGGCGCAAAGTCGGTACCGAGATGGCACCTGGTAGCCTCCGGATCTCCATGGCAGGCATACTCGGCGAGGTAAGTCAGTTCCCCCTCCAGCTGCTCCCTCATCTCTACCCCAAGCTTGTCCGCCGCGGCTCTCACCTCGGCCAGATACTCTTCACACCTATCAATTATTAGCATTAGCTTACCACCCCATTGAGTTCTTTTATCAGGCCGAGGACAATACCAGTTACCTCGGCCGCTGACATTTGGGGACGTGCCCCCCATCGACCTTCTAATGCACTCATGAGAGACAGCTGACCAGCGATCCAAGAGGGCATCATCTCGTCCGGGGTCAGGTCAGAAATGAACACCGAGGGACGTCCTATTCGTGCCAAAGAGAACGGCATCTTCAGGACGACCAGCAGGTCAGCCTCGGGCACCTCTGTTTTGTCGTTGGCCGCCAGGTACCCTTTGACAGGTATCAGCAGAAACTTGCAGTCACCACGGTCCACGATCAGGGAGAAACCTGTCTCCTTGGCGAGCATCCACATCCTTTGTGCATCAGTCATGGGTTATTCCTCCTCGAGGCTGATGTTCATACGCAAGGACAAGGACTCATCGCACCCGGGGCACTTAATCTTACGGACAACCCTGGCCACCTTACGGACAGGCCTCTCCTTCTTCCGACGCCGTTCTACCTCAGCGAATGCTTGGGCAGGGTGCAGGAATGAATGTTCAATGGAATTGTGCCCCCCGTCACTGGTACGCACGGCAGGCTCTCCAAGATCGTCAGAAGGGGACGGGGGAACAAGAACGTCGTCTACCGTATCGAAGAAGCTCATGTAGACCTTGTTTGTTCCTTCCATCACGAAGAAGTAACGGAACATCCCCCCTCTGGTCATGCACACAGGCATCCCATAGATAGGCTTGCCACCCCACTCACCGACCTTGCGGCCGGCGGTCCTGGTTGTCTTTCTCCTCATCAGATCACCAGGTTCCCGTACCTACACAGTTCAGCAGCCAAGGTTGTCGGCCCAACCATATCAGAGCGAACAACAACACCAAGGAGATCAGGAGCAGGCCCCAGATGTGCATGTCGCTGCGCTGCCGCGGTGTCATAGGACCACCAGCCCAACCATAATCAGGAAGCCAAACCAACCGGCCGCGGCGAGCCAATAAGCCCGCCGGACATCCCCCTGCAGGACCTTGATGGTCCCTATACCATCACGCACGGCCGTCTCCTGCTCGCACAGGGACTCGTACATCTCCTCGTTTCCTACGAGTAGGCTATCCCGGTTCACACGCACGGCTTCCAGCGATCCCCGAAGCCCCTTGTTCAGGCTCTTCAGCTCGGCAGCCTGCTTGTGGCATCGGCGTCCATCCTTACGGGCTGAGTTCAGCTCCCGCTCCAACCCTTGGATCATCTCATCACGGCGTAATGCCGCAGCCTCGTCTTTCTTCGCACGATTCCTCTCACTCATGACAAGTCCTCTGCCTGCAATGCAGCTGTTAACTCAGCCAAGAAAAGACCAAAGTCCTCATATACCTGCCCAGGGTCTGATGACCGGTGTGCCCGCTGGCGGGCTGTATTGTACGATCCTGGAAAGGCACCACTGAGGGTCATCTCCGAGAAGGCATTAGTCATGTTGTCAGGTAGAAGTAAGTGAAGGAACCAGACATGCAGATTGTGGTCCGAGTTGTTAGTGTCTGTCTCAGCTGCCAACAAGGTTATGTTGCGTATGGTCACAGGCATCCCGTATGGGTACCGACTCTTCGGGAACATCTGCTTGAACCGTTTGAACTGATCCCTGCAAGGATACAAGGAGGCCAGAGCTTCATGGGTGATGTGCCTCATCGAACTAGCATCCTGTCGAGCAGCTCCCCGAACTCCCCGTCAATAGAGACGGGCTTGCCGGAGGTCTTGCGACCCTTCCCCTTCTTACCCTTCTTGCGGCGCTTCCACCTGTCCCGCCGATTCTTCTTCTCATTCAACCCCATGTCAGACAGGTCTTGGAAGACAGGGCCCTCTACTTCGGTCTTCTTCAGAGACATGGTCTACCCCTCGATCCCGCGGATGAAGTTGATCATATGAGACAGGGCCGCGGCATCCCCGTCGTACCTGAGCCTCAGCTTCTCCATCATATAGTTCGGGTGGATCCAGCAGCCCTGGGGCAACCACATGCTGGCGTGGAAATTGACCACGGATAGTAGATCATGGGCCGTGGGCTCGGTCATTGGCGCCAGAGTCAGGCACACCTCGTAGCTGGTGGCATTACCCGGCTCGTAGAGGAACATCCGGGTGTCTGGATGATGCAAGCGGCGTTGCTCATTGACTGGATGAAACATTTCAGCCAGCGCCTCATTGCAGATAGCAGTGTGCATGCTTGGACGTGGCATCCTACTTGCCCCCCCTGCCGACGAAGGTGTAGACCGGGCGGGCAACCTTGCCCGAAGCAAACCTGTTCCCTACCCTCTTCTGGACGAGCTCACGGTCAATACGAACCTGCCCCATGGCAGGCCGGTGGCGCAGGGTGGGCTGCTGCTTCCCCTTCACATCCCCCCCCATCCCCAGCCTCATCTGCTCAACCTTCTCCTTCTCCTGCTCCTTGCGTGCACGTACCAGCTCAGCCCGGGCAGCTTTCTCGACCTTCAGTGCCCTGGCGGCCTGCCCCAGCACGTCATCCAGCATGGCCCTGCCTGCCTTGCTCATCCCTTTACGTACCCCAGGCCTGTCCAGCATCTTCAGGTCCCGCCCAGCCCTCTCCACGGCGTCCTGGGCAGCCATAAGGCCTGCCATCGGGCTGTCACCCCGGCTCCGAGCTGTCAACAGGCCTTGAGTCGTCACAATCTGACCTGCTTTCCCCGGGGCACGGGAGGCCACCAGCATGTGCTCAGCCTCCAGGTACCAGCCCAGAGCTTTCTCCAGCCCGCACAAGGCCGCATCCAACCGAACATCAGGCTCGGCATCCCACTTCTTGCGAGCCACCCAGATTTCTTCAAGCCTCGCCTTGAATCGGGCCCCCCGCCTACGGATCGCGTGCATATCCTCAGAGAACCGGGCGTTCAGCGCATCCACGCGCGCCTCGATTTCCTCAGCGTCCCGCCGGCTCATCACCACCTGACCCACCTCGACATCCACAACAGGTGAGGGCAGGCATACGCCAGTAGCCTCAACATCTTGAGTCAGCGCAGGGCTGGTGCCCCTACACTCCAACGAATTATCCCCCATCACCCGGGGGTCTGCATCAACAGCAGCACTCTGCTGGGCCTGCTTAGTCACCTTACGGCGGAGCTGTACGCCCAGGGCCACGAATTTACACATGGCATTTCTCCTCGATTGTTTTGAAGTACTACAGATGAATCAGGTACTACCCGTAAACGACAGAACCAAAAAGGCAGAGCTGGAGGAATACATCCCCCGTAGTGGCATCATCGTTCTCCGCCATGAAGTCACCCCAGTGGCGGGTGTACTTCTGCTGCATCAGCGCCAGCCCCTTCTCGATGGCGGCCTTGTCCAGCTTGTAGCGGCTGTCGGGGTCATCATCGGTGGAGAACACCACCGAGCAGCCCTCCACAAACGGGATCAGCTGCGACGGGTGCCAGTAGGTCTCTCCCGTCTGGCTCCCCCCCTCCTGGAAGTCCTTGTGGGTGAGGCCATCGCGCAGCTCTTCGCCGACGATCTGGTACCAGTAGTTGCTGCCGCCCTCCAGGGCACAGCACAACAGGCCCCGAATCTTGTCATCGGGAATGCTAATCTTGACGTCCATCTCTGTCTCCTTTGTTGTTGAAACTACAGGCGATCCCAGTTGTACGGGCGGTTGACCATGTCAGGCTCATCGACCAGCTCTTCAGGCTCATGGTCGACGTAGGGGGGCACCACCCAGGTGTAGCCGTGCCGGCTGATGAAGATCACCCGTCCGGCCTCATGCAAGCGCTTGACGCAGGTGAACACAGCCTGCTCAAACTCCCCCCACCCCCCCAGCTCCTCATTCTCATCCCCCCACCCCAGGTCGGAGGCCTCCGGTGTAGGCCTGCCGGCGTACATCAACGGGATCGGGTATGGGAACCTGGCCCCACCTGGCATCCAGCGGATCATCTCGTACACTTTCTTCTCATCGATCTTGAATTCCATGGTTACCTCCGGGCGTCCGGGTGGGGTTCAGGGCAGAAGTGCAGCTCCCAGCACAGCAGCTCAGTGCATCCCGCACACCCAGCCCGCTCAGGCTGGCTGCAGTCAGGCCCGCGGTCCAGCTCCCCCAGCTCGGCGGCCTCCAGGCACACAGGCATCACGTACCCGGGCCCTTTGAGCAGCCGGGCCAGGCACCGGGCGTTGTCACACCCCCCGCACATGGCGACCTGCTTATCCTCTTCAATTCTCACGGCATTGCTCATCATTTGATCTCCTCGACATCCACCGCGGCTGCAGCTGGTCCCATCCATCGGACCGCCTCGGCCAGGTTGTTAAACCGCATGGACCTGGCGTAGGCATCCAGGGCGCCCTTCTCGCTCAGGGCTGTGTGGGTCCCCAGCAGGAGGCCAGAGCGGTGCCCCCTGATCTCGTAGGTCTTGAGCTTGACTTCGGTGGGGCCGAAGAATATCCGTGTTGTCTTAGGCATCAGCAGTCCTCCCCCCAGCAGCCCCAACAGTCAGAGCTGGGCTCGCAGCCCGAGGGGCAACGCAGGCCCTGGGCCTGCTCACGCCCCCACTGCCCGACCACGGCCTGCTTGTCCTGCTCCAGGTTGCTCTTGAACTTCTGGCAGATCCCGAAGCAATCGAGCGGGGTGTACTGCTTGTAGGCAGAAACATCCGGGAAGGTTCGGCCGATGAGGCTGGCCAGTTCTTCGCGGGTCAGGTTCTGATCCAATTCGTTGAAGGTCATGAACTTTTCTCCATGTCAGGCGACGAGCCAGTCGCATCCGGCGGCTCTGGCGGCATCCACTTGCAGGCTACTACACACCTGTATCGCGACACACCGCATGGTAATCTCGGACTGGAATTGGCCAGCTACCCTATCTCTGATCAGGTGGGGCAAGGGCAGGTCAGTCCAGGCCTCCGACTCGAAGACCAGATAGGCCGGCGTGGACATCCTGGGCAACTCGAACAGCTCAGGGAACAATACCTCATCAGCTGGACTGACAAGGAGCTGATCTTCGTGCACCCACCTGGCCGGGGCCATCTGATCAACCCAGATTTCAGGGGGCTGGGACCGGACAACCAGGTCAGGCAGTGAAGTAACCCTGTCCAGGCCACGACACCAAGGATCCGCCGGCAGCTCCTCCAGGAGCAGTGCCCCGAGGATCAGGAAGACGAGCAGAGCGAAGATGAACATGCTACCTCCAGTTGAAGGTTAGGGGAGATCATTGAATTTGCAGGTGATTCAAGTTGCTGGCTACCCCTCGCACACGCGGGAGTTCACTAGTAGGTGAGCCTACTTAGGCGGAGCTAACTCCCCAGGTGTAATCGATTGTTCACAGTGTAATCGGTTGTTCACGTGAACCGCTGTTCACAGGGGGTGTGAACGATTGTTCACAGTCCAGGGGGTTGAGGGTGTGAACGTTGGGTTACAGGTGTGAACGTCTGTTCACGGTCAACGGGATATGCTACCCTGTGAACGATTGTTCACATAGAGGTGTGAACTTCTGTTCACGTTCCCCTAAACTCCGTGCGATATCAAGGGATTAGGGGGAACCATGAGTTTTCATGGTCCGGACGTAGGTATGGTGTGGGCTACTGGGGGGTGTTGCTCCGCTTTCCCTGTGATACTGCTAGGTATTCGCGGGGTAGAGTCTCATTCCAAGCTCATTGGGGGTGACACAGTATGTTGCTCCTGACCTTGAAGGCCAGTGGACCCAATGGGGAATGCTATGTAGATAGTTGCTGTATGTCTCTTGTGTTGACTCCTGAGCTTGCCTAGTGGGTGCTACCTGGTTACGGTACGCCGCGACCCTGGATGGTGTCAGGCGACGGGTGGTGCGTTGCTGTGCAGTCGCTTGACGCTTGATCTGTCGGTTGAGCTTGCGACGTTGTTTCTTCGATAGTTTGGATGCAGGGGATCCGCATACCTTGCGACGGGTGGCGCGGGATTCTGAACCATTTTGTGCGTGTTCTTCTATGTCCCGTGCACTGTAACCATGGTTCTGGGGGTCGTTTATGGGGTCGATAGCGTCGACGATAGGAGCAATCCCCCCCTTCCCTAACACCTTGCGTATGTTCCCCCGTAGCCGCGCGCGCTCGCTTGTATATTCAGCTTTTTGGGATGGGTCAAGGGGAGTACGGCACTCGGTACAAACGACCTTTAAACCGCTTGTATCAATGTCTACTGGCGCCATACATACGGGACATACTGCCCCATGGTATTGATACTGCTCCGCCCCTTCTACACTCCAACGTATGGATCCTTGTATACTGCCCGGTCCTTGTGTAGGGCCGTACCCGAATCCCTGCATATTGCGAGACTGTACACAAGCTAGCTTGCTATCTACTTGCCGCGATTGGCTGTCATTGCGACGTATAGAGGCTACTACAGATTGTATAGACTTGAGTAATATACGTTTATAGTGAACAGGGAGATTATCTACAGTGGTTTGTACATTATTGAATGATGATGCTACTTTGTATATTTCCCTAGTAGATAGGGATTCGAGATATTGTATACAACGTGTGTAGTATTGTGGGCCATACTCGCCAGCGACGGGAGTAGGTAGCCCGATGACATGATCGGGTGCGCGATAGCCTGTCACGTCCCTATGTACTAGGGACCATGACGGCCAGTGTACCTTGACCAATGGATCAGGTAGCAAGCAAGGGAGAATCCCTTTGTAGGTTTGCTGGAGGGTATCGGGGGATGGTATTAGGGGGGGAAGCACAGTACGGTGGGAGTAGGGCAGGAGCCCTACGCCAGGGACATGCTCGCGATCTTGTTGGTGAGATCCGAGCGCCGGTCCTTGGCAGTCTCGCCGGGCAAAGTGTCGCGAAGCGACCCCTTAAAGTCCGAGTAGGCCAGGGAACCATACGCCGCAATGATGCTCGCCTTAGACTTGGCCAGCGCGTCGACGGTAGCCGCGTGAACATCCGGACCGGTAGCACCGGCAGCCACTTGGACCGGGATGGTGGCGGATCCGGACTTGTTCAGGGGAACGGTGAGGGTAACTTTCTTTGGTGAATCGGACATGATATTCTCCTTTGTTGGTTAACTACAAGGGGTTAACGTGCCAAGTACTTGTCAAGGATCGCGGTAGTGCTCGCGGGGGTTTTGATGGACTTGCAAGGGATGGCCTTGCCGTTCTTCAAGATGATAGTGAACATGGTTGCTATCCTTTGGTAATTACCATCTGAGATTGAAGTCAGAGTAACCAAACAATTTGGCCACCCTTTTTGCTTGTTTCTTGATCTCCCCTCGGACAGCTGCTTTGTCAGTGGGGGAGAAGTTGTGATCATGGTTTTCATCTAAAGCCATCAAAGCATTCTCAAAGGAGTACAGAAGCCTGTCTTGTGCTTCCCGTTTTGCTTGTGTCTTTGTCATACCAGAAGAGTGGGTTATATGAGAGTATAGGTCAAGGGAAAAGAACCTATGATATTACGCTAGGTTACTGTGATTCAGTGGTATCTGCTATCCCGGACCATGCAAATAAGGGAGATCCCCAAGGGAAGGGATCTCATAAGATAGAATGAACCGTGATCCTGCTACCATCGCGCGCGTACCCGTACCGCCAGTGCTGGCCGCCGGACCACCACTGAATCGGTCGAGACAGAGTCAAGCGATGGATCCGGACAGAGGACAGAATGTTAGCTAAGTGTAGGTAATGACAGATGGAATGCATACCTACATGATATGAGAGGTATCCTACAGTTACATACCAATACAAGGAATACAAGGTATTTCTATCCTACACTGTAGGGAAGTGTATACAATCCACCTATAGGTTTTCTGTAGTGATAACAGATAGTTACGCTGGAATCAATTCTAAGCTCATAACCTATACTCCTATACCAGGGGATACCTCGAACCGGTAGGGAGCCTCACAGGACCTAGAATAATAGGGTCCATCCAGACATGGTTAGGGTTTCTGGAACCTAGTGCCAAGTCTATAGACAAGGTAGACAATGACCCCTTTTCCTGTGTAGGGTAGGGTAGTGTGGAGTAGGTAGCAGCCTACAGTGGGGGGTAGGGTAGGAGTAGGGACCGGGGTACGGTATACAGGGGAACCGGTCCGGACCTTGACCACCCTCGCCCGCCGGACAAGGGTATTCCCCTTGAATTGGGGTACCGAAATGCCGGATTTCCCACGCGGGGGGTCCCATCACGCTATCAACTACTCGGTCCTTAGATACATAAGTATATACTCCCGTGACAACCCCCATCACGATATCGTATCGAAAACTCCCCTATGATGATTCATATACTCCCATAACAACTCCCGTCACGCTATCAAATACCCCGACCCCCCATAAACTGGCATATACTCCCATAGCAGTTACCGGTGGACCTCGTGACCCCTCCTGTACTACATTCCCGACAGAGATTGGCGGCCAGCAACCGTTGCCCTCCAGGCGTCCTACCGCTTGGGGGGCTTTCTCTTTCCCTCCTGATGCAGCTATGAACCTGCAGCCGGCCCCCGCGGCGCCGGCCGTATTCCCTCTGCAGCACCTTCTCTTATCCCGAAGATCCTGACGGCCCTCTATTCTAAAAGAAAAGCTGGCCCCACATCTATTGTGCCACACGTGGCACCTGACAGGTATGTGTCAGTGTGCCACACCTTTGTGATGAAATACAGCGACAAGAAGAACCGCAAGGCGGTTGGATCCTTCGATTGGCAAGCGCAGGGGCGGCCGGAAGTCAACCCGTTCTCGGCGGGTCAGGAAACCTTCAGCGCCGGCATATTCATGTGGAAGCTACGGCCCGCCAAGAAGGACGGCCAGCCGAGGTACAAGAAGGGTCCGATCGTCCTACGTGTGAAGGGCTACGCCGCGGACCCGAGCAAAGACCTGTTCGTCAGCTACACCGTCGGGAAGGTGCTTCGGGTAGACATGGAGAAAGGGGAGGTGGTCCTGCAAAAGATACTACGATGTGTTGTGGCGGATCGCCAAGGCCTACAAGACACCTGACCAGCTCCGTAAGGATCCGAACGTGGAGGTCCTGGGCCTCGAGGAAGTCATGGAGATGGCCTACCAGAACATCCAGACCGAGGCCAAGAACGCTATCCGTCGACGGCGCCGGCCTGCAGAATAAGGGGAGAACCATGGACAAGTTCAGGAAAGGGGACCTGGCCCACTGCACCAGCGGGGACCCGACGATGAAGATGACACATACGATGTGTTCCCAGCTGGGGCAGTGGTGGGCCGAGATGGCCCCAAAAGAGCTGCCGGGTCTCCTGCATGTTAATGGCCTCCGTACATGGATGGAAGTCAGGGGGACGGAGGCTGAATATGATATCCGCCCGCGCGCGCTAGAGTTTGCAGCCCGTCTCGTGGTGGACCCAGACAAGGAGAGCCCCGACCTTCCTCCCTCTGTCCCGAAGGAGTTTAACGTATCCTTCCTCGTCCCGAAGATCCTCTTGGCCGGCAAGAGCCGTCAGGAGGCCGAGGGGGCCGCCCGCCATCATATCTGCATACTGATGCCGTTCAGGGTTCGTGAAGCCCATGAGCCGGGGTTGAAATGACCAGGTGGAGGGTGAAGAAGATCCCACCTAAAGGGGCCAGGACCTGGAGGTACACCTGCTCCAACGGAGAGCTGACCTGCGGGACAGAGCACAGGAACCCAGAGGCCGCCCGCCAGCACTGCATCGCCTTAAATGAGCAGGCCGCGGAGGGGAGAAATGAAGGAGCACAAGGTGGTGATCACGGGGAAAGCGGAAGTCCGCTTCCGGAAGGTCGTGATGGTCCCTGAGGATGAGCTGGAGGAGTACTGCCAGCCGGAGGTCCTTGACATGCAAATCGATGATGAAGACCTGGAGGACCGGATAGACCAGATTGTCTCACTCGAGCACACGGTGGATGGGGGAAGCCCTGATGGCTGACAGGAGCATTGCTGAGATCGTGCTGGCTGTCCAGGAGCAGGAGGAAGTGTCTGATGAGGAGCTCCGGCTCTGCCTGCTCGCCCTGGACTACAAGGCCCAGCTCGCTCAACGTAGGATCGAGAGCGCATTAGAACACGGCTCCCTTTTCAGGCTGATGCACAGGACCAAGTTGCAAGCCTTCACGGACTGGCACACGTTCAACAATACAACACCGAAGAAGTACCTTGGCCCTCGGTATACCCCAGGGACTGAGGAGAACACCAAGGGCCGGCGGATGAGCAAGAGGATCATGGATGCAGCGATGAGCAAGAAGGGTGGGTGAGAGGACCGGGACGAGGCTGTCGGGTTCCAGTGAGATAGGACATCAGCTCCTGGGGCGGCACAACTGGGATCAGAATAGCAGCCTGAGGGGATGAGGGCAACCAAGGGTTGACAAAGGTGCCACGTGTGGCACACTCCTTCGCATGGACGAACCTATCAGGTACAGAAGGCGGGGGATGAAGACCCGGACGGGCCTACGGGATACCCTTCTACGGTGCGCTGAGCTAGAGAGGCAAGTAGAGCTGAAGGCCGGCGCTCTCCATAGGGTTGCCAAAGAAGCCGAGGTCCCGCGGTTGCTCCAAGACCTGATGAGCTACTGCCACGAATTTGAGATCCGGGTGAAGGACGATCTGCGGGAGACCCTCCCCTTTTGCCCAAGCCTCTTTCGGATTGCAGACAAGCATCGTCTCGAGCGAGTTATTGCAGTGGGAACGTGTGCTACGAGGTGCCCCAGCTTCACCTTCGTCGGAGCATCGGATACGACTGGCTACTTCTCGGGAACACGCCAGGGCTGACAAGATTCTAGGACAGCGTCTGCAGTGCCTGATGTTGATCCTGAATCATCGAAGAGTGGTTATTGTGTGCTCTGACGAAGAAGCGGCCAAACAAGAAGCCCAGGCGATCAAGGAGTTGGCTGCCCTACTCGGATTGGGGGAGCTGATCGAGGGAGAAGAAGAATGAGGCTGAAAGATTCACTTCGGGATGAGGGGGACTGGACTGCTCTTCTGGACTGGGTGGATGGGCGGTTAGGGACTACGCCGGATGAGCCTGCTCCTGCGGTTAACTTCCTGGAGCGTTTCGTTGCGGGGGAGATCTGGGTCAAGGCCGAGACGTGGGGCCAGCGTGCTCAGTTCTTCTCGGCACTATGTGCTGCGGAGCCTTTGTTACGGCAGACGGCCCCTTTACCAAATCCCTCGGATGCCCCCTACCTTCGTGCCCGCGAATACCTGGTCGCCCTACAAGCTCGCACCCCCTTCGAGGGGAATAGGTTGAGGGGGAGTATTGTGGTCTCGGTTAATACAGCCTCGGGGGTGGGCGTCACAATTGCAAAGAGTGATGAAGCGGTAGAGATCCTTCAGAGGGAACAGAAGTTACAAATTGTCTACCATCCAAGTCCGGCTACTCCAAAGCGAGACTTCCGACCTGCCTGTGCCAACTGCAAGGATAAGAGGTTTGTGAAGTACGCCGGGGGGGATTGGTACCCGTGCGAGCCATCAGATCCAAATGAATGGACCAGGCCCTGCCCTGTCTGCACCAAGGAGTGAGAACATGCTGAGTGATTTCCCCCTAACGAGGGTTTGGGTGCACAAGCTGGCCAGGTACGATGGGGAGCGGACCAGGATAAACGAGAAGGTCGCAGCCTCCATGATGGGAATGGCGATCGTCCCGACGGCGAAGATGCGTCGGTCGGTGAGTGGGGGCCGTCGGTCTTGGCTCCCGATGCCGTTGAACTTGGAGATGCCTCGTGCCGCTTACGTGGTGGGAGTGAAGTACCTCCAGACAGGTTCTCCTACTTATGGCCACAATGATGCAGGTCCCCTTCTATTCGATGAGGCCGAAGCGCGAGTGCCGGTGCTTGAGTGCCGGTTCTGGCCGAGCGGGAAGTCCTTCTTCGTTCCCTTGGGAGGTTGGGTCTTATGCGAGGGGAAGTACGCTGGCCTTCGCCCGGTCTCTCCCCAGCAGCGATCCTGGGATGAGACTCCCAAGAAGACGGGTGACGATGCCCGGAAGGTGCTGCGGGAGGATGCATCCAAGCAGAAGCGGGGGCCCAACGGGGGATTCATCAAGGGGGGGAAAACTGATGGGTAGATTTGTCCTCTGGTGCGATGTTGACGGTGTGGTTTCTAACACTGTGGCGGGGATACAGATCGAGGTGGCTCGGAATACCGGTGTAGTCTTTCGTCCTCAGGATGTAGGCCAGCAGGCTGTCACCCAGGCCCTCGCCGACTCTGGCCTCTTTGAGAGTGGTTCGGACATGGAGGTATATGTCAAAGAGGCTATCTATAAGGCCTTTGCCAGCCCTTTGTTCTACTCAGCGTTGGGGCACTATCCTGAGGCCTGGGCCGCGGTGGTATCCCTGTTGATGGCTAAGTCTCAGAAGGAGCTCTGGGCAGATCTGGTTGACGTCAGGTTCCTGACAGCCCGCCCCTTTGAGACGACCCGTATGCGGGTAGCTTCCCAGAAGTGGATCTCGGACAGGTTCGGCTGGGATGCCCTACTCTACTTTGAGCGTGCCCACGGTGCCAAGGACAAGGGAGAATTCCTGAGTCAGTGGGGTAGGGAGGCTGCAGAGTCTGAGACTTGGCTCATCCTCGAGGACAGCCTCGAGCAGGTCTACGGAATTCAACGAGAGATCATGGCAGGCTGCTTGCCATGCAAAAACATCTTTGTCTTCTTGGTTGATCGGCCTTGGAACCAGATGGGTTGTAAGGGGAACGATGAGATTCTTCACAGTCTGGCTAATGGGCAATGGATAAGGATTTCAGAATCGGGGTTGGAGATGGCCCTCAGCAAGCAGGTTCTGCAACACGCGCAGGATAACACTGAGGAAGAGGGCTGATGGGTAAGTATTGGGATCTGACTCTTCCCCAGAAGAGGGCTTTGGTTGTACTGGGGCACTATCTACTGAAAGTCCATGCAGGCCCCAATCCCGAGGATGCGGCAGATGGGATCCCTGCCAGGGACCTACTACCTGAAGAACCATCAAGGTCCCGAGTGACCCAACAGGTTGCCCTAGTCCTTTCCCGACTGTCTCGACGTCGCCCCCCTCTGATCCGAATGACGATGGCTAGTAAGGGCCATAGCTCTCCGACAACTTACAATCTCACTTCGACTGGATGGGACTTCTATAATAGATTCTGCGGGGAGCTGCACCTGGACCAGGCCGCCGAGCGGATGTCGTGCGGGGCCTGCGTCCATCGCTGCTCCACGTGCGGGCTGCCTCACGATGGAGACCCGAACCACTGGCGCGGCGACCGGCACATGGTGGCGGATCCAGGTGCGGGGTTTGCCGGGTGCGCGGTGGCGGATTTGGTTGAGTGTGGGGCGGTGGGGGCGGGTGCGAAAATGACCGCTTGCAACAAGGGAGGGACGAGAAATGAATCCAAAACCTAACAGCCGAGATCAGATCCTGGCATTCGTCGGGGATATGAAAAAGAGGGCGCGCGCAACAGGTTCTGGCGGTGAGGAATATGCATACGACGTGGTTGAGGGATTCATTCAGTGGATGACACCTGATCCCGACGCGGCCCCGGCGAAGAGTGCGGGGGAGCGGGTGCTGGCGCTGGACTGCGACATCTTGCACTTGAGGCACCCCGGCGAGTGGTGCGTCGTCAACGGTCACATGCGCGGCACAGGCCCGGACCCCCGAGTCGGCAGCGGCTGCGGTGCTCCGGGGCTTGAAGGAGTGTGAGTGATGGGACACATGAGACACCATTCAATAATCGTGACCGGGTGCATGGACGGCGCACTGGACAAGGCCCACGACGAGGCGGTTCGTCTGTTCGCATGGGTAAGCCCAAGATGCCCAGACCAGACCAACGGCTACCGCTCCTTCTTCATCCCGCCCGATGGAAGCAAGGAGGGTTGGGATGAATCTGAAAGCGGAGACAGTCACAGGAACGCGTTCGTGGCCTTCCTCCAGTCACTCCGGTATGAGGACGGCTCATCTCCCGTTGACTGGGTCGAGGTGGTTTTCGGTGACGATGGCGACTGGACCGAAGTTACGCGGGAGGTCAATAAGGACACCACCAAGGAGCCAGAAACCGATGCATAACCAGGACCAGGAACGCGAGGGGCTGCGGGCGCTGGACACCGTGCGGCACTATATCAACGCGACAGGCCGACTCGGCATACACCCCAAGGCAGAAACCCTGGAAGCCCTCGCGACCCTGACCCGGCTCGTGTCCGGGCGTCAAGATGTGGCGGACGGCGATGCACCGCTGGCACTACAGCGCCTGGAGCGCAACCATATTCGCAACTGCAACGGGTGGGCGCCAGATCAGGCCGTAGCTGACCTTGCTACCGTGTGGCGGATTGTTTCGGGGAGTCGAGTTTAGGTGGGGGTTGATGCGATTGAGGCGCTGGAGCGGGAACGTGACGCGCTCCGATCCGAGGTTAAGGGTGTGCGCACATGGGCCGGCATAGAGGCTGATAACGTGGATGCGCTGAACGTGGAGCTGGCCCGTGTTCGGAAGCGTGTAGCCGCCATGACCGTTAGGATAACTATCCAGGCCAACCGTGTTCGGAAGCAGATATCCGCCATGACCGCCGCCCGCGCACTGTTGACCAGGTGCATACCACTAGCCAAGAGCCACGACGAGACCCTGTATCAGGACATCGTGCGGGCGCTCAAGGATGGGGAGAAAAATGGATAGTCAACAAAAAATGCAGCGTGAGATTGCCGCACTTAAGGACAGGATTGTCGCCGTGGCAGAGGAGAAGGACGCCGAGATTGAGCGGCTGAGGCGGGAGCGAGACGAAGCCCGCGCCGGCGTCACCAGGCTACAAGGTGTGGTCGAGATGCTCAAGTCGGGCGGGGCGGGGTGATGAGCACATGCAACTGCGGGCCGCGCGGACATGGCCCAGAATGTACAGCGCAGGCAGGGGAGATATCCCGGCTCAGCGAACAGGTCCGGGAACTGAAAAACGGGGTGGGAGCCACGACCGAGCGGTGGGAGATGGGGAAGTACGCGCAGATGGTCTATGAGCGCCACGACTACAAACAGGGATACTGGGAGCAAAAATTCGGATTCCGGGTTGGCGACCGGATCTGGTGGGTGGGCGTGGAAGGGTACGGCCACGACGAAGAACAGAGCAAGAAGGACAAAGGGACTTGCCGCGAGATAGTGCGGCGCTTGAATGCCGACCCCGAGCCCGGCGAGTAACCGGCAGGGGGCGGGGGGTTGACTTCTGTGGCGCACGTGGCACACTCTGCTGGACTATCTAATCTGTGATGAAATACTGAGGAGGAAGAGATGCCGAAACAGCCCAAGACCATTAAGTACTCACCGGCGGATGAGCGCCTGCTGCTGGAGTACTGGAACAACCACCACAGGGCCTGGCAGTATCCGTCGGCTTCTGACCTGACCCTGTGCCGGAAGATCGTTGCGGCGCCACAGAAGTATGGAGACATGATGGAGATGTCGGTGTGCCCTCACGGGGACCTGCAGGGACGCGAGAGGTTCCGCCTGACCCCGGTGGGCCGTGCCCGGGTTGGTAAGGACCTGTAGGTGGGGCGGCCAGATCCCATACTGGAGATGATGAAGCCTCTCGATGGGGCTGACCGGATCTTGGCTGTGCAAACCTACCTCCGGCAGATGCTGACACTGTCATGCTCCAAGGCCGGTGTGACCGTTGAGGCGTATCGTAAACTCGAGCCGGCCTGGTGCAAATTCATCGATAAGTTCCCCGATGTGGGGGTAGCAGGTCTGCAACACCTGGAGCCAGCTTGGCAGCAGATGGCCAGTCAGGCATTTGTGTGGGCGGACCTGCCGGAGCCAGGGGAGACGACTGAAGGAAAACCCCTGAAGGTGCTGGAGGTGAAGATATGAGCCGCGAAGGTCTGACGTCCCATCCGATCGTTAACAAGATGGCGTCCCTGCTGCTTGATGAGGTCCAGGAACATGGCCTGGAGGCATTGGTCCTCCCTACCGGAGGCGGCCTGGACCTGTCATTGTGTGTCCAGAGAAAGAACTCTGTGCGCAGTCTCCTGCGAATCGAGGTAGTCTTCGGCAGGGAAGAGAGCGGTTCCGACTTGCTCCTGGTGGTCATGGACTGCGACTGTATCGCTGAGACCCACAAGGCGATCATGACCAATAAGGGGAGAGGAGGTCCTGACTCTACCTTGGTGTTCAATACAGGGGACCTGGAGACCGATCCGAAGTTGCCCGATGCTGTAGAGCAGGTCAAGGCGTTGGTCAAAGCCTGCGCCGGACTGTAGAATAAGTTCTTCTGAAGACCGGGGAAAGTGAAAGTACGTGGCCGCAAAGAAGAGACAGAAAAAAGTCGTAAAGGTCCGACATCGTCCCCCCCTCCATACCACCATCTCGAAGTACGCCCGGGGATTGCTTGACGGCCTGATTGCTGATGTCAAGACCGCGGGGAAACCCGAACTCAAGCAGTCAGCCATCCTTGATCGCTGCATCATCGCTCAGGTACCGAAGCTTCGGGAACAGAATGGTCTCCCCCCGGATCCCGAGCAGGTCGCCAGAGAGGGGGGCAAGTAACCCCTTCCCCCCCTCCCCCCTTATGCCCCGACAACCGGCCTCGATTTATCTATACCAAGGGGACATGTTTGATGTCCTTCCTTACCTGGTGCGTGCCGGGTTGGACCTGCAGTCCATCTTCACTGATCCCCCCTATTCCGATGTAACCTGTGATGGCCACAACAAAGGAGCCTCTGGCGTAGAGGGGCGGGGAGTTATTGAGTACTCGAGCTGGGGGGCGGAGGAGGCCCGTCGGTTCTGTCGAGAGATTGCTGTATTGGCACATGGATGGGTTGGGGTGCTGACTGACGACATTCTGGCTGCTGTGTTCCGTGAGTATCTGAAGAAGCCTGTTGCAGACGGGGGGGCTGGTCGGTACAGCTTCGCACCGGTACCCTGTGTTGTCCCTGCCAGCCGGGTCCGGTTCCAAGGAGATGGGCCCCCTTGTGAATCCCACTACCTGGTGGTGGGCCGCCCGAAGCAGGACAGGTTCGTCGGAGGCTGGTCCCCGCGGGGATACTATATCGGGCATCGGGAGGAACCCTTGAAAGTCCTGGGGGGCAAACCCTTGTCCTTGATGGTCCCGATCGTGAGGGACTACTACTCCAGGGGGGCTGGTGGGTTCGTTTGTGATCCGTGCCTCGGTAACGGCCAGACCTGCATTGCTTGCTCAATATCGGGAATCCCGTCAGTGGGGATCGAGATGAGTGAGGAGAACCTGGACCTGGCGTATCGCCGATGTTTGGAACATGGTCTCCCTGTTACACTGGTCACCTAACGGAGGACTTGATGTCTGATTACCCTACTCTGAGACTTACCAAGCCGGCGACCCACAGCCCTGCTGTTACCCGTCTGCAGGAGCTCCTGGACCTTGCCGGGTTTGCTCTCCAATGCGATGGATGGTTTGGACGGGAAACCCATAAAGCGGTTGTTGCCTTTCAGAAGCTCACTTCTATCGAACCTGACGGGGTGGCCGGTCTGCGGACCTGGGCTGCCCTCGAGCCCCCGACGAATGCGGCCCCTCGTCCGGAAGATTCGGATCCGATCGTCAGCCGCATTGGCTACCATCCCAAGCCGCGGCTGTTCCAGCGGGTCAGGGAATGGGCCGATATCTGCGGCGTGACCCTGCATCAGATGGGGATCCTCGTTTCCGACACACCGCAACGTCAGGATACTCTCGGGGCACATATTTCTATCCTCCGCTCGGGTGCCATCGTCCGGGTGAACCCGATGACAGACATGATTTGGCATGCCCAGAAGCTGAGCCACAAGACCGTTGGGATTGAGTTCAATGGGAATATGGAGGGTATCGAGGGGGACCGTTCTACTCTTTGGGGAGATGCCGGCCCTCATCCTGTAACTGATGCACAAGTGGATGCGGCCAACGACGTCCTGTTCCCTTGGTTGGTTCGATGTTTTGAGGCCAATGGGGTGCACTTCAGCAACGTCCATGCACATCGCCAATCCAGTGGTACCCGACGGGCCGACCCGGGGTCAGAGATCTGGCAGCGGGTAGGGATTCCGTGGATCGAGAGGCTGAAGGCACTAGGGATGGGCAAGCGGGGGGACGGTGGAGCAGGGTTCTCGGTGGGGGACGGTCGGTCAATTCCGAAGGAGTGGAACCCGGAGTACCCTGGGAAGTACTGACCGGCGAGGCCCTGAGATGCTCTGTGCCGGGCCGAACCCACAATCCGGTACACCTGCATTGCCGGGTCCGGGCTCTGTCGGGGGCGTGTGCGGTGCGAATTGTGGCGGGGGTGTGCGGGTGGGGGTGTCTACGGGACGGAGGCGGGAGTCGCGGCGCTCTCTGCCGGCGCTGGGTCGGGTGTTGGGCACACCGGGCAGACCTTATCCGGGCACTCCAGCAGGCCGGCGAAGAACAGGCACCACGACTGCTCCATGCTCATGGGGTCGGGCCACTTCTTGAGGCACGCAGCCCCGGCCTTGTCGGCCCCCTTGGCAAGCAGGTCGGCCTTCACTCCCTGGGCGATGTTGGTGAGCATCGGGCTGGGCCTGAAGCCGTCGCACCCGTTGAGGGTCACCAGGGCGATGAGGACGCCGGCCGCAATGACGAACATACGCACCGACTCACCGAGCTGGACGTATCCGCCCTCCTTGGACGCGGCGGCGCCGATGGCCGTGGCCGCCCTGATTCGCCCGAAGATTGCGAGGCCTCCGGTGATAGTCATGAGCAGGGTTTTGAGCCATGCGGGCAGGTAGGGGTCGAGCACGCCGGTCATCTCGTGGGTGGCCCCCTGCGCGATAGTCGCCAGGGCTGCCAGGATGGTGAGACTCAGATACCAGGGCTTGGCCCCGTTTGTTTCCTTGGTCATGATTCTCCTCCTAGTACCTTGCGGCACCATGTTGTCGAACGTGGATTATACAACCCCCAGGGGCACCTCTTGCAAGCGGGGATATTGGGCTTGGCTTCGCACTGACGGCGGGACCGGACCAGCAGACGTGCCGCCTCGGCCGCGTTCACGTAGAAGTCCTGCAGCGCCTCCCTGAAGCGGTCGCCCCCGCGGGTGTGTACATCCAGGGCGCGAACCTGCCAGGGGCCGACGTCTGCCTGCTTGCCGTCTCGGCGCACCACCATGCGGCACCGACTCTCGGCCTTACATACCTTCCAAAGCAGTCCACGGGGCAGGTCACGGGCTCGCTCTAGGGCACGGATGTAGGCCCGGCGTTCGGACCTCGCCGCCTCGGCTTCAGCAGGTCTGCACCCCGTCCTGAAGGCGAAGAAGGCCACCGCCGCAACGATCATGAACAACAGGCCCACAGCCCATACTGGCAACAGGCCCTTGCGTGGTCCGGGGATGACGTCCAGTTCCGCCAGTGCCAGGTCGACTAGGTTGTCCATCATTTCTTCAGTAATACCTGGGGCCTCAACCACCTTCTCACTGCAACCGTTCGGGCAGATGGCACGGGCGGGCTGACGGCGCGGGTCCCCGCCCTCGTTGCCGCGCACCCGGTCCGGGTCCCAGTAGCGCACCTTGATTTGCACAGGGGGCCGCGGTGGCTTGCCGCACCCGCAGGAGAGCTCCACGTCGGCCCATACGGCATAGGTCCCCTTGGTTGGGTCATGCGGGTTCATCTGTGGCGGGTGGATTTTGTAGACGTGGAGGACTTGAAAGAGAGTGGGCATTATCTGCGCCTGCGCGGCCTGTACTGCCCGCGGCTGTTCTTCTCCACGAGCGCGTCCATTTTGATGTTCATCTTACTGCGCCACAGATCGGCCTTGTGGCTCTCGTCTTTGATCAACCCTTTTACCTCAGCCACATCGTCCTTGTGATTCTCCCGGGTGACGTAGGATTCAAGGGCGTTGGTGATGGTCGGGTGGGATTCCTCAATTGGTGGGGCCCTGTGGGCGGTCATCGCTGCGGCGTCTTTCTTCTCCACCGCATCATCAAACCACTTCTGCCCAGCGATAAACCAACCCAGGACAAGGACGCCGCTGAACAGGAGCGACCCCAGGAGTTTGATTGTTACCTGTTGTCCATAGAACCCAGGTCCGGGTGTGGGGGGAAGTGGCTGGGCGTTTACCTGACTAACTTCTTCCATTTCGTCCTTCTCCATGCGCCCTCCTGGCGCCGCCCGCAGTGACTGCGCCGTCCCGGGCGCGGTGCCGCACTCTCGCCCTTGCTACTGGATCTCCCACGCCTCGTCAAACCCGGGGTAGTCCTTGGTCCTGGTGGGTGGCCTGAACGTTGAATGGGTCTCGTTTCCATCCACCACCACGGCATAGATCCACCCATCCTCTGGTGCTGCAACAGGAGGGGTTCCGCGCACGTCGCCCTTTTTGCAGACCTCGTACTTGGTGGACCGCTTGAATTTCTTCCCGGTCGTTCGCCTCTTCAGTTTCTTTGCCATTGGGTTCCCCTACAGATTGGCCAGATACAGACCGCGAGTCTCGCAGGTCACGGTTCCTGACCCGGTCGCGTTCAGGCACTTGAAGATTACCGACGGATTGATGTTCATGTCTGCCACGGCGACGGTCTTGGCCGTGGTGTGGACAGCCCACCCGGTAGCCCCTGGAAGCCCAGGATTAGAGCCGGCTGCGTTTCCTGAGTAGAATGCCTTAACCACTCCAGAGATTGGGTCGTAAATCATTCCAATCCAGAATGAATCATCGATGGTCGCGTTGGATAGCGTTGTGGTGTCCCCGTTCTCGGTGATAGTAAGCTTCCACGCGCCACCAGTCCGCTCCTGGAGAACGCCGACGTATTTGGCGAGACCGACAGGGGCAACGTACATCGCGAAGTATGTATCGTTTGCTGATCCGAGTTGCGTGACGTGGCACCAGCACGCAACGGGCCGCGTTGGGATGGATAGTTGCAATTCAGGTGCCGCCGCTGCTCCGTGAGTATGCGCCCATGTGTACTTGGAACCGTCGGCGGTGATGGTGTAGCCGCTGCCAACCTGCTGAGTCCATGCCGTGACGATCGGGTTGGCGGTGCAGTCGTCGGAGATGCCCTGTTTGGCTACGCCGCCGTCCAGGATGATTGTGCCCTGGTCGGTGTTGAACGGGGCGGCGGGGGCCTGAACCGCCGTGTCCGCCGTGGCCCCCTGCGCAGCCGTAGCGAAAAACCCCTCGCTCCTCAACGCAGCGTTGCCGAGTGCCACGGCTGCCACCCCCCCGGCGGAAGTTTTCAGGTATCCGGACAGCCCCGTGGTATCGATCTTGTCGTGCAGCACACCCTCGGCGAGTTGGCCGGTTCCGTCCAGGGAGGCGTACCCGCCGGCAGCACCCTTGTTGGCCGTGTCTTCGATGACCCCAGTTGTGCCATGGGTAGTAGTGAGTGCAGCATGGACCGAGACGGCGTTGGCCAACTCAGCCGCTGTTGTCACCGTGACCCCGATGATCGCTTCGAGCTTGCCCTCTGAATTGAGATCAGCGGTAGTCAGGAAAGCGGCAATCGCTGCGCCCAGTTCCGCTGTGGAGGTGAGGGTGACACCAGTGATCGCCTCAAGCTTGCCCTCTGTGTCTAGATCTGTACTTTGGAGGTACGGGATCAAGGCAGCCACCAGCTCGGCGTTGGAGGCCATGGCCTCACCAACAGCTGTCTCGAGTTGTGCCTGAGAAGTGATGGTTGTCCCCCCACCCCCTCTGCCCCTGCTGAATCCGCCATCGTAATCGGCCATCAGAATCTCCCTATACTGCTATCCGTGGTTCAAGTAGAACTCAATGTTGGCCACATTGGCAGGACCAACCAAACCCAAGTGGGTGCACCGGGGTGACAGCAGGAAGCCTCGTTCGTATCTCTGTGCCGGCGCTGGGGAATCCCACCCAACTCGCAGGGCCCACTTCCCGTTGAGGTAGGCGTACAGCTCCAAGGCTTTGGCACCGGCCACAGCCACATCGTAGCCGACTGAGCCTCCGTCGTAGATGGCCTTCTGCTTCGGGAGCTCCACGACGTGCGTCAGGCTGGCGGGGAACGCCTCGGTCAGCAGGGCTGCGTAGTTGACATGCATCTGGGCCTGCGCCAAGACGATGATGGAACCATGAGGGTACAAGACATTTCCGGGCATGGCGGTGACAGCCTCCGGTGAGGGGTTCAGTAGATATTGCTACCTACAGTAGCGCGGGGGGTGGGGCTGGGGCAAGGACTACGGGATGGGGGGTGTGACAGAGTGTGTCGCCGGTGTGCCAGAATGTGTCAGGCAGCAGGTTTGTGGGCCATCAGGTTCAAGGAGATGTTTTCCTGGCAGGCATAATCTTGACCCTGCCAGATCGCAGGAATGGATACTGCGTCCCAGGTTTGTATGTCGATGAAGTCTGCTTGGAGGAGGACCTTGGCTAGTTTCTCCCTTGTGAAGCACCACTTGTGACGGTCCCAGTCAGGGGTTGTGGATAGGCAAGGCCCAAACAAGGGATAGTCAGGCTCCGGGCCAAAGTATTCCGGGTCTTCAGGGGAGGTGAGAACACAGCCCAGGAGGACCTTCCTGAGATCAGGGACAGCAAGCCTGAGGATCCCCCCGGGGATCAAGGCCTGTCGTAGTTTGACCAGCAGAGCCGGAGCCAGATCCGGATATACATGCTCGAGGACATGACTCATGTAGATCTCAGAGAAGTGCCCGAGGGGTAGGTCATCAGCCATGATGTCCACTGCGAATCCTGCAGGGGACTGGCTGAGTCGTCCATCCGTATTGGTATATCCGACCAGGTCTTTACCCCCGCACCCGAGCTGGAGCTTGCTGCCCCGGAGAACCTGATTGAGTCTCGACGGAGGCATTACCGTTGGGGGATGCGCTGGTGCATGACGTCGAGAATGTCTGTTCGGGCGAAGCCGGCAGCTCCTGATGCGACGAGGGAGGGGACTTTGTCCTCAGCGGAACCGATGAACCAGCCGCGGCCGTCAAGTAGGTCCATCTGCTGGCAGTTTTTGAATCCGACCTCCTGCATGATCTGAAGCCAGGTGTTGCCGGTCGGGATCCACCAGTTCCAACCTACCTGGGAGGGCCCCCGGTACTGAGCGTGGGGGTAGAACTTGTCAGGCAGGGTCATCGTCTCGAACAACAGCACCCCGCCTGGGCGGAGCATGAGACGGAGGATGGCCAGGGCGCACGCTGGGTCTGAGCAGTGGTAAAGCACTCCCGGACAGTAGATGACGTCGTAGGTGGCCGACGGGTCCAGCAGGGATGCCTTGGGCATGTCGTACAGGCTGCAGCCGTAGACATTGTCACCCCGGATAGAAAAGACCTCCTTGTGGCGTTTGGACCAGCTTGCAAAAACCGGGACCTCTTCGACCACATCGACTTCAGCCGCCCCGAAGCCATCGAGGAGCATGACCTCGTAGCCGCACCAGGCCCCCACTACGCAGCATCTATGGCCCTGGGACAGGGCACGTAGGTCAATCCCGGTCTCTCTGAGCCTGGCCGCATTCAAGAGTCCCCGGGTGTGACGGGCACCGGCCGCACCTTGGGGGCCCATGGCGCCGATTACCTGAAGGCCTTCTCCGTAGTCATGGTCCTGGTCCCAGGCGTAGCAGTCCAGGGCCGTTCCCTGGTTAGCCGCCCAGGTCTTGACCCATACATCGGTTGGGTTCTGGTCCACGAAGTCAGAGACTTCCTGTTTGAAAGCTTGGGCTTGTGCATCACCGTGTAAGTCCCGGATCCGCTGCAGGGAATACCCCCCCATGATCTCCTGCTCGATGGCCACTCCTACTTCGTTCAGACTTCCTTGTCTCATTGCCTTGCTCCTCGATTATGGAGTTGTCAGTTCTTGATCCAAAAAACAGGTCCCCCACCTTCGGGGATCGGGATGATCTCTGGGTCCTCTTGCCGTATCTCGAGGTATTCCTCGATGGCCTTACGACAGCCCCGCAATGCGTAGTCGTCGATGATGACAATCCCACCAGACTGGACCAAGTCGATGAGGGGCCAACACGCCTTGGTTGACTCATACAGATCTCCATCAAGCCTGAGCAGGGCGATCTGACGAATTGGGGGGTGGCCGATTTTATCCCCCGAGTGGATGGCCTCACGTATGGTTTGCTGAAACCACCCCTCGTACAGTGTGAATATCTGGGCAGGCATCCCCCTGGCCTCGAGGTTTTGATGCACCGCCGCCGCAGAGCATGCGCTGATACCAGAAGTCACAAGGGCGCCATCCTTGCCATGGGAGAACAAGGTGTTGTCAATGTTGTCTGTGTCTTCCGGTCCCGCATGAGGGATCCCTTCGAAGCTGTCAAGCAGGTGAAAGTGGTGCTGAGGACTCGGTCCGGCTCCGGCGCCGCGCCACATGGCGATGACCTGTCCACCTGCGAACACACCGCACTCCACGATGTCACCAGCAATACGGTGAGCAGCAACATGCCGGGCCAGTGCCCAGGAGGATAAGAGGGTGGGTCTGGTAGACAGACACAGGGGGCCGACGTTGGAGATGAGCCAGTTCTGTTCCTCCTCAGGAGGCCAGTTGTCAGAGAGGATCGAGGGCAGCTCTTTTGAATTAGAATTCATAGTTTGCCTTGAGAAGTTCATCCCCAAAGAGTTCCTCCACACGAAGGATCATCTTCGGTTCAGTGTAATAAGACCGATACCCTGGTCGACGGGTGGACCTATTAATATGGGGGAGGGCAGGCATGTCGGTACCAGCCAGCTCACAAAATGCCTTCAGGTCATTGGCGAGGATTTCAAATCGGAGAATTTTGTCAACGATGCAGGTCCCTTGCACATCCATGAGGAATTCGTGCATGTGCAATGGGCGACTGGTTGTACTCCCTGTTGATTCTGGTTCAGACAGCCAATGGGTTGGGCATCCATGGGTGACCCAGGCTTCAAAAGAGAGATGCTGATAGATGTGGGGCGCAATGTTGGCACCCCGGCAAAAGTGGTAGAAAGAGACCAGTCGGTCGAAGGGGTTACGGATGATCGAGAAGGACAAGCCTTCTCTCCAGGTTTTCTCCCCAACCCTGTCGCGTATGGTCCGTGCTGGGAGATGATTGTGAGTTTCATCTACCAGACCTTGAAATGCTTGATAGATGCTTCGTGTCCCGGTCCTGGGGATGGAGACGAAGAACAGTTTTGGAGGACTCATATTATCAGATTCCTCTGATGTGCCACTGTCGAATGTCGTCCTGTGGGGTCGGGTAGGTTGAGCCATAGAGGAACGTGTTGGGAGGCAGGGGTTTGAGGCCCAGACGCTTGGCGAGTACTGTCATCGCAGGCATGTCATGGCGGTGACCTTGTACTCTCTCGTCGTCGCTGACAAAGCCCTGGGCCTTTCGCCAGGGCCCACACACTACTTCCGGATTCTGCATCATTTCACACATGCCCTTCAGGAAGGCATTCCCTGATGGATGGCTGGGGTTAACCCCCCAGATTCCGCCAGCGACGATAGGCTCAGCCATAGCCTGTTCTCGAGTCCAACCAAAAACCTTGAGTGCCCGGTCACTCGTCCAGTGCCCCATACAGCCACTCTCCTGGACAAGATAGACTCCGGTGCGTTCCAGCTCCCTAAAGACGGGCTCCAACGACCTACCTGGCCAGACGGAGGAATCCAGCCAGATGACCCCTGCTGGGGCCACATCTTTGTTTGCTTGGATAATGGTGGCAGCCTGATCTACGGCATAGGTTTTGAAGGCGTAAGGGAGTTGCTGGTGTGGGGGACAACCTGCGGGGAGAGTGTGTCTCCAGAGCATTTTCATGCCTCGGTAGTCCACACGGTCAAGTTCGAGACTCAACCGAGACACACCTGAAGCGTAGTTGCCGTTAACACCAATAGAGATGATGGCTCGATGACTGGGGGGAATCATTAGTGTCTACTCCCTACCAAGGATGGTAGTTCCACGGTGATGGCGAACGATGGCGAGGAACATCTCTACGACAGCCTCCCAGGACCACCAACGATAGGCCAGAGCTTTTACGTCTCTGCGCATCTGCTCCTTGAGTTTGTCCATCTCTGGATCCTGTCCGGGGGGCTTGGCCCATGTTTTGGCCAGGGCCAGAAGTTCGGAAGGCGTCCCCCAACACAAGGCATGCTTTCCGTCGACAATTCCCCAATGCTCTTGTCCCTTGAACCGTTGCAAGGCGATGCATGCACTGGCCGCCCCAAGTCTATTGAGGCGGTCCGAACTGTAAGCCGTTAGGTCCGGGGTAATCGAGGCGTTCACACTCAGGGCCGCAAGGTTGTAGACTGCGGGACAAGCTGCTCGGGGAATTGAGCCGAGTGTTTGGTCTGGTGTCCAACCGCTGCCGAAGATGAAGATGCCCTGCGGGTCGTGATTGAAAAGGGCTTCGATGCTGGACGTTCGAAGGTCGTAGTCGTAGGTTCTGGACCCGATGAAAACCGACGACCCTTGGAGTACTTCTTGGCTGACCTTCATCGGGATTCGATCTGGATCTGTCTGGTCATCGATCCCGATGTCGTAACCCACCTGGAGGTACCCGGGATGAGGGACTTCGTGCTGGGCAAGCATACGGCAGTAATCGATGTTGCTCTGGAGGCATAGGTCTGCGGCGCGGCCCGTGTCCAACATCCAACGGGTTGGCCGGGGATACCATTCCTGTCGAACATCCCCATTCCATGTTGCGATGACAGCTCCTGGGGCGCACAACTTTCTGAGCTGCTGGATGAACTCCGCTGTCCCCAGGAATCCTTCATCGTCCTGAATCTGGTACCAGACCAATGTAGGCCGCAGCTGTCGTGCAGCCTCGAAGATCGCCTGAGCCCGAACCTTTGGGCCAGCTGCTGCAAGGTCTCCACGAAGCCGAAGAACCTCTACTGTTTTGCCTATACGGCCGAAGGCCTCACGTAGGCCGATCTGGAGCTCAGCCTCGTGGGCCAGGGGTAGAAGTAGGAGTCGCTCTTCAGGCCCTGCCGGAATAGGAGAACGCCTGGGCATCTTCCCTGGCTCCGGGACGAGAAGTCGGGGCCACCAATCCCCCGGTGGGGTTGCGTCCAGGCGGGTAACCAGTCTGTCCAAAGAACCATCCCCATGTTTGGGGCCATACGCTCTGACGTTCTTTCGTCGGAGTCCGTCAGGAACCTGGTGGTCGATAGCCCGGATCTCCCCGGGAAAGTATTGTGCCCGACGTCCAGCTTTGACCAGTGCAGCTCCCTGCAAGGTGTCACCGGCGTATGTCCTATCGATACGATATTGACTGTCCCCCCAGAAACCTCCGATGAGCGTGGCCACATCCTCCAAGGCATTCCGTCTGGTCAAGGCGATATTGGGGTGGGCCGACTCGTTGAGGATCGACCTGAGTGCACCGGTGTGGTGGGGGGCAATCCAGTTGTCCCCCCCATCCGTTGAAAACTCGAAGCATACCTGGTCCAAACCTGGATCTTGGTCCAGACGATCTACTGCCTTACGTAGGGACCCCGGGACCAACTCCACATCGTCATTGGCTTGGAATACGTACTGCCCACAGCTTGCCTCGTAGGCGAGATTGAAGGCATCAATAGCCCCGGTCAATCCGCCGTGGACCACCCTGCAATCAGGTTGTTCTTTGAGCCATTCCAGAGTCCCATCTGTACTGCCTCCGTCACTCAGGATGAACTCAAATGGGCATGGGTCCATAACCTTGAAGTCTGCCCGGATGCTCCGTACCATACGCTTGAGGCTCTCCAGCCTGTTATATGTCCCGGAGATGACGGAGATCCGGACAGGTCCTGGCTGGGTCGGTCCTTTGAAGATGAAGGGGAGGTGGGCCTGAGGGACACGTCCATCACCATCGAGAAAACCTGTGTACTCTTGCCGTCTCCTGAGTTGATCACGCTCCGTCAGAAGCTTACGCATCAATTCTGAATCTTCTGGGCTGCGACTCGGAACCTGATTTACCACAACAGGGATAGTTGCAGATCCTTCGGGGGCCGAAGGGGGGGGAACATGGTGGTGCGCTGGGCTCCCCCGGTGGGCTGCTATTCGAAGCGCCTCACCAAGACACTCCCGCCAGTTCGACATGACATGGTGCCAGGTCCATTTATTACGGATGGCTGCCGCGGCCCGGTCCGCCATGTCCTGCAGCTCTTGACGCGGCCTGCGCCTGAGGTCCTCGATGACCGCACACAGATGGTCGACGGTCCGTTCAGGGAGCAAACGGCCGAAGTCCTCATTGATGGCCAGCTGGGCTGAGCCCACCTTGGTGGAGGTAGGGATGCAACCGCAGGACATACCCTCGAAGATCGGGAAGGGGCCCCCTCCCTCTCCCTTGGACATACAGACGATGACCCCGATCTGGTTGTAGAACTCGGGCATCTTGTAATGAGGCCAGGCTTGTTGTCCAGGCTGGGCGGTTGAGCTGTCGAGGATTGCGTGGGGGACCTTACAACGTTCGACTGCCTCCCGAAACATCCCTAGTCCCTTGTAGTCCTCCATGCCACCGACGGCTGGATTCATCCGTTGGCTGTTGCCCGTCCACCCGAAGACCAGGTCCCCTTTTGGTAGGGGGGTCTGGGCAAACAGGTCCGGATTGACACCGTTTGGAGTCACGATGATTGGGGGGAGGGCCTGCCCCTTGGCGAGCCTGACGATGTCATCCCGGACCATCTCGTTCCCGACTGCCAGGATGTCTGTGCAGCGCAACGTAGCCAAGAACTTGGGGCTGAGTCTCCCATTCGGGCCAAGGAAACTCATATGGTCGTCCACGCAAGACACCACGGCACCGGGTCGCATAACCGATTTGAGCCTGGGGGTATCGAAGTGCCACAACGAGATCAGGACGCTGTCTGGTTCCACCCTCTTGTCCATGTCTCGGCCGAGACAGATGTTCACTCCATCCACCATGTCCTGAAAGCCCCTGCACATCTCCCGGGCCTTGGCATGGAATACAGAATCAGGCAGATCGATGGTGAGGTAGGCTTTCATTATAGGATGCTCCGGAACTCTGAGGGGGGATTAAACTGAGGGAGTGTTCGGGTGCTGAAGTTTACGGAGCGGGAGTGGCTGTGAAGTTGGCCACACCGTGTGCACCACCGGCCGAGTCGTACTGGATGAGGATCATGTCGCCGTTGTGCTGATCCTGGATCTGGAACTCGTCGACCTGCAGGCCCTCGGTGGCGGAAAACTTCATGTAGGGACCCTCGCCGTAGTACTCGCCCGGCCCGGCAACCGCGGCGTGAGAGCCGAGGTTCAGGGTGTCGGTGTCGATGATCGCCAGGATCGCATTGACCGCGGTGCGGATGGTGTTGAAGCGACTGACCAACGAACCAGGGTAACGGCCGGTGAAGATCAGCGCCCCCTTGTTGAAGGCGTTGTTTGCAAGCAGGGGAAGCGGGGTAATGGCGCCCATGATGTAGGTTCTCCTTTATCAGGACAGTCGGCCGGAGCCGGTCCTGACTCGATGACCGTCCTACCCTAAGCCGGAGCCGGGCAGGTACGGCGAGATGGGGTTTGACTTCTCGCATTGAGCCTACTTCACCCGGACATCGATGGTCAATAAGGACGGCAGACTTTTGAGTTCATCGGGGATGGTTGTACCCCCCAATATGAGCAGGCCCGGACTCGAGGCCTCCTGGGTTTGGTAACGGGCCTGGAGGGTACAGAGCCTCTTGTGCTCAGTGACAACCTGAGTAAAGGCGCGCTTCATACTCATGCCCGTTCTGGAGCCGGTGGACATCTCGATGATCTCGAGGAGTATCTCACGAGCGCCTGGCTCAACCTCGATGGTACAACCTCGTTTACGCTTGTGTGCCATAACTGGGCTTGAACGGTAGCAAGCAAGTCGGTGAGAGTCAACAGAGTTTGCGGGGGTACTGACGATTCTGTGACACGGGGTTGCCGGGGGGGATTTGTGGTGGTAACGTGGCTGGTCATGAGGGATCTCAAAGACCGAATCAGTACGGCACGTGGGGGCAAGCAGGCGGTGTCCCCAGATGGTGCAACAGGGATGCCCAGCGGGACCCGAGAGGTTAGTGCCGGGGATATGGATGCCGGGGTCGCGGAGGAGTCTGGGCCCCCCGTCAACATCCAGCGGGTAGGAATGCAGACTTCAGCAATGGAACCTGCTGAGACTGCAGAGCCGGCGGAATGGTATGGCTCCTACGCTGACGGACGCCGCTACATCTCCCCCATCCAGTCCGACACTGATGCCGATCTGCTCATCCGGAACTCCTGGGTAATTTCCGGTGTGATCTCGGCCTACCTGGACAATGTGTATGGGCGGCGCCCCTATGCAGTGCCCAAGGCTGACCCGATGACCCCGGAGGGTAAGCAGACCATTCGGCAGTGGATGCGGATGCAACGAGTCAAGGCCGGGAGCACCGATAAGTCCTGGCTCGACATCAAGGATTCTGCCCTCGACAAGGTGTGTAGGCAGATCGATGCACGAGTAGAGCTGGAGTCTGCCCTGGTCGACGGGTTTTTTGCGACTTGTCAGGTGGACCTCCCATACGATCAGATGGCCTCCTTGGCCGGCTACGATCTCGAGGTGAGAGGGCGTACCTTCTTGGAAGTCCTGCGGGATGCTCCTGGTGGCAAGCCTGTTGGGATGGTGTGGTCCCCTGCCCGTTTCATCAGAGTTGAGCCCCCAAGCCCTGCGGTCGGGTTCTCTGATCTGATGGTCCACAACCCATTGGTTTACGAGAAGAACTTCAGGTTTCGTAGGTTCGTAGGGTGCTTCCAGTCTGCAAGCGCCAATGCTGTGAGTCCGGTGGCCTTCTTTAAGGACTTTGGTGACCCGCGGGTGCGTAGTCGCAGTGATGGACGATACTACGAGACCATGGACCAGCTGCTTGCCCGAGAAATGGGGGAGGAAGTTGGGGGGTACGGGGGAAACAAGCAGCGCCGCTGGCCTGTCGGGACACCATCCACTGAGATCGTCCGGATGGTGCATACGGCGCCCTGGGCTGCCCTGACGGGGATGGCCCCTTGGTACTCCACCAAGACAGAGCTCCTCGGGATCCGAGAGTGCGCCCAGGAGAATCGGGGCTTGCTGTCGGGCCAGTTGGTCCCTCTGCTCCTCTGGATGATCCACGGGGGGCAGCGCATCACCCCGGACCAGACAGAGCTGTGGCAAAAGGATTTGCAGGCTGCTGTCAAGCCTGGCGAACGTTCGGTCGTCATCATGCAGGTCATGTCCGACGCAATGGCTCGAGCAGGCAGTCGGGGGGCTGGGGAGCCCAAATCATCCATTGTCAACACCCGGCCGGCTCAGCAGGAAGATGCCCTGGCCATGAAGTACACCGAGCAGAGCTACCGGACTGCTCTTCGGGCCTACCGGATGAACCGGGCAGCCCTCGGGGATTTCGAGGGGATGACCCAGCAGGAAATCCAGGAGGCCCTTCGGTATACTGAAACGCAGGTCTATGGTCCTCGTGGTGAGTCCTGGTGTGCCGGATTGCAACCTATTGTGGATGACCTGGGTTTGTTGGCTACTCGACTCGAGCGGCCAACCCGGGCTTCTCTGGCCTTGGGGGAGTTGTCTGAGATCCTCGAGCGGTTGGGGAAAGAGAACTTTATTACCCCTGAACAGGCCTGGCCTACGGTACGCCGAGCCATGAAGGATCTGGGGAGGATTGTCCAGGACAAGGGGCAGTGGAGTAAGTATCCCCGGCGGGTTGTTGACGGATTCATGATGGCTCGTGTCCCGCAGGCCGCGGGTAAGTTCATGGGTTTGGATGCCAAGTACATGCCTCCTATTGAGGCCACCGACAAGATGGACGGGAACAATAAGGGTCCGGTTGTACCGGCTCCGGCACCTGTGGAGGACCCCGAAGATGAGTAAACTTTCCAAGATGGAGCAGGGCAAGCGGCTTCTTACCTCCATGCACGGACAACGGCAGATGTATGAAGCCCGAGAGCGGGAAATGCTCCGGCGGGCTGTCATTGATATTGGAGTCCCCCCAGTCGTTCGTGAACTAGTGGCCTGCAATGCCGACAAGGGTCCTCTGATCATGACGACGATTGCGAAAACTGTCCGTCGGGCCATGGAAGACCCCAGGACACGGCCCCTGTTTCCAACCGATGCAGCTTTCAAGGATCGTCTGGAGATCGTGTACGACTGTCTAACCCGTATTTGCGGGGACGGACATGCCCCAATCAAGCTCGCTGCGGACCGTCTATGGGACATGGTTCTGGCACGGATGGCGGGAGGTGGGCACCCAGACGACATCGCTGAGCAGCAGGTCACCACGAAGGGGGGGGCAGACATCACAGGAGATGAAGTCACCGACGGTACGTTGGCTCGGGCTTGGGGGAAGAGTGAAGGGGAGGGGGTAGGTATCGCCCGACTGGGGGCCAAGGACATGGTTGACTTTCGTGACCAGCCGTCTGGACAGGAGGAGTAGATGCCGCTGTTTCCGAAAGCTGAAGCTGTAGATCCCTATGAGGACCGAGAGGACGTAATCTGTCGGGCAGCCTGGGTTGTAGCCGAGGCCATCAGCGAAGGCCTTCGTGAGGGGCCCGGTCGGGACCCTTCTGGCTGGGCTGCGTCCAACCGGGACAGGATTCTTGGGGCGTATCGCGAACTTCATGCCATGTTTGGTCGGGCCTCCAATCTCGCCGACCGAGTGATTGCAGCGGAGAAGGCCTTCGTTATGGCTTTGGACCTTCTCAAGGTCAAGACTCGCTACAACGACAAGTTGTCCGAGGCCGCGGGGATCGGGGTTGCAGAGGGATGGGGGGACGACCTTGCCCCGAATGAGGCTGCACAGGCGTGCATAGAGGCGCGCGCCCTGGCCCCAGACTGCATCATGATCAGTCCAGGGGACCTGGAACTGGCTGCCCGCATTGGCTCTGAAGGAGGCCAGCCTGAGCCGGTTCAGGTCCATACGACAACCGCAGCCTCCGGGATCGTAGGGACCTCCATGCTTCAGGCCTTGCTCCCGCCCGGGCTGGTGAGTCCTGTCCCCCTGCTACCTGGAGCGGGAGATGTACGGGGCATTGAGGACATCCCCTCGATGGTTGCTGGCCTACCTGTCTACGACCTAGCCCTGGTGCGCGAGGGGCTGCTGCAGCAGTCCGGAATCGGGTCTTGGGATGTTCAAAGGTATCGGGCGGGCAAGGCTGTTCCACAGGTTTCCTTTCTGAACTACAAGCCCGGGCAGACGGTGGCCGGCGCCAAAGAGGCGGGGCTGCAGCCGGTGGAGTTCACGGTCCCGTTCGAGGTGGTGGGTTGTGGGGCTGGTGCCCTGGCGACAGATGCTGAAAGTCGTGCCCGGGTGGAGCAAGTCCTGCAACGGTTCTCTGGGATGAAGAAGGCCGGGGACAAGCACGATCCTCGGGGGACCATCCCCTTCGACATGGACGGGGACTTCCCCCTCCACCAGATCGTGACCGGTGAGGTCCTCAAGCCGGACACCCCTGATCGGAGCACTTCGTATGATGAGGTGACCGGGGAGAAGCTGTCCGACCATGACATCTACGATGACCCGACGATTCTGTTGTCGATGTTCTGGTGGATGGCCAACGCCAAGAGCCGTGTGACCTTTCTGCACACCGAGGATGGTGGCAAGGATGTCTCGGTGGATGTTCCTGTTCTGGCATGTTGGCAGCAGAGTCCCGATCGGACTTATGTTCGGGACGACAAGTCGGAGAAGATTGTCAAAGCGGGCACCTGGATGCTCACTGTCTGGGTCAAGTCCAAGCCTATCTGGAAGCTGATCCTGGACAAGAAGATCAAGGGTTTCTCGATCGGCTACATCGCCATGGGGCGCATCGAACAAGCAGCTGCCTGATCTGCTGGACTGAGCCAGTCTGACGCATCTGTGCCAGATTGTGCCAGATGGGGGTTGCCAAGTGTAGGGTGATGGGGCATTCTGCGGATCAAAGCCTATGCCCCGTGTATCCTTCATAATGGGTCTCAAAGAAAGACTCCGCCGCCTGTTCTGGATTCGTTCCTACGAAGTGGCGATGGTCCCGGATGCCGCCAATGCCGAAGAAGAAGGTGAATTCTTCGTTGAGGCAATCAAGCGCGCCGGGACTGGGGGGGACCAGGACATGCCCCATCCCGACCTGATGATCCGCTTGGGCCAGGCCCTGCTCGCTGCGGGACGTGGAGTCAAGGGATTCCAAGCCGGACAGGTAGGGGATGGGATCGAGGGCCTGGACGGAATGAGCAAGGTTGTAGAACAAGCTCTGGTCCAGGCCGGAGAGATCCTCGACGAAATGTTGGGGGCTAAAGAGGACGGCCAGGCGCAGGTCCTGCAGGTCAAAGACCTGATCGAGGGCCTCAAGACGCAGGCCATGATGGTCCAGGGACAGGCCCCGGCCACAAGTAAAGCCATGATCGAAGGCTGCGATACCTTGTATGATACCCTGGGGCTCGACGATACTGACGAGACACCTGGAAAGAAAGATAAAGGAGACGAGCCCATGAAGAAGGGAACCATCAAGATCGTGGCCAAGGGTGAAAAGGCCCTGGCTGGCAAGCTGAGCTTCGACGGCACCGAGCTGGAGGTCCAGATCGCTGAGGGTGCCAAGGAGTTCATCCTGCAGGACATCGAGCCGGGCGACCACAAGGTGGAGCTGGTGGACGGTGAGACCAAGATGGCCGCCGACGTGAAGGTCGAAGAGGGTGTCGAGGCGATCGTTGAGGTCGGCGAAGAGCCCGGGACCAAGACCGACAGCGACAAGCTGGACGAGCTGCTGGGTCTGGCCAAGACCCAGGGCGAGCGCCTGGATGTCCTCGAGGCCGACGTCAAGAAGATCAAGGAGCCCAAGGCTGAGGAAGGGGCTGGCGCCGGGGGTGTGGAGACCATCAAGGTTGACGACGTCAAGAAGATGATTCAGGAGACGGTGGGAGAGATCATGGAGACTGCCGGCAAGAAGTCCGCCGCGGTTCAGATGGTGTCTGTGCCGGCCACCATCCCGGTCATCGAGGACAAGAAGGGCGCTGAGGGCGGCGAGGGTGATGACGCCACCAAGGAGATCGAGGGGAAGAAGAACTCCTCGGCCCACGACCACAACCTCAGCAACAGCCCCCGCCTGAAAGCGATCCGCGAACAGGGCGGCGTCCTGTAACGAAGAGCCCCCTCCGGTTTTACTACTGCCCGGGGGGTTGAACGGAATCATCAGTCGGCCGGTCTGACGGCCAAAAGGAGAGAACCAATATGGCTGTCATCGAAGGCACTGACCAGCGGCCGGTCTACGCCAAGAAGGCCGACGTGGAGATTGCTCAGTTCGCCGCGGGTGGCGAGCTGGTGCGTGAGCAGGTGCGCGACTACTTCCTGGTGGCCATCGCCGGCCAGGCAATGATGGAGAAGGTGCGTAACGTCATCATGCCTCGGGACCAGGTCGAATACCCGATCATGAAGCCGTTCGGCGAGGATGTGTGGCATCCCGTCGCCGAGTACCAGTCCCTGGCTGAGGGTCAGCGCGTGCGCCCGACCTTCGACCAGACCATCTTCACCGCCAAGGAGATCATGTGCGAGGTGCGTTACCCCAAGCACGCGCTCCAGGTGCAGGTGGAAGAGGGCCGGTTCAAGGACACCCTGCTGACCTACCTGGGTCTGCACACCAAGGGCGGCTGGGAGAACCTGATCATCCAGGGCGACACCGCCGCGGGCGCCACTCCGTTCCTCCGTATGTTCAACGGGATGATCGCTGGCGTGACGAGCTACTCGTTCGATGCGCTGGGTGCCACGCTGGGCAGTTCCCTGCTCCGTACGGCCCGCTTCACGCGGCCCGTCCAGTACCGCGTGGAGGACAAACAGAATCTCGGCGTGTTCTGCACCGAGGAGACTCAGGACGGCTACGACGAGGAGCTGCGCAACCGGAACACCGAGCAGTCTGACGCCCGCCTGATCAACGGCGAGTCGTACCCGGCCTTCAAGAACCGGCCGGTCATCGATGTCCCCCGCTGGCCCAGCGCCGGTGGCCAGTGTGACGCGCTGGACTGCAACCCGGGCCGCTTCGTGTTCGGGCTCCGTGAGGCCATCGGCGTGGAGACCGAGTGGGACCCCCGCCAGCGTTCCCTGTCGGTCATCATGAATGCCTGGATCAGCGAGGGCTGGATCTTCGAGGAGATGGAGGTCAAGATCGAGAACCTGGCCAGCACGTAAGCCGGGAACTCTGCGCCTGACTGAAACTAACGCTTGAACTGACCTCCTCCCAGAAGGGGGGAGGTCCTGGAGGACATCATGGCTATCACCCTCACTGCCCTGGTTGGCAACAACCAGAAGTTCGGTAAGGCGCCGAGCGGCGTCTGCACCCGGTTCACCCTGAAGCTCGACAACTCCTACGTGGCCGGCGGATATGCCGCCATCGTGGCCACCTTCATCAAGGGCGTGGCGAGCTACGAGGGGATCACCGTCACCCACATCGAGGACCTGCTCGTCAATTTCGGCGGCGCCTGGTACATCCTGCACTGGGATCGTGCCAACGACAAGCTGCAGCTCATCGTGGCGGCCACCGGTGTCGAGGTTGCGGGCGGCGCGGCCATCGGCAGTCCGACTGTGGAGCTCGCGGTCCACCACTACTAAGACCTCAGGGCCCTGTGCCCTGGATTTTCCAGTAGCCTCCCTCTTGCCATAGCAAGTTTCAGGGGTTATCCTCTCCAGGCATACAAACTGCTTGAGGATGCCCATGGCCACCAAAAAGAAGAAAGGCGCTCCGCCCCCTCCCCCGCCACCTCCGAGTCCAGCTCCGTCCCCGGACCTTTTGTCCGCGGTCGAACCTCCCCCCATCGTGCAAGAGGAAGCAGAAGTTGTCCCTCCCCCGGAGGTCGCTGCCAAATCTGTTGATGATCTGGTGATCACGGATGAGGACGAGGATGCTGGGAAAGCCCCCGAGGGAAAGGGCGAGGTTGCCACCCCGGAGGTTGCCACCCGGGTCATCTCGGAGCCAAGTCCCCAGCATGAGGCGGAGCTGGCCCCTACCCCGGCACCTGTGGACCCGATGCTCCAGAGGATGATGGAGATGATGGAGCAGCAGATGGCCGACAATGCGGACCTGCGCGCAGAATTGCAGGGCCTCAAAAATCAGGTTGCCACGGTCCCGGGGGCCTCGGCGCCGGCCGAGATCCGCAACATCGACCTGCGGCCGAAGACCTATGATGAGGTTGACCGGGAGCCCGAGCCGCCCGGTGGATACTTCGCCCGGGTCAAGTGCTACGACGAGTCGATCGGGCACAAGCTGAAGGGGACGAGCATCCTGCTGCCCAATGGGAAGTGGGCGCGACTTCAGGGAGGTACGGGACTGCCCGGGGACATCCCGGACTGGGCGGGCCCCATGGGCAAGAACGAGGCCTTGGCCTTCGCCAGAGCACGACAGAACGGGAGGAATCCGATGTCCCCGATGGCCTGCGACGTGGTGACCTTGGAGCAGAAGCGGGAGATCGATGCCAGGGAGAGCACCCAGCGTCAGTCCATGAGCGGGATGGGGGGCATGTACCAGGGTGATACCCAGGGTCTCGGTGTTGGGGGCAGCGCGGTTCACCCTCAGACCCAGGTGCTGGTGCGTGGCGGTGACAAGGGGACGGTGTCAGCCACAGCCGCGGCTGACCTTGGTATGGCATCATTGGCCCGGGGTGGGGCCATGGCACCGGCCAGCGCCCAGAACCGGTTTGGTCTTGACGGTCCCGCCCAGCAGCTGGCTGGGAACGTCGTGGACCAGGTTCCCGCGGGTGGGGGAAACAAGCCTATTGAGCTGGAGCGGGTCGGTACCCCCTCGGCGTCCAGGCAGCGTCAGTCCGAGACCATGATTGCGGCCATCCACAATGATCTCGGTGGAGAGCTCCCCGGTGGCGCGGCCAACATGCAACCAGGCCACCGCCGTCCGTAGGTAGTTGACCCTCCTGTTCTGTCCTCTTATACTCTAATTTCGGTAGGACTTGTTTGGCATCAGGTCTTGTCCCCCTTTCGGGCCCCCGGCGTCCAGTGGCGCTGGGGGTTTTCTTTTGGGTGGGGGCAGGCAATAATAGAGTCATGCGCGGACTGACCCAGGGTGAGCAGAGTTCGGCCAGCTGGCCGGTGTTGCAGTTCTTCTGCCGGCAGGGGGGCAAGCTGGCCGATCCGGTGTTGGCCTCCTTCACGATCGAGGATATCCGATCCGATGGGGTAGCACCTGCCACGTTGGTTGGGCCCACTATCTTGGGAGCTGGAGACAAGCTGGGGACCGGACGGTACGCCTTGGCAACAGGGGCAACTGCTGTTTGGTCTCTGGGGACCCATCGGGTCGTGGTGACCTACAAGTTGGCCGCGGCTGGGCCTGACATCAAGCAGGTCATCGAGTTTGAGATTCTGGATGAAGTGGACTGGGCGCATGGAGGCGGTGAGTACATAGGATACCTGTCGACTCGTCAGGCCTATCGGGATGACCACGCCGCGGCCGGCGACACCACGGCAATGCTCCACCGAGAGATTTGTCAGGCATCAAAGCAGATCGAGTTCTGGACGGCCCGGTGTTTCCACCCGGAGTACCGCTCCGTGTATGTGGGAGGAAACGGGACTGAATGGCTGCTGCCGAACGAGCCCATTATCTGCATCGAACAGATTGCCTGGACCCACCGGGATTCCGACGATGCCGAGGTCGAAGAGGTTGTGCAGGACTCGAGTTACGAGTGCAAAGCCATGACCCATCTGGACGGGGAGCGGGGCCGGGACGGACGCATCTTCGTTGGGATCGAATTGATGGACTCCTGGCGCAGTAGTAATGTAAGAGCGAGTGCCTCAACCGTCTGGTCCGACCCATCGAGAGCCTACAAGATCACGGGAGTGTTCGGTTACACCGATGGAATCTGGATGCCCGGGGAGCACCTGACGGGGATGGGGGAGACGCCGAGGGACCTGGCCCGGGTGGTTGGCGCCATGGTGTATCGGGCGCTCGAGGACGCCAACCTGCAGGCCCCCTTTGGCGGAGGGATCGGTGGCGTCTCGATGATCAAGACCCGGGACCAGACCATCAAGTGGGGCGCCTCGGCCGACGGTGTGGCTGGCTTCGGGGGGGTATTCACCGGAGACTCCGAGTTGGACCGGATCATTCACAGGTACGTAGCGCCAACCCGGATTACTGTTGCTGGTCGGGCAAGGGATTGGAGTGGAGGGACCTTCTGATGGGCCTGGAATACAACGTCTCTGCTCCGCTGATCAATCCTATATGGGTGAGAATTGAGCGGCTTGACCATGCAGCGACCCACGCCAAGGATCCGCCGGGATCGCAGGGCTCGGCCGGGTACAACTATACTCGGGAAGAGCCCGTTGTGAGCTATGCAGCCGGAGTGGCCGATGGCGAACCGGAGTATATGACCGCGGTGGATGTCTCCGCCCAGATGGAGTACGAATCCTTCGAGCGAATTCGGGCTGTATTCGGTGGGGATGCCCCTGTCACGAAGCAGGGCTTCGTATTACACCGCCGGCTGTTGCGGCGCCAAGGGCTCATCGACGTGGCGACCGGCCAGTGCCTGTTGAAGAATCGAGACAAGATCACGGGCATCTATCGGGGTAGGTCACGGCGGCCGGTCTCCATCGACTTCGCCCTGCCTCTGTACATCTACGAGGTGAGAGGGCCTGGTTCTCCTGGCCTCGGCCGAGACGGCTACGATCTGCATATCATCTATACGTCTGAAAAAGACGTAGCGATCGGAGCGTAATCTCATGGCCGGGCGACGAAGGAATTGGGGTGGGGCAGGGCAGGTTTCCCTGGGCCAGATGGCTCAGTACCTCAACTCTTTGGTGGACCGAGGGAACATGAACTTGGCGGCCGGGGTTGTTGTCCCCCCTCTAGTCCAACAGGGTGCCAAACAGGTTGAAGAGCGTTATGACCAGATGGGGAGCGACGTCGACCAAAGCTCGATGAGCTCGATGATAGCCATGGCGGGCAAGCTCGTCGGGGAAGCACGCCCGGCCAAGCCGCCCCATACGCCCGGCGAGACTTACCGTCGGCTGGCTGAACATGTCACTGTCAGGTTTGGGGGAACAGGTAAGGGACCAAGCAGGACGGTTTTCTCTGCAGCCATGGGTATTTTCCCAGGAGGGCATGCCCCTGATCCCAGTCCAAAGTGGCCGAGAGGGACCCCTCTTGAGGTTGTCGATGGGGGGCTGAATCGGCCCGCCTGGACGATGAGCTATCGGGAGACGAAGCGATCTGTGGCCTACTCGATCATGGTCCGAGAGATGCGTGCGGGGCCCGGCTCAAGCTCTCGCTATCAAGGAAGGCCCCGCGGGGGGCGATTGCCGGATGGGCCTGCCTCTGGTGGGAGGATTATTATCACCCAGATGGGGGGCAAGATGGTCTGGCGTGATGAAGCTTGGCCTGTAACCGTCGGCGGCATCTTCGCTCTGGAGCAGGAGGGGAAAGGTGTGATCGGGAATTTGTCACGGATCGCTGCCGCCCGCAGTGGTATCCGGGGGCGGGCAATCCGTGGAGCGAAGCCCACGGGCGTCCGCCTGATGAGGAGGTAGCATATGGCTGTCCCGACCATTACAGGTATCTCCCCCTCCACAGGACCTGCTGAGGGGGGCCTAATTGTCACGATCACTGGTACCGACTTCGCCATCCATGCAGTCCCGGATGTCCATCCGGCCGAGGATGTAGCCCCCGGTGTCACTGTCACCTTCGGGGGATGGGCAGTGGACTGGGTTCAGGTTCGCTCTGCGACCCAAATAGTCTGTAAGCTTGGCCCATACCATGGCCCTGTTCGAAGCGGGATCCCACCGGTAGTGCTCGATGTTTATCCCGCCGTGGATGTAGTAGTCCAAAATCTGGATGTGACCGGGACGCCGGTGGTCGGGGAGGTTGCAACAGCTGCATCAGGTTTTACTTACCGACGGCGGGACCTTGGCCCCTCGACTGAGCAAGACCGACCACGGGGGGTACGGGCGAAATTCACCGATGCAGTACTCGATGAGCTCCGCCGACGAGTCTGTAAGAATATCTCAATGGGGAGGAGCTCTGAATATGCCGAGGGCTCTGAGGCTACTGTAAAGCTGGCCGGCTTGCCTGGGGTTGGGTGTGTGTTCAAGTGGGTACCTGATCCTGATTATGTCCAACTCACTGCGGGGTACGAAGAAGTTGAGGATCCGTCCGACTCGACAGTGGTTCATTCTTTTAAGGGGCTGCGGGTCAAAAGGTTGGAGGCTACACTCCTGCTGGGGGCCAACTCCTCTACTGAAATGGATGAGCTGTGCGAGCTGCTCGAAGATATGATTGAGGATCAGGAGGCTTTGGTTGTCGATGCGAACCCGACCCTCTACCCCGGTCTGCAGGACGACTACAACTGGCACTTCGGGCCAGGTGGGGAACCCACCCCCAATCAGCGGGGAGCAGACCTGGATGCTTGTAGTGGTCGGGCGGTCATCTGGGTCCGAGGGATCTTGATGATGAGCGAGCACTCGGATGCCGATGACAAACGCATTCTGACCATTGAGCAGCAGTGGGCAAATATGGATGGGGAGACATACGATACAGAGCTTGTCTGAGAGGTGGCACAGGTGGCACAGTATGGCCCGTTTTGGCCCTTGCCCTGCCGATTTTGCTGAGGTAGCATGGACCTATTATGATTCGTGTAGCCAACACCCACAGGTTTGAAACCTTCGGCTTCTCGTTGCCCCATGACCCTGTTTGTATTGAGAACGGGGAGTGTCAGTGCATCAAAGCGGAGGTCGCACTGATTGGGGGTCATGTGGGAGAACGTCTGGAGCCCTTGTTCATCAACATCCCCGCAGGTGGAATCAGTAGGTCTGTCCCTGATGCTGTGGCCAGCCTCCCGGTTATCACACGTCGGGTATCTGAAGGTAATGCCAGGGTGGACCCGGTCGACGGATTCATCTCGGTGCAGCGTGCTGGGTAAGAGAGCCTTTGGTCTGGTAGGCAGACAACTGCTCGTTGACCAAGGGTCGGCGACTCGAGGAGTATAACACCATGCGTAACGGTCGCAGCCGCGTTGACAACAAGTGGCAGTCCAGCAATCTGCGGTCCATGCCCAACAGGGAGTTCGGGGTAACCCAGCTCCTTGGGGTGTTCGAATGGGGGCCTGAGGAAGTAACGGCGGTCACCTCCTTCGACGACTTCAAGCTCAAGTACGGCGGCTTCTCGGTGGACTACCATGCCGCCCTGCATGCCTACTTGTACTTCGCCATGGGCGGTACCAAGCTGTGGGTCAAGAGGGTGTTCCACTACCTCAACCACACATCGGACATCGACCCCCTCACAGCTGCCAAGGGGACCGTTACGTTGGTCTCTGGCGCTGCGGGCCCCTACGGCGTCCAGAATACCCTGCGGGCCGATGGCTTGTACTATGGAGACCTGGCCCTGACTGTGCAGCCTGTCGCTGCGCAGAGCGGCCTGGCGGGCTACTTCGACCTGCTGGTATTCCACCCCCGTGAGATTCAGCCCATCGAGTGGATTCGCAACGTGACCATGGATTCCACCTCGAACGACTACGTGGAGGACGTGGTCAACACCAGCGCCCGGCGCAGCAACTACGTCAAGGTCACCGATCTGTTGGCCAGTGGCACCGTAACGCAACGTATGCCCGCGGCCCTGGGATCTGCTGTGGCGTTGGTGGGTGGAGATGATGGATTGGCAGCCCTCGTGGATGCCGACTACGTCGGGGGCACCGCCGGCCGGACCGGTCTGTATGGCTTCCAGCTGGTCAACGAAGGCAACATGATGTTGGTGCCGGATGGTCTGTCCTCCACGGTCCAGAACGCCGCCATCTCGTACTGTGAGAACTACCAGTACAAGCAGGAAAAGGTCATCTACATCCCAGAGACGCAGGCTGGTCTAGGGTATCTGGCCGCGGTGGCGCAGTATTCGGCATTGACCGGGAGCCGGGCGAAGACCGGCATGGCTTGGCCGCGGGTGCGAATCACCAATCCCGACAAGACAGTCTTCGGCCTGAACAACGACAACATCGTGTGCGGCTACGGCGGCCTGCTCGCCGGTCTCATCTGCGGTCAGTCCAAGCGGTACCTGGCGCAGATGGCGGTCAACCCGTCGAACCAGGATTTCGGATGGCTCAATGACATGGTGGTCGGGCTCGAAGGGGCCGACGACAAGCATGAAGTCCTGGACCCCAACGTCCAGAACTATGTCACCGACTACGGGATCAACCCGATCCTGTTTGGCCGGCATGAGAGGACTGGTCGCTACGGTGCCTGGTTCAACGACTGTCAGTCCGGCGAGGATGTGACTACGGAGCTGGAGCTCGAGAGTATTGGCAACCAGATGCTCTGCTCGCACCTTCGCTACCGGCATACCGCTTTCCTGGAGCGCCACCGTACCCAGGGCAACTCCAAGCGGCGTCGGGGGATCATCCAAAAGGCTCTCATCGAGGACAACAAGTACTGGACCTCTCTGGGTGTCTTCGCATCTGACAGTGCCAACGAGGCGTTCTTCGTCAATGTGGACCCCGAGGGCGAGAACATCAACAACGCGGTGGTGCAGCGCCAGCAGAAGCTGGTGGTCAAGGAGGGCTTCGCTTTTGCCTCCCCCGCCCGCTTCGTGGACTTGTACTTCACCAGAGACAATCGCGCCGTCGAGAGCTACATGTCTCAGGCGGCCAAGGCTGCCGGCATCGCAGGATAACCCGGCTCTCAAGGAGCACCAATTATGGGTCAGCAGGCACGATCAAGAGAGCTGGCAGGACAGTACAACTTCCTTGTGGAGGACCTGTCGGGCGGCCTGAGCAACTCGAAGTATCGGGACGTGTCCGGCGGCGACGTCAACTTCGAGATCGCGCTGAACCGTGAGGGCGGTGCGGTCTACGCCCAGAAGATGGCAACCATCGCCAATGTGGACGACATCACATTGTCGGTGGGTCTCATCCCCAGCGGCGGGGAGATGTACGACTGGCTGTTGGAGAACTGCGATGTACTGGCCAGTATGCCGGAGGGGGCTGGAGTAGACGATCCATACAACCTGCGCACCCTGGCCATCGCTGGGTTGAGCAGGGGCCGGCGCGACCTGATCGCCTGGAACTGTCACAACTGCCAGGTCGCAGGTTATCCCATGTTCCAGTTCGACAACAACTCCGGTGACATCCTCATCGAGCAGCTCATCCTCGCTTACGAGTACCCCACCGTCGAGTTCCTCGGCTGATCCTCTCCTCCAGTTTCTCCGTTGACACACGTGGCACACCTGGTAGACTTTGTCCCAGGTTCGTCGTTCAGCCTTCCTTTAAGTTGCATCCCCTGCGGAGGTCGGAGCCGCAGTTCGATACCTGCTAACGTCACCCCCCGGTCACGTGGGTAGGGAGCCCTTTCGTCCTGCCTAACTCTGCGCCCTGTTGCTGGATCCAACCTCTGGAGCAGGGCTGCCGGCGGGCCTAATTACCTATCCCGAACAGGAGCTGTGGCTGATGGCTATCGAGATCGAGTGTATCCCCTCTGGACTGAAGTTGGCCTGCCGCGGGATCAAGACCGGGGACATCCACGACGCCCTCCATTCGATGGGGCAGGGGGGGACCATGACCAAGGACCCTCAGGGTCGCGATCGAGCCAAGACGGGCCACCTGGCGGCCGAGATGCTGGCCTTGAGCCTGGTCCCCCCTTACGTGGTGCATCCCGGTCCTTATTCCAGCTTGCAGGTGGGGGAGATGCCCGACCTGCGCGAGGTGATGGTCACCGACGTCCTGTCCGCCATCTACCAGCTTCGCGCTCGGGCCGGAACCCCTATCGAGACCCGCCCGAATTGCCAGCACTGTGGTCGGATCCCGAAGTCCCCACTGCAGATTTCTGCTGGAGAATGTGAGCACTTTGAGTGCAGTGAGGAAGGGAAGACAGCTATCACCGAAGAGGGGGGGCTGTTTGTCACTTATGGCCCCTGGAAGATTGAGATGTGCCCCCCAATCATCCGGCGCTCCTCTGCCTTGGACCGCATCCTGGATGGGGGGGAGTACCCCCCGACGTTGGGCTGCGACTCGATGTACATGGCCTCGATCAAGAGCGTGGCGCGAACTGATGGTGTGGGGATCTGGGGGCAGAAGGAGTTGTCCCCGGAGCAGAAGAAGATGGCCGGAGACCTGGCCGGCGAGAAGGTTGAGGACAAAGGGACTGGGGAGGAGCGTCCTCAGGTCGACATCCAGCGCAAGCTCACCATCCTGACCGACATTGTCAGGTGGTGGTACAGTCAGGAAGACTGGGGCCTGCTCGACGCTGTCCGCGACAAGGGACAGGAAACCTGGGGCGACGTGGATACCTTCTACAACTGGACCTGCAGCGTGGACCCAACGGTTTGCCACCAGGAGCAGGAAGGTGGGATCCCTTTGGGCCCGGGGTTTTTTGGGATTTCGGTCGAGCGCGCGCGCAAGCGCCGGAAGAAAGGTTCCGGGAAGAAGCCCGGGATGCTGGCTGGCCCGCAGAGCTAGATTACGTCCTGGAGCAGCCCATGGCTCCGCTGTGGGTGTGCACATTCTTTGATTTCCCTGTCAGTCGATTCGCCTACCTGTCGCTAGTCCAGACGCTGTTGATGCGTAGTGGGCAGGGCCTGTCCCTGGGATTTTCCTCCCTGCAAGAGATCAATGAGATGGACCTGACTCTCGCCTGCGAGCTTCGCCAGTTGCTAACCTCCAGCATTGAGAAGATAATGGAGGAGCAGGACCGTCCCGGATCGGGAGGCCCCGGCTCCAAGATCTCGATGCGTGATACCCTGCGTGGTTCCCAACGGAGGTAGGCCGTGGCCGGCACTGTAGCGAATCTGTACTCCCGCCTGAATCTTGATGTGGTTGCCCCAACCTCGGGGGAGATCACCCGCGTCAAAAACATGGCCAAGGCCATCACCCAGCTCGACACCGCCTACAACAAGTTCGGCAGGACCATGTCAGCCCAGACCGTGGTCGGAGGCATCAAGCAGATGAACGCCTTCACCCGGACCTCGGCGGCGGGCTTTGCCCTGGCCACGGCCGAGATCGAGAGGATGCGCCTGGAGATGGCTCAGGCCCGACGGGAAGCCGTCCAGACAGGTCATGCCATGGCTGGAGCCGGCCAGCGGGTCGTCCAGCGGACTGCAGGTGCTTCAGCTCCTCGTGCGGGGGGCGGGGCCGGAATGGGTGGGAGCGGGGGCGGAGGACGGCGTCTGGGGGCGACCAGGGCACGCGCAGCTGGCGCCAGGGGGATGCAGGGGGGTGGACGGCGTCTGGGGGCGACCAGGGCACGCGCAGCTGGCGCCAGGGGGGTGCAGGGGGGTGGAGGGGGGTTCCGGAACATCGCCGGAGCCTTTGTGGGGATGCTCGTCGGTGGCGCTCTGTTCCGGGGCATGGGTGTATTCGTCAACAAGAGCAAGGAAATGGAGCTGGCCCTGACCCAGATCCGTGCTCTGACCCGGGCCACCAGCATGGAGATGTCCGGATACGAAAAGCAGATCCTGAGGGTAGCCAGCCTGACTCCCTTCGATCCGAAGGAGATCGCTGAGGCAGCTCTGTCCCTGCGGCGCCTGACTGGCTCATCGTCGGCTGCTCTGGCCACCTTGAGGGAGACGGCCTCGCTGTCTGTGGCATCGTTCGGGAAGTTGTCGTTGCAGCAGTCCGCGGCCTTCATGGGGCGTATGGTTGCAACAGGTGGCAGCGCCAAGGTGGCCAAGGGGCGGGCCGCCCAGCTCTTTGGCCTTGGTCGTGCCCTCGGTGTCGGGATCGAAGACTTCGCCCCGGTGGCTGGTCAGCTGGGGGCCGCTGCCTTCCGCGGGCAGCAGGACTTCTTGACCACAAGCTCCGTCTTTGCCGTGGCTAGCCAGCTCCAGGGGTCGAACCGTCGGGCCGCCACCCAGACCTTCCGCCTGATGTCCGAGCTGGGCCGCGGCCGAGCTGAAGAGGGTCTAAGACGTATTGGGGTGTCCACCCGTGCCGGTGGGAAGATCCGAGGCATCGACCAGATTCTCGGTGACATCATGGACCGCATGATGGGAACCGGGAAGTTCGGGGGCAAGGGGAAGCTCGGGACCCAGGCCGTCATGGATGCTCTGTCGTCGAAGACCCCAGCTGGGGTGCCGATTGGGGAGCGGTCGATCCGGCCGCTGGTCATGGCCATCCAGAGGTTCACCCAGGGCGTGAAAATTCAAGGCAAGGGTGTGCTGTACGGACGGGAGGCTCTAGCAGCTCTGAGGGATGAAGCAAAGCAAGCCAAGAACATCATCGACATGATCGCCGAGCAGAGGCTCCAGACTCTGAGTGGGCAGATCGAACTGATGGCTGAAGAGATGGGTAAGGCGGCCCGTGTCGTCGGCGACATGTTCACGCCGGCCCTCAAGACAGTCGTGACCGGCTTGAAGGGAATCGCCGCGGGCTTCCAGTCCTTGGCCAACAACTCCGTGTTCGGTGCCCTGTTTGGAATGCTGACGAAGGTAGGTGTTGTTGGGGGTTCTTTGTTTGCCTCGGTAGCTCTGCTCAAGGGCGCCAAGGGGTTGCTGACGAACGTGTCTCAATACATCGGGGTGAGCAAAGCTGCGGGTTGGGCGGGGGGACTGCTTGCCGCGGCTCCTATGGTCAATCCTTACGTCGGGACATACGCGAGGCCTAAGAGTATGCGTTCAGGTCTCGGGGGGCAAATTGGGGGATTTGGGCCAGTAGGTCGTGGTATCGGCAGCGGTGCTGGCGCTGCCGTCTGGGGTGCAACGATGGGCCTCGGGAAATTCGCTGCTGGACTTGGTATTGCCTACGGCGCGATCCTGGCCTTCGAGGAGGTCTTGTCCCTGGCCACCAAGGGTTGGAAGGAGTACTGGGCGGACAAACGAGGGGGGGCTGCTGTTGAAGCTGCTCGTCGTGGAGGAGGAATGGCCTTCGAGGCGTTCGGCGTCAAGGGGGTGAAAGGGTTGGGACGTAAGGATGCAATGGCATTTGCTGATGCCTACCAGGCCAAGTTCGGCCAGAACTTTGGCACGGAGATGACGAAGTTTCAGAAGGAGTGGGCCGGCTGGCGTCTCAAGTTCCACAAGGAGATCATGGGGAGTGAAGTTGCCAAGACCACCATGCAGATTCAGAAGCAGATCAACTTGACTGCACGTCAGGTCACACTGCAAAAGGAACTCAACAACACCTTCCAGTACGGCTTTGAAAAGATGAACAAGGTGTTGCAGGAGACCAAGGCGCTGGCTGCCTATGAGCCCCCTGTCATCAAGTGGGGAACCTACCGTACAGCCACTCGGATGATGCAGAAGGCTGCTGTCGGAGGTCGGCTCGGGTCGACTGAGCAACGTATGGCCCAGACGGTTGTTGCTTCGTCTCCTGAGGCTGAGATGCTGATGGAGAAGGCGGCCACCGGGATGGCTACTCCGCGAGAGCATGCTCGGTTAATGAAGCTGCTGCAGGTCCGGCAGGCCGTCCTCACTCATATGGGGACTATGGGTGTCGGCGGGTTCACCAAAGGCTTCGCCGGCAAGCACGGTAAGGGGGTGTTGGGTCAGGTTGCTGGCATCGGGACCCCACAGAATTTGCAGTATTCCAATCTCCTCACCCTGGCTGCGGGGGGGAAATATCGAGGCGGCCATGGAAGTTTTGTTCCGGGGTACAACCAGAATGTGGCCGGTCTCCCCGGTGGTCCTCAGGAAAAGAGTGGGGACTTCGGTCTGTTCGGCTCTGTCCTTGGTATGCCCTTCGGCCGCGGAGGGGGGACTCGGATCGGGGGGGACCTTGGACCTGGCCCAAAAGCTGGACTACATTTTGGGGGGGTTGCTGCATTAGTCAAACAAGCATCGCCCCACCCTGGTCCTGGTCCGAAAGCAGGCATACATTACGGCGGGATTGCGGCAATGACTGCCCAGGCATCATCAGCCATTAATGCTCCCCAGAGTCGAAAGGCCGAGATTGAAAAAGGGGTTGAAGCAGATTACACAGCGATGGTTGAGGCGGGGGTCGGCTTTGTTGCGGGCCAGCAGGCCAAGAGAATGAATCAGGCACTTGAGGCTGCCTTGGCACATGAAAAGTTAGCCTCAGCCATGGCTGAGGGTATCCGCCGGGCGGGGGTGCTCCCTGTCCGTAATGAAGGTTCGGGGGATCCGTTGACCAACGATGGCCGACGCCCTGACGGGCCCGGAGGAACTCTCTGATGTCGGGTAAAGGGACAGAGCCTACTCGAGCAAGAGCGCGATTGAGGTTTGCCGACCTAATGGACCCGTCGGACTACATCACTGCCTTATACAATCCAACACAGTTGGATCAGAAGATCCAAGCGCGGACAGGCAGCCCCAAGCCGATTGGGGGGGCGGCGGTCCCCCAATATGAGGGGACGGATGGATTCGAAACCTTCTCCATTGTGCTCCAGCATTCTGAGCGCAGGATGCTCGACAAGATGCGGCACGGAGGGAAAAAGTCGAAGGACCGATGGACAGATCGGGACGAAGCTGAGCTCCCGATGGCCGAACGGTGGCTCATCTCGAAGCTGCATCCACGGGGGTACGGCCTGGCCCCGTCTCGGCTGATGCTTCTGTGGCCTAATACCTGCACCATGTTGATTTCTGTAGATGCTGTGCAGCGGTCCATCGTTCGATGGGACGAAGACCTGGTCCCGCGACAGGGTACGTTAATAGTAACTGTCACTGAGCATGTCGAGGGCCTCCGCACAGCGGGGTATGTGATGGCCCAGGGCATGTCAGGGATTGGCCTCGGGGGTATCTATAATGCACTCAACAGTCTCGGTGTCGACGGAGGAGTCGGGGCTGTGGGTCTTGGTATAGGGAGTGGGGGACAGGGAGGGACCAGTGGCCAATAGTGCATCCAGGAGTGATCTGGCGGCCTATGATGTTGGGGGCCTTGGTCGGCACGGCTATATTTATGAAGGAACAGATGGTCGTATGGTGTTGTCCGTCCCGGAGAGACTGCCCAACCTGGAGATGGTCGGCGAGGCGTTTCCCGAGGCGTATGAGTGCAAGGGGTGGGAGCTGCCGATGTCTTTGCCGGGAATGTTCTACCGGGGGATCCTCGGTAGGCCTATCGACGCCTGGGAGATCATTGCTCAGTTCCAGGAGGACCCGATTGAGGACCCGTTTGAACCGCTGGCCCGGGGGAGGATTATCATGATCCCACCCATCGAGTACTTCTCAATCGCCTATGGGTCATCTTTGTCCGAGCAACCCGAGTTGGGGTAAGACATGCCGGCCACTGATTTCCAGACCTGGAATCCTGTCTTCAATGTACAGGTGCTGCAGGGCAAGATTGGCCCCCGGGCCTTTCTGGAGAGAGTGCTGCGTGTCAAGTATGTGGACCGAATCAAAGAGTATGATCAGCTTGAGATGGATGTCCTGAACCACGACGGGCTCTTCTCTGACCATAGGTCATTGTCCGCCGGGATGATCATCGCTATCAAGTTGGGGTACATCGACGGCACATTTCCGTGGAAGGTATTTGTTTTAAACCGACAGCGAGGGGGAGTCGGAGTTCGTGCTCATGGCGAGGGGCGCCATACGGTTGGGCAGAATGAGAGTGTGGCTACTCTGTTCGGCCGGAACAGGAATGCCAAGGGCGGCAAGATGCCGCAAGGATGGAAGCTGAATCGTCGGAACCCACCTGGTGTCCAGATTGTTCGAACGGATAGCAAGGGTCAAATTCGAAAGTCCCGACGAGCCTTCGCCGCCACGAGCGACCTAATGGGGATGGAGATGCAACTTGGCGAGTCCGGGACAAAGGGCCCCCGGATCATCGTCGCCAAGTCCTCCTCTGCAGCTGTGCAAGAGATCGCCCGCCGGGCCGGCTTCAACCCTAGTGGTATCTTGGTCCAGACCACCTCGGACCATCTGGAGCGTATCGAAATTCCCGCTGGTCGGGCCGATGCGGACCACCTGCAGATCATGGCGGACCAGTTCGGCTTCCAGTTCAAGATCGACGACGAGGGAGTACTCCACTGGCATTCCCCAACCTGGGAAGGAGACCGGGAGAAGGGGGAACCTGTTGAAAGTTCAGTCTATGGGGCAGGGCAAGATTTACTCAAGCTCTCCATCGATTCGGACTTCCGGCTCCCTATGCCCAAGAAGGTTAAGCGCACCGGTGTGGACCCGAAGACCCGCAAGGTGATCGTGCGGGACGCTGAGATGGAACAGGTCACCCGGTCCATTAATATGGGGACTGGCTATGTTCAGGACCTTGGGCTTGTGCCTGGAGGGGGGGCCGGGACGTCACTGCCGGCTGCGCATCGGGATGCCATCATGAGGAACTATGTGTATCCGGCGTTGGCCAACTCCCCTATTCAGGTATCTGACCAGGCCAAGAGGGACTTCATCCATAAACTCTCCCAGGGCTTCATGCTCTCTGCAGAAGATGTTGGCAACCCCCGTTTGCAAGCAGGTAAGACTCGTCGAATTGGAGGGACTGGCTCCATTTTCTGTGATGGTGTCTGGCTCATCGGGGAGGCCCATCATACGCTCCAGCCGGGTCAACCAGGCGGGGGGGGTGGGATTGTCTACGGGACCAACACCCGCCTGAAACTTCCCCCCGAGGACAAAAGGAGAAAAGACATAGAGGTTGTCAAGACGGGGGGGCAAAAGTGGTGGCAGGTGACGCGTAACATCCAGATTGGAACTGGGTACGTTACGGGCCGCAAACGGATGAGAGCTGGGGGAGGAACCTGAGACGATGGGCGAACGCATCAGTGGCTTTATACCTGGAATTGTAACCGATCGGGCTGATCCTGATGGACTGCACAGGGTACGGGCTCGCCTTCCTGGATACTATGAAGAAGCCACTCCATTCTGGATCTGGCCGGGCAATGTGCCAGGGTCAAGCATCAGCGAGGACGGCAAAGTTCAGGGGTCGTGTTATCCACCCCCCAGGGTTGGGTCGATGATTGATGTGACCTTTGCCTGGGGGGAATGGGATCGTCCTGATGCCTACGCCAAGTACTTTCCCTCCCACTTCACTCTTGGCGAGGACGGGTCAGTGCAGGGGCCACCTTCCGTGTTCAACCCTGACGTAGATGTTGCGAAGCGGCGAGAGCGGGTGTGTATCTGGGAGGATGATAAGTTTGTATTCTCTGTTCAAGAGGAAGGTGTTGAGGGAGTGGATGGAGAACACACCATGACCATGGCATCAAAGAGTGGCCTGACCAAAGTCCAGATTGTGAGGGGTGGTGGTCAGACAGGGACCGGAGAGATCCTGAGGATTGAGGGTCGAGCTGGGATCAAGATCTTCGCCATGGGGTCCATCAACATCGATGCGAAGTTGGGGGTTGAAATTCAGGGACGCAAGGTCACCAAGGGTGGCCTGAACAATGGAACTATCTGATGGCTGATGATCCCTCCCTGGAAGCACTCGACGTAATCTGCCGGCCGCTTCCTGTCCCGGAGACCCTACCAGAGTTGGAGCTTCCGAACTTTGGTGCCCTGCGTAAGGCCTGGGGGTCTTTAGCTCAGGTGCCCGACACAGGGGACCTACTGTGTGAGTTCCAGGACATGATCGCCCCGGCCATGGCATCGATTCGTCGATGGATGGTTCTGCAGAAGCTCGCCCAGCAGATTTCCAAGTGCTTCCAAGTAATCCCCGATTCGATCATGACTCTGTCGCCAGATCCTATCTTCGACTGCATCGAGAACCTGACCAAGTATGTGCTTGAGATTGTCAAGTCTCTTCCCCCCCTGGCTTACGTTCAATACGGAATGACGATTGCTCGGTACTGCATCCTGTTCATTGACGAGATCTTTCTCCTGTTACAGGCCATGAATCAGATCATTGCAGACTACCAGTCGATCGCCTCGGATGCTCTACTCCTTATGGACAAGGAACTTCAGGGTCAGATTCCGTGTGCGGCAACCGACATGCTTGCACCTGTCGCAACAATCTCTGACCAGATGCTTTTTATTGGACCCGCCATGTCCGTCCTTCTAGAGCCCTTCCTTCTGCTACCTGGAGGCCAACTCCTCAAGCCCATGATCGATCAGTTCAAGGACATGGAAGACTTCATGAAGGACATCAAGGATCAGATTCAGCAGGGGGGTGCGCCAACTCCGTTCCCCCCGCCCCCATCCTTCATAAGTATCATCGCTGGTGGTCCAACCGGGGAATCCCCGCCCTTCCTCCCAATCCCCCCGTTAGGACCTATGGTGTCGGTCATCGGATTTAATCGGTATCTCTTGGTCGAGATCTACAACTTCCTAAAACCCCTGGCCTCTGGAGTAATTGTCAAGCCCATTTTCATTGATGGAGTCCCGCGGCCCATGCTTATCGATGTCCAGTCTGGTGCTGTGATCGGCCCTCCGTTCATGGACATCCTGGATAACCTCCCCACCTTCGAGTATTTCTAGGGGATAAATGAGGTAGAATAGGGAGATCATGAACGGAGCTGGCCAAAATCCATCACAGAATATTGCAAGGATGCCTCCAGGGTTGCGCGCCCAGGCATTGTCGTGGCCACTGACCTTCGTTGGGCCTCAGATGCTCACGACGCAGGGAGTGGGACGTGTACGGCAAGCCCTCGAGCATCTTGTCAGGACACCAATGGGGGCCTACTGGATTGACCTGGAGTATGGGACCATCTTTGATGCGGTCCGGACGCAGCACATGACCCAGTCCTCTTCTGATGGGGGAGTCTTGTCTGGGGGGCTGGTAGATAGCGCTGTGGCCCACTTCCAGCGCCAGGTGAGCATCTACTGTCCAGGTATTGTGCTACACTCAGTCCATATGTTCAGGCAGTCGGGTGCTCGACTGCGAGTGGATATTGTCTGGACGGTCAAGTCCCTCCGAGGTCAGGGAGCTCTCGGGGCACTGCCTGATGGCGGAGGGCTGGGTAGCTCCTTGTCAGTGGTGCTCTAAATGTACAGACCTCTCGTCCCGGAAGATGACCTGATTCTGGTCCAGCAGGATCGTGAGTCCATTCGTGCTCGCCAGGCTTGGATGGCAGCTCGGGCACATGACGGTTGGGTTGACCAGTCGTTGGCCAGTGCGGAAAACGTCCTGTTAGAAGGCCAGGCCCTTGTCGGGGGGGCGGCTTTCTCCCTGATCAATGAGCGTGCACGCCAGCTTACCTTCGCCCAGGTCACCGATCGGTTAATGTGCATCCGGAAGATCCGACCGAGTGGGTTGTCTATGTCCGGAGCAAAGGCTGCCATCGTTCCGGGCTACTTCTCGACGGCCGGCGCCGCTGCAGCCCCGAAGCGCATTTTTCTCCCCGGGGCAGGGGAGGTGCAGCCGATTCGTCTGCAGTCCGGACAGGGGATTTGGCAACTGGCTTCCACAGGGGTTTCCGAGATCACTGGTGGCTCCATCCAGTCCCCCTCTCTGACACTGGAGCAATCAGACTCACACGAAGCCATCGAACAGGCATCAGGATTTCCGGGGCAGATTATTGTCCTCGGGCACTGGCCTGTGATTCCAGCCTCCATTGTCGTGTCCGATCCAAACGGGCCCTTTGACCGGGTCCGCCCTGACACTGGTCTCCCTTGGATCAGTCCTTTGGAGATGGGGAATAGCGACCGGGGATACATCATCCTCATCGACAACTACGGCAAGGCGTACCTGCAATTCGGGGATGGTATTCATGGTGTAATGGGCGAAGGGGACATCGAGATTCTGTACAAGACTGGAGGTGGGAAAGACAACGCCGTGGTCGCCGGTGCCCGATGGACCATCTTGGATGCCGTGTACAACGAGGACGGTGATAAGGTCACTGTTCAGTTCACCAATTCGGCACCATCCTCCGGGGGTCTCGACCAGATGTCTGTTGAGGAGGCCCGGGTACGGATGCCTGCCCAGATTCGTGCTTGGGAGCGGACTGTTAACGAAGTTGACGCCGAGGCTATGGCGGAGACGGTCGGGGGGGTAGGTCAATCGGCCCTGATTACCTCAAACCATGTCGCAGGTGTCCCCGAGGATGTAGGACGTTTATACATCGTGGCCCTCGGATCACAATACTCTGATTCGCTGTATTACCCCCCTGCTGCTCCTACAGATTCCCAACGAGATGCCATCGGGGCCATCTTTGCACCTGGGGGGGCGGCGCCGGGTTTGATGGGGACCCGAATAGATGTCTTTGATGCTGTCTTCAAGACAGTCAACATCGTAGTTCAGGTCTATAAGGCTGCAGGGGTTTCCCAGACCGCGGCGAGGAGTGCCATCGTTCGTGCATTGCAGATGCACTTCGCCATTGCCGATAGCGAGCGTGCCCCCCTGTACACCGTAGACTTCGGATTCCGCTTGACAGATTCCGGTGGGACCATCACCTCCCAGATGGCCTGGTCTGGCATCTTCGAGGTGATCGCCGGGACATCTGCTGTAGCGAGCATTCCCCCCGACGACGAGAACCTGGTCTTGAATGGAACCCGCGGCTCGGTTGTTTTGGGTTATGAGGAGTTCCCAGTGCTCGGAACGGTCACCATCTGGGACATGGATGAGGGTGTGGAGATCTAATCGGGATGACCGCAGACGTCAAAAATCCCTCTTTCGAGATCGCCGGCCCAGGCTGGGGGCAAGCCCAAGATTGGATCGAAGAGCAGACCGGTGTGGCCGAGGATGTAGCTACTTTCGTGGATGGGGGGCGGCGAGTTCCGTTTGAGAGATATTGTGCTGGGTGGGGGTCAAACCAACTAGCTCAGGTAGCTTTTGGGGTTGGGGACCTGGTGGTTGCTATGTTTGAGAACAACAGCGAGCCCCAGGAGACCTACTGCACCTCCTGGGTCGAGCCACAGACACTGGTTGATCCCCTCAATCCCAGGTATAACCATGATGCCCAGTCCCAGTTTGGTGTATCCGATCTGGTTGAGGCTATGTTCAATGCCCTAACAGATGACTATGAGGGATACCAGGAAGGGTGGGAGGACAACGAGGACTCCAGCTACATGTTCCCTGGTGGAGTCCTGTGGTCCAAGTTCACCGAAGCATTGTCGCTGAGCATCCTGATGGGGGAGACGGTAGTTGTAGAAATCGATGGGGGCGCACCTGCTGTCTTGGTTTTCACCAGGGACTTGAATGGAGCTGTAGACATTGCTCTGGACCTGACTACCCTTCTCGGCGCCGCCGGGTTTGGGGTGGCGCCAGATGATGACCATCTCGGTCTGCAATCAGCTACAGATGAGACCGGAACGGTAAAAGTGACCGGAGGGACCGCCCGGCTCGGATTCCCCTTGGATGCGGATATTGGAGTATCCACGCCGGCCACCTTCACCTTCGGGATCCCCAGGGATTGGGAGCACTACAGTACCGATTGGGAAAACAACGAGGACGCCGAAGATGGTTTCCCACCCCTCGGCGCCGGGGTGCTATCGGCGGCAATGTTTGATGGGGCTGCAAAGAGCTACGAGAATTACGGGGGGGCGTGGACTGAGACCTTGCCATAAGGTAGGGGCTGGCCTGTAGAAGACGGGCCCTGGAGGTGTATCATCGCTCAAGCTGACTGGACTGACTGTGACGGAAGTTCCCTCGATACCGCGTCGATCCTGAGAGGTGTATCGAATGCGTTCACCCCGCCGGCCGGACCGGACACCTTTGTCTACGGCTTTCGGGCGATCAAGTCCGCAACTGGGGCTGGTGGGAAACGGGTGGCGCTGGCCAACTTCCAACCGTTCACTGGGTCCCGAAAGGCAGGAAGCCTATCGTGGCCGATGAAGCGGTTCTCCTCGGGAATCAAGTTCGCTCCGTTCTTTGCCCTGCTCAATGACACTGACCTGTCGGTGGCCCAGGGGTACATGGTAGCTCTGACCCAGGAGGCCAGTTACAAGATCGGTCTGTTTAAGGGGAGTCCCCTGAGTGGGTTTTCCTCTTCGGCATCCCACTGCCTTGCCAAGTCCTCGGCTGCCTTCGATGATGTCGGGGATGTGGCCGCGGCCTGGAAGCACTTGAAGCTCGATGTGCTAGTCAATCCCCACGGAGAAGCTGTCCTGAATGTGTGGGAAAACGATCTGGCGTCCAATGATGTGGACAGTCCGTCCTGGGCGGCCATCCCTGGCTTGTCTCAGTTCATCGACGACTCACTCGGGCATTTCTCCGGAGGGGTCCCGGTCCTTGATGGATTCTATGGGATCAAGGGGATGTACACCAATGGGCAGTCCGGTGACATGGTCTTGTTTGGCCGGGCCACCGTCCACCGTCAGACTAGCCCCTAAAACAGGCTGAAGGAGAGAGTACGTGGCAGGGCCGCTTTGGGCATACCCGGGAGTCAAGGAAGGGAGGATCACTCCGGTCTTTTCCCAGGCCGGAGGCTCGGGTGGTTACGGGTATTCCCCTTACGTGGGCTACTACTCCCCCTACCCAAATTACTACTACGGGTTCTCCAGCGACAAGGTTTTCTGCCTCGGTAGGGATTCAGTCCCGCACTCGCTTCGGAAGCTCCAAATCGGGGCCACGGCCAGTGTCCGGCAGTCAACTGTTGTCAGCGGAGCTGACAAGTTCTGGCTCTTCATGTTCCACATGCGGGTACCTGAAGGGCTGCCCGAGTTGGCACCAATCTGTTTGGGTGAGGAGGTCTCTTTTGTTGCTGGTGCCGGTGGGTCCCCCCCAGGGAGCCGGGGCCTCATCGATCCCGCTGATGGTCTGTCGGGGGTGATCCTGGATCCTGCCAGTGCCTCAGTATTCCCAGATGGATTAGATGGCCTGCAGCAGTGGTGCCAGATCTCTGGGGCAACCGACGGGGATAACAATGGCATCCACAGGCTGGTATGCGTCCCGGAAGGTCAAAGAAGTAAGGTTGCTGTCATCGAGAATCAGAAAACGTTGCTCAGTGCCCCCCTCCCAGATACTGGGGCCATGATGCAGACCCTCAACGACAACGGCCTGCTCGGGGCTGGAGTTGACATCTCCCTACTTGGCGCCCGATGGGTTGGCCGGGCATATGCTGATTGGGGTACCGGCTACCAGGAGCGTGTGGCCCTCATCGAGTATAAGGGTGGGAATATAGTACGGGGTGCAATGTCCTTGCACCTGTCTCAGTACGTCGGGCCCTTAACTGTCAAGTTTGAGGTGAAGCTGGAGCAGGTGTCCTGATGGCGACTCCTATCCTTATCAAGACTCCAGCCCTGTACATCGACGAGATCCGGGGGTACAGCCCTGTAGGATCTCTGCATCTGGTCAATTGCGTTCCTGGGGGCCAAGAAGTAGATGTCCCGATCTCAGCATTGGTGTCGCTCCAGCTCGTCGGGACGGTAGGGATAGCTCTCGAGCCGGACACTATCATCGAGATCGTCCGGGGAACATCGGGCACCAGTGAGGTGGTGGTGGACATGGGAGCTGGCGGTGTGCAAGCCGGCTGGGCCGGCTCTGCAACCCTTCGGCAGAGTATTGGTTCTGCAGTCCTCGATGAATTGGTAGTAGCTGTGACACCAACGCTACCTTTCAAATCCCTGGAGGAGATCACCATTCGGGTGAGGGGCCAGCTGGTTGGCGGAGCTGCTGTCCTCGACGAACACTACCAGTTTACCTGTGAGGATCAGACATCTCCCACCATCTCCAAGGTCTTGTGGATGACACCCGTCAAGGCAATGGTGGTCTTCGACGAAGTTGTCAGCCTTGATACTCTGTTTTCGGTATATGGAAAAGGCAACGTTGAGGTGGTCACCGGGCATGTACGGCTGCGAGGGGAGAGCGAGCAGGCCCTCTCCATTGATGCTGGGATGGTCCTTGGGGTACGGGGATCCATCGAGAGCCTTAATAATTGGGACGACCTGATCACCTCGACGGCAGGTTATGGGGTAGATTCCGGGGGGTACCTGGACATCACCCCGAACCGAGCATCCCTCCTTGTTGCCGACGATGGGATCGACAGGGACGAGTTGGGGCAAAAGACGTTCCAGCGGCAGATTCGTGCGGTGGTGAGTCATGTCGAAATTACGCACAGGATCGATGATGAAGGAGCTGGTGGGGGGGCAGGTTCCCCGGAGACCATTCAGGTAGCCTACGTCCCCCTGGTCAAAGACCTCCAGTTCGTTGTGGAGGAGGACCTACCAGAGGGGGTTGCCGCGGGCCAAGCCGTGTGGCTTGAAGTAGACGAACCTATGTCCCTCGGCCGGTTATACGCCATCAACTGGAATTGCTCCGATGCCAATGGGAACTGGGGAACAACCTCAATCAGTTTCGAGATGCCGAGTTTCCAGGTCAACCTGCAGGGGCTCGATTTCACCACCCCGGGTATCCAAAGCCCCAAGGACTTACGACAGGATATCGAGGAGGGAGAAGGGTCCCTCTACAAGATCTGCAGGATCCTGAACGATCCGATTCTCTTGGTCAGGTACTATGCCGAACGGATGAAGTACCTGGAAGACCCGTTTGGGTGCCCTGACGAGTTTCTCCCCTTCCTCCTGTACGATCTTGGAAATCCTTTTCGGTTCGCCCTGCGTACCTTGCGATTGGGTCGGTTGGCCGCTCTGTACTTTCCGGATCTGATGAGGAGGAGGCCCACGCCTGGGTCTATCGAAGACTTCATCTTCGGGGTATTTGGTATCCCCTGCAGGGTAGTCCCCTTCTGGACAGCACAGCACTGGCAACTGGATGACCCTGTGTACAGCCGCCTTGGGCACACAACCTCTCTGGCGCCCAGTTCTTCCTGGGAAAAAAACTGCTGGGTCCTGGAGCTACAACTGAACGTGGATGCGCAAACCGAGCTGGACATCATCGAGACCTGTGAGTGGTCTGATGGTTGGAACATGCACTTCATCGGCGTCATCGAGCCTGAAGATATCGCGGCCGGTGCCTTGCTCCCGGGTGGGGGATACTGGACACTAAACACATCAGCCCTTGGCTCCGGAACGATCTTGAGTCCGTAGGCCCAAAGAGAGGAAGCAGCCATGCAGCAAAAATACAACGACTACGCAGGTCAGATTGTCACTCAGGGTCACATGGACGACAGGACCGATGCAGTCGAAGATGCCGAACGAGATCTAGCCTTCGAGGCTGGGCTCTTGCAGGCCAAGGCATCGGCCACACCTGGTGCCGAAATTTTTGGGGGCATCCGCAACGGACTGGTCGTCACCAAAAACTCCAGTACCAAGGTCGATGTGACTCCCGGCAACTGCCGAGACGATGCCAGGGTTCGTGTCGAGCTTCCCCTCGCGGCCACTGTCTTAATGACCAAAGCAGGCGCCACTGATGCGGCAGATTACACCGACGCTATCAGTGCCTCTGGTGTGGACATCCTGACCGCCTGCCCGGTTGGCAGGTACATCGTGGCCTCCCTGTTCCTGGTCAAGGACGAGGTCCTGTCAGACCTGCAGCAGGATGAGACCCTCGTCTGGGTCTACCATTCAATCCAGGAGAGCTTCCACTTCTCCATCGAGCTGGGGACTTCCTTCAATCCGGCAGCCGTCCCTGTGGTCCCGAACAGGGCTTCCCTCTCCGATGGTAAGGTGCTCCTGTCTGACGTCCTGATCTTGAACGTGGCGGGCAACTTGGTCATCCAGGCATGCTGTGCTTCCTCTGCCGACTGGGACGCCCTCGCCGGCAACTTCATGGACTGGTCCGGCCGGCGAAGCGACTGGTTCGCAGCCGAGATCGACGACACCAACCTGGACTATCAGATTGAGCAGATTCGTGGAGGTTCAGCCCGTGAGGTCCTCTATGACGTACTGCAGCTGCTGCAGCGGAATACAGCTGCCCTGAACTCCGGCGCCAGCACCATCGGCGCGCCGGGCAGAACCGTGTCCTTGTCAGAGCTGCCGGCTGTAGCCACGGTTCTGACCCAAGGCACTATTGAAACCCAGTTGGCAGTACTACTCTCCTACGCTGCGAACACCCTGGTCAGGGGGGGGAACAACACCCTCAAACCCTACGGGAGCGTGGATGGGATCACTGCAGTCCCAACAATGCTCAATGCTACTAAGGCCATGTATGTAATCCAGGCCCTGCAAGATGCTGGCGCCGCGGATGTCTTCCGGCTCGGGAAGCTTCGGGGGCACATCAGCCTCCCAGATGTCTTCTATGAGAACTGGCTCAGCACCCCAGCCGCTGCGTCCGGACTACGCTCCGTACCCGACTTCACCCACAAGACGTGGCAGACAATTCTCGGGGGGACCGGGGCAGTGTACCTCCGCAACAGCAACGACGGCGCCCCGAACCATCGAGGAATTCTGGAGCTCCAGAATACAGCTGGAGGGGATTCCGCCCAGGTGTATTCCCATATAGACAAGGGAGGGGTGAGGGTACATGGGGGCTGGACCTTAGGAAGTTCCCCATGGGGGGTCTTCGTCGTCCGGGTCAGAGTCAGCTCCGTGGCGGCCGGCTTTGAGTTTCAGGTCGGAATGATGACCCAGGGTGGGATTTCCTTTGTCCGCTTTAGGGTGGACCGCACCTTATATGGCAATAGCAATTGGCACCTGGATGTGACCGACGGGGCAGCAAACAACATCGCAACGGATACAGGGGAGGCTTGTGCGGCGGACACCTGGTACACCCTCCGTTTGGCCATGCTTTCTACTACCCAGATTGCCTACCAAATTAACAACGGATCGGAGGGAGTACATACAGCAGCCAATGCCATGGCCACCAATCCTTATGTACTCGAAAGCTACACCACCTCCAACGTCGGTGGCACTTATGGACTCATCCAAGAGATCATGGCCCACAACGGCCTACTTCAGGCCGACAAGTATTAACCCCCGAGGAGGAACACCATGCCACTTTTGAATGGGCGAGTCGAGGTACGGATTAGGAGGCTGACCCGAATTAAGGGGGGCCCAAAGACTGCGAAGAATCAGGATCGTTATCAGGTGGAGATCGATAACCAGCCAGCACTGGGTTTCAACATCGGGGCGGACCTGCCCTCGGAGCTGCTTCGCAAGGCCAAGGCAGAGGCAAAGGAGAGGTTCAAGGGAGCCTTTTCTATCTACGCACTGAACCTGACGGCCAGGGACAAGGCTCTGCTCACCTTAGCCCCCATCGAGCCTCGGGCAGTATAGCCACCCAACCCTTATGGCCTACACCTACCCTACTCTCAAAGGGATCATCCAGCTTGCAGCTGACCTGCTTGCTGATCTTGGCACCAAGGTCGCACTAGGGAGCACTACTGGTGACCCCGTCCTTATGCCCGCCGCAGCCAAGAAAGGGCGGAGGAGCTGGGCGAGGGGGACCTTATGGTTGTCGGGAACGTCTCCGCCGGATGTAGTGCTTCAGGAGATCGGTGCCCACCTCGATAAATTCTGGGCCCCCTGGGCAGAGATATCAACCAGCGGAGCTGGTGTCGCCCCGGCCATCACAACACAAGAAGGGATCGCCTCTGCTACCAAGAGTGAGATTCTAGATATGCTCTACATCAACTTCTCACCAGAGTTCCTGTCGGCCAACTACGTAGCCCATGCGAGCCTGGGGGTAGTCCCCTCTTGCGCGGCCTACTACAGGTTTTCCAAGTCCCAGCTAGGCGTCCGCTTCTCCGACCCCGGCACCGGCGCCATCATCAACATCAATAACCAAACCGTTCTGGTCTCCGCTACGGGAAGAGTCTAGCTTCGTCCCGACAACCATAGCGATAGGGGCAGCCTCCTTGGGCTTGTAGCCCTTAATGTGCCACCCCAGGTCGAACTGTGCTTGCCCTTTGCCAGGGTCTACTCCGAGAACCTGGATGGGAGCCATCAGGACTCGACGGAAATCAAGGACCACCACAACCTCATGCGGCATACCCCGCACACCAATCCGTGCATTGAACGGGAGGCTGTCGCTCAGCCCTTGGCTCAACAGCTGTGGCAGTAGAGGGGGACTGGTATACAGGGCAAGGTCTGGAGATAGCTGGGCGTAGAGGGCCAGTCGCCTCCATAGGACGTTCGCCCAGCTGGTGCCGGAACGAAGACCGAGAGGGACCTCGTGGCGACAGACAGCAGCATCGCACCCGTCGATCAGCAAGTCAAGCTGCGCACGCCTCAGAGACTCATCGAGAGAATCTTCGAGGGGGAGAGTAACTTGCCTGCGGCAAAGGACATCCGAGGGCTTATGGATCTCCTTGCATTCGAAGGGGAGTAGGTCCTGGGCCTGTGCGACCTCTCGCTTGATCAACTCCCGCTCTTCGGGGAATTCCTTCAAGGCATTAGGCAACTGACCTGGTTTCTTGGGCTTGGGCATGTGATATCCTCAGCGAATTATGCAGCTAACGAAAGGGAAAAAGAGGATTCTGCTCGAGGCCTTGGATGCACCTGAGACCGGACTGAGCATCGATACCCCCGGGACCGCGGTGTCCTGCAAGTCGATGCAGGCCGCTGGATGGGGAACCTACAAACCAGTGTATCTGAAGGGATCAACGCGGTCAGCGGGGGGTGTCTTCGTTCTGTCTCCCGAGGGCCGGCGTGTAGCTCTGGGCCTACGGACCAAGGCTCGGGGCAGGTAGGGAGCATCAGGGGCCGTCGACAGCCTGTGCCAGCTCTCCGAGGCGCCCCCAGAGCCAGCGGGCGTACCGGCCCACCAAAGAGGTCAGGGGCTCTTCTAGAGGCTCCTGATGGTCCACCAAGAGCTCCTCCGGGTACCGCAAGGTCTTACAGATTTGGGGGCCGTTCCGATTCCCTATCAAGGACATCAGAACTTTCTGAGGATCCACCCCGGCCGAGAGGGCCAAATTAGCCATCGCTAACACAGTTTGACATCCATGCAGAGGGCTGTGGTTCCCGATGTGGCCGCGGGCGTTGAGCATCTCGCTGCGACACATCAGAGTCTTCGGTCGCCCCCCTCCTGGATCCGGCTCGATGATCACGTAGATGCGCCAGATGCGTTGGTCCTCATCCGTTATTGTGAAGGAGCCAAAGGGTGACTGAGTCGTCTGGGGTGGCTGAGGCATAGGGGGTAATTGTGGCCTTGGAGGCGTAGGTTAGTCCAGCCTACTTACCTCTTCGAAGGCCTGTTAGTCGTATCACCAGGCGATCATAGTATTTTTGGAAGCGCAAAGGGACTTGTTCGCGAATGGCGCCAGGGATGTTGTCGACTGTCACCTCCAGGTGTGTGTTTTTGGTCCGGCCGGGATGACCTGTGGTAGACGTCTCCATCTCTAAATGGAATTTGCCGTGAACGAGGATCTCCAGTCGCTGCATTGGGGTTAGGGAGATATCCAGGTCGGTGAAGATGCAGTCTTTGTATGTGGGCATGGTTATTCCGCCTCCTGTGCCTTCAAGACTCTTTTTCCTTTGGCAGTGATGTACCAAAGCAGGGCACCTCGGGTCTCCCCCTTTTTTACTGTCTTTCGGGACCTAACTAAACCCTTGCCTCGGAGGCGGCGGAGGCGGCCAGCGACAGTGTTGTGTTGGGTTGGCCACAAGGCGGAAGAGATACAGTCCGTGGTGAGGCCGGAACGATAAGACCCGAATGCCTTGAGTGTTCTAATCTGGGGGGCTTTGAGGATCATTTACAGTCCTTGATATTGGATGCGATCGAGGGTTCCATGGTGAGGTAGATGGGGCCGAAGTCAGACTGCATCTCGACCTTGCCGAGGTGTTTCTTGTAGATGGCAGCAGCTTCCTCAGCGTGATTGTTGCGGACCAGAGAGGCCCCCTGGTCGTGCAGGTGCAGGAGCATGCCGAACTCGTGGGGGAACTTCTTCGTCCCCTCCTCCATGATACGCCAGAGCCGGGAGTTGAACTGGTCGCCGCATTCGGTCTGGGTGTCCCAGTTTGCCAGTTCGGTGGCAGGGAGGGGACGCAAGGGGCAGTAGCGACGACGGCGGAAGGGTTTAATCTCCATGTAGCCATCCCGCTCTACCTTCTTCAGGTTCTCCTCGTGGTAAACGTAGACCTCGGACAGGGCGCCGTGGAACAGGCGGGTGTGAACCTCCTTGACCATGTCGAGGGTGAGCATGCGCCGGGTCTCCATGTCCACCCACTTGGAGTTGCGGGCGGTGGACTGAATCTTGAAGGGCCCCCCGAGGTACATGCCATTGAAGAACACGTTCTTCTCAACCTTACGCAGGCGCCCGCGGTAGACGTTGTCCCAGCGTTCCCAGTTGTCTGGACCGAACACCTGCACGGCGCAGTAGGTGTGGGGGTCCACCTTGTCAGCAAAGTAGGAGCCCGGCTCGATTTTCCCCTGAAGTACCTCGATGAGGCGGCGGCAACCAGACCGGGCGGCCAGGCGTCGGAGCTCCTGTTGGTCCACGTCCCCACCCACCATGCACCAGCCCTCAGGGGCCTCGAAGATGTCGCGGTCGATGGCCCTCATGTTCTGCAAGTTCGGCGACGAGGTGAACCTGATTCCCTTCTGGTCGTAGGACTTCCACTTGGTGTGCATGTAGCCGCCGGTGATCGCCGCGGCGTAGCTCCCGCACTTCTTGTTCTTGATGATGTCCAGGAGCCCTTCCTCGAGGTCAGTCTCCGTGAACTCCACCTCGTCCATCACGTTGCCCTGCTTGTCCAGGATGGAGAAGACATCACAGTCGATCAGACTCCCGCCGGCCTCTTTGATCTTGGCACGTTCCTCGTCGGGGGTGTCTTGGTAGATGGTGGCATAGGCAGTGGACTCTTCAATGAGGGTGACGAGCAAGGACACGAAGGGGTGCTCGATGTGGTCGATGATGGCCTTATAGGAGGTGGAGGGTTCACCCAGTTCCTTGGTTGTCTCCGTCGGGACCAGTCCCAGGTTGTAAGGGGCCTGGGCGTACTTGGCGCCAAAGAGAGCCTCGGCCTTGTGGGCCGTGGACCTGTGGTTGAAGTCCGGCCAGCTGAGCCAGTCGCGAATTCTCTTACGGATGGCCATCATCTGCTTGAGACGGTCGACTGCTCTGGCCCGACGCTTCGCCATGTTGACCGGGATGCCCCAGTTCTGCATGTTGGCTGCCAGCTCAGCGTATCGGGATTGCCACTGAATCAACTCCTGGGACATGCCGAGCTGCTGGATATGGGCACTGATCTCTGGTACCAGCTGGATGGTATAAAGAGCATCCTTGGCGTTGTAGATGAGGAGCTTCCAGGGATTCTTTATCTTGACGCCGTAGCCCTCGTTGGTCTTGTACTCCATCTTCCAGGCGCCCACCTGCAAGTAGGAGTGCCCGACGTAGCCGAGGTCGTGGTAGATGTCCGGCTGGACCAGATGGTGCAGGCCGATGGTGTCTCGGATCTCCCCTCGGACAGGCAGCCCCTTGCGTTCACAGACCGCGATGTCGTAGGGAGCGTTGTGGAAGACCTTGACGATCTCCGGGTCTGCCAGGATCTGCATGGTCAGCCCAACCAGGCACTGCTCCCAGGCCTCGGGCAGGAGCGACAGGTCCATTAGCGGGAAGGCGACCGCCACGTTGTTGGGGGCCGCCTCAGCTATGGAGATCGAGTGGAGCCGGCACTTGGCGTAATCAAGGGAGGTGGACTCCACATCGATGGCCAGGGCCGGCTTGGCGATGAGCCAGTACTCGAGCCACCGTTTGGCATGCTCGAAGTACTCCACCGCGTTGACAGGCCCCCGCGGCAGCACACAGATTAGGGTCTCCTCGTGGGTGATTCCCCCCCGAGAAATCTGGTGGGCCTTCTCGAAGTCCTGGGCAACCACCCCGGTGATCGGCTTGATCCCCTTGGTGTCCAGGCCCCGCTTGCCCCTTCCCTTCTTCGCTTGGTGGAAGATGGAGGCAAGGTGGTTCGTTGGAATCACATGGGCCACTATGGTTCTTTCCTCGGGACATTGGCTTTGTTGGGGGTGGAGGCGAACCGGGTGCCCTTCTGGTTATACGGTTTCCAGGCGGGGCACTCAGGGGCTAACGCTTCGAGTTCATCAGCCCTATAGGCTGCTATGAGCAGACCTTTAGCTAACTGACGGGCATCCTCTGCATCGATGACTTCCATCGATCCAGCATTGTAGTGGGAGGGATGGTCGACGGTTTCTTTACTCATGGTCTCCATGGTCTCCCGTTCTCGTCGGTGAGGGTGGCACCCTCAAAGGTAGACATTTCCCAACCTGAGAAGTCCTTCCCCTCGGTCTGCCCGAGTCGCTCAAGCCCTTTCCATACGTACAGGTGGTAGGCAAGACATTGCTCCTCGCTGACCACGATCTTGTCGGGCTTGCCCTGGCGCTCCCAGGCCTCCCTGATATCCCACTCAGGCAGTCGGTCGATGAACGTCAAAGCCTTGGAGTAGGAGGTGAACTTTCGCTGCTCATGACCCTCGGCGAGGATAGCCCCATGGGGTGTCCTCTGGTACAGACGCCAGCGACGATCCCTATCCTGCTGAGTGAAGATGTATCCCACGTCAGGCATTGTTTTGCTCAATCCGAGTTGAGGTTTGGAGGAGCCTGTCGTACCAACCATCCCGTTGCATATTGACGACAGGGATGTTGTGGGCACTGGCAATCCTTATAGCCTGCCCGGTGCCCCCTGTTCTGCGGGATGTCTGGTGTCCCCGCTCTGCCCCGTCCGGAGTCCAGCAGACGACCAGGTGGGTTGGACTCTTGAGGTTCAACCCGAGGATCTGATAGCCGTTACGGGCATGGAGCTTCTGAGCTTGCAGAGGACAGGCCCCCCAAGCTGGGTGATGGTGAGCAGCGAGTCGTAGGGCATATGCACGCTGGTCCTGTGATGCCCCCTCAAAGGAGTTCGTTGTATAGATGATCTTGTGGTTATCAGCCCCATCAGCAAAGGCTGTGTCAGCCCCTTTGGCCCCTCCGGATCTAAGCCACCACCCCCGGCCCAGTAGGTATTGTGCCCACTGCCTCATCTGAGCCAGGAACTCTGGGGGGGTCCTCCTTGAACCTATACCTGTATACATAAGGTTTCCCATCCGGCTATTCCTCAGATTTTTTAAGTAGGTGGATCATCATGTCCATGGCTTCCGATGGGGTAGATCATCGGTGGCACTCCTTCCAGAGTTCTTGGAGGTCGATGGGATTGACGCTGCCGCGGTAGTCCCTGATGGATCCTTTGATGCCGGTCAAGGCTTTCATGGAGTGCTTGCCTACAGCAACGATGACGGTGTCCGGGTGGTCCTCACTGACGGCGAGGAGTTCTCCGATGAGGCGCTTACGGCAGTGGTCCATTGCGAGCTTGTGCACCAGGTCGGAGGACAGGGTAGGGCCGCCGCCGGGTGGCTTGATGGGGCGCTTTCTGCACAACGTTGTGTTGGTTACCCAACAGTCCATCCGGGAGAAACCAGGGTCGCCGTTTTCGGTCAGGTACCACTGGGCTCTACCGGTTGGGCCGATGAAGAACTTCCGTTCTCTCTTGGGATTGTTCCCTTCCTCCTCAAATCCAGGCCCCTCTCCTACAAGGATAAGTCGGGAGGGGACTTTGCCGTCGGGATAGACCATGACGGACTTCCCATCATTGAGGGGGCATCCCTGGCAATCCGGCTGGGTTATGAGGCCGTGGTAGTACATTCCATCAGCTCCTGAATTCTATGTTCTTGTAGCCAACTTCATCAGGGTCAGATACTGCATACCAGAGTCCATCTCTCTGTATCGCCTCGACATGCCATTGCTCAGGGAAAGGTCCATAGTTGAACTCCAGGACCTGCTGGACAACAACTTTATTTCCGGATGTATCCTTATAGAATTCTGCAGCCCTGACCCGATATATTTCCCCGACGGAGGCGCTCCAACCCCAGCTTGGCCTGTCAATTCCTTCAGCTGTCTCTAGATTAGGTTGGGTCAGATCGATGGACATGATGCTCCTTATGTTGAAAGACCCCGGGGGGCATTGTGGACCCCCCGGGGAGAGGACCGCTTTACCGGCTAAACCGTCTGGCTGCTACGGCTTGGGCGGGGGCGGAGGGGGCGGGGGAGCTGCCGCGGCGGCGCCATCCGCAGG